GCCATAATGTTTCCTAACTAAAAACTTGCACTTCAATAACGTTCGCAATCGCAGCCGCCCCCTGCGCACCCTGTGCACCCTGCGGTCCTTGAGGACCTTGCGCACCTTGGCTGCCTGTCGCCCCTGTCGCTCCAGTCAATCCAGTCGGACCCGTAGCGCCCGTTGCGCCAACGCCTGTCGGGCCTGTCGGGCCTGTAGGACCTGTAGGACCATCTCCGCCTTGAACGCCAGTTGCACCAGTTGGGCCAATAGCGCCTGTTGCGCCAGCAGGGCCAGTAGCACCAGTATCACCTGTTATGCCAGTCGGACCAGTTGCGCCCGTATCCCCTTGAACGCCTGTAGCGCCAGTTGCTCCGATACTTCCCTGTACACCAGTTGCACCAGTAGCACCTACTGCACCTTCTGGACCTGTAGCTCCTTGTGGACCTGTTGCGCCAGCTGGACCAACGTCTCCCTGTGGTCCAGTCGGACCAGTAGCACCAGTGTCGCCCTGTAGGCCAGTTTCTCCAGTAGCTCCGACACTGCCTTGAACTCCCGTAGGTCCTGTAGCACCGACTGGACCAGTTGCACCAGTAAGGCCAGTAGCACCCTCCGGTCCTGTCGCACCAGTTACACCCGTGGCACCGGCTGGACCTTGAATTCCAACCGCGCCAGAAAGATTTACTTCCCATGTTGAATATGTTCCTGAACCGTCAGAATCAGTAATCTGGGCAACCATCACTCCAGTAGAAGGGTTATATGAATCAACTTCTGCATGTATGTGATTTGAAATGTCATACGAAATCAAAACAGTTTGATTCGTTGAGTAAGATAACCCTGTACCAACAGTAAGGGTTAAAGAACCACTGGCTGCGATAGTTAAAGATGTAGTTGATGTTGTTGCGTATTTATCGCCAGCAAGACCAGTTGCGCCAGTTGCGCCAGTAGGACCAGTCGGACCAGTCGCACCAGTGTCTCCTGTTACACCAGTGGGACCAGTATCTCCTGTAGCGCCAACGGGTCCAGTTGCGCCAGTAGCACCAGGAAGCCCACTCGCTCCAGTGGCACCAATATCGCCTTGATTCCCCTGTGGTCCTGTTGCACCAGTAGGGCCTGTCGCACCAGCAGGTCCAGTTGCTCCAGTTAATCCAGTGGGGCCAGTATCTCCTGTTGCACCAGCAGGACCAGTTGCTCCTGTAGCTCCTACCGAACCGCTCGGACCAGTAGCACCGACATCGCCTTGTAAACCTGTTGGTCCAGTGGGTCCAGTCGCTCCAGTGGGACCAACTACCTGAGAGTTCTCCCAAATACCAGTAGAGGAGTTATAACGAAGGACATCGCCGTTTGCGCGTGTCGAAGGGTTGATATAAACATCATGAAGTTCATCTAGTTCGTAACCATTTTGTGTCGCAACATAAACGATGCCGTTGTTCGTCGCGCGGACAACTACGCCAATAAAAACCAAATGGTCCGGAGATGTCGGTTTTGTCTTTGTAAATGCTCCATCATCCCCAAGCCACAAAACATCGCCAGCGGAATATCCTGTAGAAAGGTCAATCCCGTCTACATATCCACGAGTGACTACTGGACCGTTTTGAGAGGCAGCAATATTTGCAGCGACCAAACCAACAGTTTTAGAAGAAGTCGTATCAGAGTCGTTGTCTGCTCTTTTTACAGTTGCATGGTCACCTGTTGCTCCATAAAGATAAACAGCAGTACCAGTTGTAAGCGTCGTTGTCTCGGCGTTTCGCACATACGAAACAACAGAAGCGTGCTTATTGACCCAGTTTGTTCCGTCATAAACAAGCGATTGAAATTCTTCTGCAGATGTGATTACAACATCGGTTAACAGGTTTATTTCACCAGCAGGTCCTGTTGGTCCTGTTGCGCCCTGTGGACCAGTTGCGCCCGTTGCGCCGACTGCTCCTTCTGGACCCGTAGCGCCGGTTGCTCCGGTTGCTCCGGTTGCTCCTATTTCTGCAATTAACGTCCAGAACGTTCCTTCAACTGGAGTGTCGCCAGTGTTGCCTCCATTTGCGTCTATGCGATACCAAGTTTCTCCGCCATATGTGGCCACATCCCCAACCGCGTAAGAAGAACCAACATTGTAAGCACCAGTGAAGTTCCATAAAGCGCTAGCGCCTGTTGGCCCTGTTGGACCTGTTGCCCCAGTTAATCCAGTTGCACCAGTTGCACCAGTTGCACCAGTTGCGCCGTCTGAACCCACATAACCCGGCAAGCCACTTGGTCCAGTAGCTCCCGTCGCGCCATCTGCACCAGTTGCTCCAGTTGGACCAACTGCGCCCGTTGGCCCCTCTGGTCCGGTTGCCCCAGTGTCACCCGTTAATCCGGTTGGACCAGTCTCTCCCTGCAGGCCAGTTGCTCCAGTTTGACCAGTTGGGCCCACATCGCCTTGCGGTCCAGTTGCTCCAGTTGCTCCAGATGCACCAATGTCTCCTTGCGGTCCAGTCGGACCAGTAGCGCCTTCTGGTCCAGTTGGACCGAGGCCACCTTGCGGGCCAGTTGCCCCAGTAGCCCCAGTAGCCCCAGTCGCCCCCTGGGGACCGGTCGGCCCTGTTGGTCCATCAAAACCCGGCGGACCGTTTACGCCTTCTGGGCCAGTTGCACCTGTTGCTCCCTCGGGTCCAGTCGCACCTGTTGCGCCAGCAGGGCCAGTTGCGCCAGTAGCTCCAGTTGGGCCAGCATCGCCCGTATAGGGAACAAACTTCGCACCGTCGAATCTAAGTATCTGACCAGAAGAAGCACCTGATGTGTCAACTTCAATCCCGTCAACATAAAGAGCGGGGACTTTTAGTGTGTCGTCAGTTTTAAGGACATTGGCTTCGTCGCGATAGAGGTTTACGTCTCCAACAGCCGTGCCGTCACCCCAGACAAGTCTTCCACCTGCTTGAACCTGAAGCCTTGCGTATGTTTCGCCGTCTACAAAAATCGTGAGCCCATCAGAACCGGCAGATGAAAGCTGCTTAATCGTGATTGGGGTTACAAATTTTTGAGCCATGACCTCGGTCGTTTCTCTAGTTTAAAGCCCCTCAGGGCTAGGCATTAAGCCTTTTTGCCGAATGCTGTATCTTTGGGGTTCAGGTAGCGAAGCACAACTGGGAGTGCTGCCGCCCAAAGAGCATTTGCTGCCAGCTTAATATCGCTAGTCGCTGCGTAAGTGGCAACTGCTGCGCCCAATACGCTTCTTGCGTATGATGCAAGCATTGCTTTTTGTTCTGCTGTAATTTTCATATTATTCCTAACCTGTAACAACTATTGTGTAGTCATTTGCTGAAATTGTTCCATTGAGGACCACTGAAATCGTGTTTCCGTTTGAGCGGGTGATGTCGCCAAAAACAGTTGCACCAGTTGCAACTTCATAGATTTGGACCATCACGTCTGTGGTGCCGAAGTTGTGCGTAACTGTTGTGGTGGAGACGCCTGCGGCCGACGCGGCACAGCCTTGCTTGGATATTCTCGCTATAACCGGCGTGCTTGTTGTTAGCCCGGAAGCGGATGTTTCAGCGAGATTTGTACGAGCCCCAGAAGCGGTGCTTGAACCAGTACCACCATCTGCCACAGCAACGTCTACGCCATTCCACGTACCGGTGGTAATTGTTCCAAGAGTAGTAATCGTGTTTTGGCCGACATATGTTGATGCAATGTCAACTGCGTTTGCGGTAACAGTAATACGGTCGGTTGTCCCACCCACATTGAGAGTGTTGCCGTCTTTTGTGAGACCGTCACCAGCGATTACTTGGCCAGCACCTGAGAATTGAACCCAAGTCATTGGGTCTGTGCCAACATTGATTGCTCCGTTGCTCGAAACAACCCAGCCGGAGTCTGCGTTTACAGAACCTTCTTCAACGAAGGTGAATGTTCCGCCAGATACTTCTCCAGTGTCAGCTGTGCCGTTAGCGTCTGTAGCGCGTACTGCTGCACCGGTTGCTTGGACAACGTAGATACCGTTTTGCGATGCTGTTGACTGGTTTTTAACAAGAACGCGGTCACCAGCTACAAGGGTAACGCTTGTATCAAGGGTATCGCCAGCTTCAAGTTCTGTAGAAAGATTAACTTCTACTGTTGTCGCAACACGGACTGACTTCTTAACATCAAGGCCTTGGCGGGCGGCATCTACATAACCTTTAGTTGCGGCATGCGCAGCATCTGTTGGAGTCGCGACCTTAATATTGCCGTTTGCGTCACGCTTGACCAGCTTTGAGGCTGTGGCATCCGAGGTAGCATCAGTAAGGTCGTTCCAGAAAGCGCTAGAAAGCAAACCGGCGCTGTCTGTGTCAGCGAGGTTTAGAGTGAGAGTTACCTGTCCGTTTGATTCCGAAATGGTAATAGCGTCCGTATGGGTTCCACCAGATTGGACATTGTGAAGCATCTTGCGCCATGCGGAGCCTGAGTACACCTTGATAGTGTCTTCAGTGCTGTTATAAATCATCCGACCTTCGAAGTTGTTCGAAGATGGGTCTGTTGCTACAACCTCGAACCTTCCGTTGAGAATCTGGTTCTGGTTGAGGTCAAGATTTGTTAAAAACTTGGTTGCCATGGTCCTGCCTTATGTCAAGTATGCGAATCCGGAAAAGGGAGCTGTGAAGCTAACGGTTATTTGTGATGTACTGTTATATGTTACCTCACCTATAACGTAGGTATCAGCAGAATCAACTATTACCACTACTGGCTTTCCACCAAGCGTATGTGTGATTACCCAAGTTGCAGATGGTGTCGACTGGGCATATACAAATCGACGCGTATTGCCAGCAGCGCCACCAGTGCGAACAATTACTTGGTTCGGCGCTTCTTGGTCAATTAATACCTGATTAGGGGTATCTTGATAAACGTTGACATTGTTAGGGACGGTATTGCTCATCGCGTTACCTCTTGCGACAAGGTAAACGTTCCTTGTATCACCCGTGATACATTCCCGCCGCCATCTTCGATTTCAAGGTCATAAACGCCACTGGAAGTGAGGGAACCAGTTTGAGCATCGCTCATCACGATGGTTATTTTCCCCTCATCGCCGTCTATTTCTATTCCCTCGTTTTCTGTGGTCAACTCAATCATTACCGCAGAAGAGTCAATAGTTCTCCTAACCTGCATTCGTGCAGTATGACCCGTTAGGTCATAAACTTCGTAAACCGAAGGGTCATCAGGAGAGGGTGCCTGAAGTTCGAGTACGCGGACAAACGTAGTTCCCTGCTCGCACAGAATGTTATACGTTCCGGATATCACGGCTTTTTCTCCATTAATATATTGTAGATTAAGGTTCTTGGCTTGATTAGCCAATAACTTCTTGACATTATTCGAATTCGCCTGGATAGGAACATTCCCCCGACATAATTATGTCAGATGCATATTCGAGCATGCCGTTCGCAAGCCAGGGACTCATTCCAGAAGAAACTGAAACAGACAGCTCGCTCGCTTCATTTCCTGCCACTTCCGCGATAATTATAAAATTTGTCACCAATCTGGAAGGCAATATGTCGCGTATCAGGTGTTCAAATTGTTCCCTTAGGGCTTGCTCTTCGTTGTCAAACACTAAATGACTCCTTGCCGTTTTTAACTATGCCGTCATGACATGCGTTAGCAAAACACCTACAGGTTTAGCTCTTTGCACTGCTTCCATGACTAAAACAGAGCTTTCTCCTATTTTTGTTTCATCAGCGCCTAGTGTTTCATACCATGGCGTTTGAATTTCTATTTCGAACGGATTCGTAGAGTAGTCATAATCCAGGTTCACAGTTTTGTTTCCGATGAGCATCAGCTTTACTGAATCTTCAATTGCTGATGTTGTTCCGGCATTGAACCCAAACGACCCTGTGGACACTTGCCAATCAAGTAAATCTCTTTGTACTTCAAGGTCGAAAACAGGAGGATTCAAAGATGAGTAAGATGTAATTCTTAATGTGTCGGCACTGTTTAGTTCTGAGCTGTTTAGGACAAAAGCATCAGTTTCCTCTTCCGTTGAGGATGTAAAGCGTGTAACCGGTTTTGTTCCAACAAATTTTGCCAACCAGAGCAAATCTGACACTTGCGCTGCGCGTGGGTTGACGAGCGTGCTTAGTGTATTAATGGACTGTTCGTCTTTCCCGTCTTGGGCATCAAGGTAGGACATGTCGAGTGTTTTGTTTATAACGGAATCTAAACCAACAGTACAGACATCTATAAATCTCATTAATGGCATGTCGATTGGTTCTGTAATGGAAAAATCGTCTTCAAGCATGAACTGAGGTAGAAGAGAAGCCACTTTGCCCAACGCTGTGCTTTCGTTAGCAAACTCCATTTGCGGGACAAAAACCGGACTCGAAAAATAAGCTGTTTCTGATTGGTTTTTTTCGATGCTAATGGTTATTTTTACAGCGGGAGTTGAAGAGTCAAAAACATCAGTAAGCACTCTCACTATTGACCACTGAGGGGAGGCAACTCCTTCAGCATTGATAGAAGGGCTAGATGCATTAATTACGAAGCTATATATAGATGCAATAGATAGTGTTGAAACGTCTTCAACAGATACATCTACCAGTCCGCCATTTGGTATTTTTATAGCAAAAGTAAAAACTGCGGCGGAGTTGTTTAGAGATTCGTCTCCAGGAAGTGGTTCTATGTAAATAGAGTTATTTAATCCGCCGCCAATTTCTATTTGTCTACAGTTGAGTCTAGGTAATAGTTCGGTCGGACCTCCATCGCTTATAACTGTAGATGCGCCAGCAGACCAAGAACTAAGATTGTTGATGCTGTGTAATGTAAAAGCATCGCCCACCAACCTATTAGTAATCACGAAACAGTCACTTCCACTGTTGCTCTAGGAAGACTTCCCTTGTAAACCATTTGCAATCCTGTTACTGCAGAGCCTGATGTGGTCTCTAGGATTACTAGCTCGTTGCCTGGGGATACGTACGTATAATCTCCAAATTCGGGTATGGTCGCTGTAACGGAGTTGACATATGCTACGCCTTCAACAGAATTGGCCCTAACAACAAGGTCAAATAGTCGTACAGACGGATTCCAGTTAGGCCAGTTAGCCGGAGAAACAAAAGATTCAAGTTCTTCAGCAACGTTTGTCACAACGCTTGCGGCAGAGTACTCGCTGTCTACTGATATATCAACAGAAAACGAAGCATCGCATACAAGAGCATCAAGTATCACAAATGACAACCCGGCAACTATTCTTGCGGAAACATCTTGCGTAATCGAAGTTTTAACAGTGTCAGAAATTGGATTTCCGTCGTCGTCGCAAAGAACTATTACGAAATATCCAGCTGCAGGTTCTGATAAGTCGTTTCGAAGCCTAAATAGGTCAATGAACGCTCCATCTACGTCTATCTCGCCTGGAGGTGCTTCATAAGCATTCCTAGTAAACGTAAAAGCAGTTGCAGTAGAAGCAGTTGTATTATAAACACCGGAAATTAAATAATTTTTTTCCGCAGTGACAGTGCTTGTGTTTATAACCCTTGTGTAGTCAGAAAACGTAGAATCAGATATAAAATCAGCAGTCGTGTTGCCTACTGCCGGCCCGGAATTAGTACCAGTTAGCGCTCCAGGGGCAAAAGTTGCATCGAAATCAACAACTGGATTGCACAGGTCGTAAACCTTGCATCTATGCACGTCTGGGTATTGGGTGATTATGAATTCTTCAATTTGTGTTGCAGTAACGAGAGAGGAGCTCAAGGAAGCTAGATGAGACGTTGCTCGTGCAAAGTATTCGTCATCAGTCTCTGGTTCATCACCCTGCTGAACTAAAGCCGTAGTCACACAAGAAAGAACTGTTGCGTTTGGCTGAACTATCACCAACTCTGTTCCAGAAAGTAGTGTTGGGATAACGCCCGATATTTCGCATGTTAGGGTAGCCGTCACTACAGAGTCGCCAACTCCTGCTGTCACTTGAGATGTTGTCCTAAATGGGTATTGGACGGTTTCTTCTCCCACTACTGCTTCGTATACAACGAAGAAATCAACAGGAACTGTTTCTCCGTCGTTGGACAACGTAAATTCAACTTCTACTGTAGAAAATGTTGCCTCATACCTAATTACACCCATTAGCTGGAGTATTCCCTCCATAAGACCATGGGGAATTCTGTTGATTGCAGCAATGTTGAGAGAACCTATTAGCGCGCATGCCTGAAGTATCGAGTCTTCTACTGTTCCAACTCTCGGGGTGAACTCTGGTAAAGCTAGACGAGCGTACTCTACTGAATCGTCATAGATGTCTGCGGCGTCTCTATCATCAATCGATAAGTCAATATATTGGGAGAAGTCTGGTGAAGCCATGTTTAATCCTCAAATTTCACGTTTAGACGAATGGCTCCAGATGCGCTTCCACGAGCGTCAACAGAAACATCAGAAATTTTTATGTCTGGCCAAAAAGTGTTCATATTTCTCAAAAATTCTGAATTAAAGAAAACATTAAAACTCGGGTCTGTAATACCAAATGTTGGCTCCATCGGCATTTCTCCGATGTTAGTCCTAACCAGTATTGCCACAGCTTGAGATTTGTACTCGTCCGTGTTTTCGGGTATGACAACAGCACGGCCCCTGCTGAATGATAATGGAAATTTTAGAGTGTCCATGCGTTACCTGCCAATATTCATTTTATAACAGTTTGCCCATCTAGGCGGTCTGTTTTGCCACCACAACGACATCATCTAGCTTTGCATCCAAGAATGCAACAAGAACCTTGTCTCCAGCCTCAATTTCCGATTCTGTAAAAACAGAACATGGCCCTATGGTTTGGGTGGGATTTACTGTCGGAATAACTATAAAAAGTTTCCCATTAGCAGCAACTCTTGACACTTTTGCAATATGAACCCCAACCCGAAAAGGGGCTCCGCTTGAACCTCGAGATGAGCTCGTAAATCTTGATAGAGGGTCGTTAATCATTTATAAAATTCCTATGCTTCTCTGGCCCAAAGACACTGGCGAAGTTGCCGCCAAGCTCGTTATGGGTTTTCCTTTTTGAGTAAGTGGCTCTAATGGTGTACGGAAAGAAACCTGTGCAGACTCTGGAGAACCTTCCGTGAACGAAACAGATGTAATCAAATACGCGCCAAAAAAATAATCAGGTTTAGGTCCCACTATAACTGTATGCCCAGGACGTAATTGTCCACCATTGGGCATCTGTACACGGCATGAGCCCGTAGCGGCTAGAGGGTCGTTGTCTGACGTTTCAAATTGCGGCCATGTTTCTAGCCTGAAACCAAATCTGTCAACCAAATGACGAGAATATTTAATTCCAGTTTGTTCTGCTATACCAGCTTTTTCTAATTCAAATTGCGACACAGGTCCGTCGTTTCCTGGAAGATGCAGCAACGGTGTGTATTTTCTTATGAGGGACTTTCCGCCGCTACGCACAAGCGCTTCTATGAGCCCAAATCTCCACATTAAATATTCGTGTTGTGCATAAAAAAGTATGCCGTCAACTTCAAAACAGACGTATTGATTTGAGCCTGCTGTTCTGTTTAAAACATTCCAAACAGATTCTTCTTGGTCTCCGCTTTTTGCATTAAATTGAGATTTAGTTTTAGCTGTTTTTTGACCTACGAATCCAAGGTTGTATTTTATTGCAGCATTTCTAGCGTAATCATACCCTGAGTTGCCTTTAACAGAACCACGTTTTTTGTCTCTTTTCATCTGCTGTACGGCACGACTGCAAATTGAAATACTTACTTCTGGTGAGCCTGATTGCCCTGGTCCGCAGGATATGTCTGCTATCTCGTAACTTCGTCCTCTGTATTCAACCAGCCTTCGTGGAACAAAATAATTGTTGTCCATCATTAAAAAATTTTCATCTCGTATGGTTAAGGTCACGGCAGATGTTAGGTCCATGTTGTATTGGACCCTAACGCTTAATAAGTTGTCATAAAAATACTGCTGTGCTGTGGCGTCTGCAATATCCGGAAGGCGAATAATGCCAGCAAAAGGTGGTGTTCCTTTTCCGGATTTGAGTAAAGTTTCAACTGGCTGCCAAGCTCTTGACAAGGCTGCTTCAGATGGCTCTTTATAAAATTTCTTATAGTATGTGTCCTGTTGTTTGGACAACATTTTAGCGGCGATTCTTGCTTCTTTCGATGTCGCAAATTTGCCAAGATGCTGCCCAGTTGCTTGGTATTCTTTTATTGCTTCCTCGGAAGAAACTATTGTCGGCCTGTTTGCTCTAAGAACAACCCTTGGTATTAGTACGTGTTTACCACCAAGAAATACGGATATTGACAACAAGGTGGATACTGTCTTGTCAGCATTCTCAACAACTGGTCTCGAAAATAAATCAATATTTCCCGTATACCAACTTAAAGACTCATTATCTGAATACTGAAAAGTTGCGTCAACCAGCTGTTTGTCTCTAAGAAATTCGGTCTCAATGCTTCTGACGGCCCATGACTTATATGCTTTTTCTAAAGCTGTAGCGTATTTTGTTGCTGCAGCATTGCTTTTAAAAATGCCCAAATGCAAACCTGTAGCAGTATATGCATCTCTTGCTTGCTTGTCAGTTACAGCGTTTCCATCCGCATCAAATCTTGGGACAACAATATAATGTTTCGTTTTTGAACTAAATGAATACATTGCGGAGCCGTTATAAACTGGACCAGTAACCATTAGGGCTACCGGATTTAATCCTTGTACGGTTTTGCCGAGGCGCTTAATAAATCTAGAAGACAAATTAATAGTCCCATAAGACCATATCGACGAAGCAGTTATTCTGGCAGCTTTAGCTGTTATGTAAACATTTGGCGGAGTGGTAATCATGTAACTCCTGCCTATCTAGGCGGCTGTAGCTCTTTAATTAACCAGTCCGGAATATCTATATAAGACGGAGTACCCAGCTGTCTACGCAATGTTGCCACAGAGTATGGATAGCCAGGTATGCCGTTTGCTAAGTTCGCCCTAATTTTTTGCTGCAATAGACCCCTAAGAACTTCAAGGCTAGCTCTACCCCCAGAACCCCCTCCTCCTGTTCTTCTGTCGGTCTTGTTCAATTTGTCTGGCACACCATACCTGAACCTTGGAAGAAGAATAAACCGTTGTCTGAGGTTTTTGTACTCAATGCAGGATATCGAGCATGTTCCCGCAACGGCCTTACCGGTAGCGTCGTCGCGAGTCAGTGTGAATTTCATGTCGTCGATATACCAAGAATTTAACTGAATGCTAGGTGACATGTTTTCAAACGCAACTGGTATGCCAAGGTCAGCTATTGTCTGCAAACGTAATATTTGGTCTTCAATAGGATTACTGAAACCGTCATAGTAAGAGAAATTAGAATTTGTTGTAGTAAATTCGGGTTGCCGAAGTGTTGGATTTGCCCTGTTGTCGCTCAGGTACTCATCCGTAGTTTCACGTAAGTTGAATCGCGTTGGTCTACGAACAATGGTTGTTGATGCTGTTACTTTTTTGACAAGAGCGAACTCAAAAGATAAGCGCCTTAGTTTTCCACCATTTATATCTGGGATTGGTATTGAGTATGGGCGCTTAAGCTCACTAATATCTGCTCCAAATCCTTCTAGCTGAAACTGCGTAGGAGGAGCTTGAAAAGTGTATGACAATTTTGTTCCCGAAATGGTGTACATAACCCTGTCTTGCGTAGCCTGGAATGTCCATTGTTTGGAACTATTATCTAAAATTGGGCTGGGATTATTACTGTCAATGTTGTACTCGCGCCCAGTGATGCTTATTCCTCTTGGCATTACATTCTCCTACGATTCTGACGCTGTAGAGCAATAATCTTCTGTACAACTTCATCTGCTGTTTCTCTAGCGCTTCCAGACTCTACAACAGTTATGTTAAAGCTGTCCCCGCCATATGTTGGGCTTGCGCCTCCAGATGCACCCATCGAAACTGGCGATGTGCGGTCACCCATCGGGCCAATCGGTGGAACAACATGTAGGTGTCTTTCTCCGCCGACACCATGGAACTCAGCGAATCCACCAGCGTCATTGATGAACTTGGAATACTGACCAAGGTTGTCTCCGGTCAAGTCATATGCTCTGCCTGTTGCGTGGTCTGAACTGGGAGAACCTAGACCCCATTCGCGCCACGAAGAGGTAATCATTCTCTTGCCTGGGAGCATTCCGTTAAACCGTGAATGCGCACCCATTGTTGCGCGCAATGCCTTACTGGTAGATGTGTCACCAACTTTTATGTTTCTTTGTCTCCCGGTGTACCAACCTGGACCACTAGGTCCAGAAGCATTGTATACTGCGTTGGGATGGCCGGCTGGTGGAGTCATTCCTGCTGGGGCTCCTCCTCCCATGCCGCTAGGAGCCGAATTCCACCAGGGCGGAGCGTTCTGCCACCATTGAGGTTCTCCAGAAATGCTTGAAAGCCCATCCGTAAATGCTGCGAGCATCTGGTTGTATATTTCTTTTGCGCCCGCAGTCATCGCATCAAGGGTTTCTTGGGTTGTTTGTCCTGTTTTTAGTTTGGACATACTTTCTCCGCCTAGCACAGCGCCGTATCTGCCTTCTGTCTCAACCGTCTGGCCAGTGTACGAAGCTATTCTTCTTGCCGCACCAATTCGTGTTCCAACACCCTTAAATAGCGTTCCAGCTTTTATTTCTTTTTCGAGCTGGAACAGTTTTGTTTGGGCATTGGTGTCGCCAGATTCAGCTTTCGTAATTAGGCTACTGATACCAGTTTGAAGCATTTCAGTAGCAGCTGCAGCATCTTTAAATCCTATGTTTTTAGCGACTAACTGGCTTCCTATATTCGTAGCAAATTCTTTTGAAATACCAGAACGCTCTTCAGTCAACTGTTCTCCGACGAGACCCTTGAATTTTTCATCTTGTGCTGCCCCAGCTAGGGCCCCAGTAAATATGTTTCCAGTCTTGAAGTTTTCTGACCTTGCTAAAAATGCTCCAACTCCAGCTTCTCCGCCCGTTAACTGTTCGAGGTCTATGTATTTTTGGTAGTAATCAATGAATGCTTCGGTCGATGCGTCTCCGCCTAAAATTCTGCTTCTTGCAGAATTAAGGGCATCTTGCATTTCCTCACTTTCCAAGTACTTTGTCAAAACGTCTGTCGACTCAATAGTGATGTCTCTTAAGGCTTGATTTATCTGCTTAGCGGTTTTCACCATGCCGGCTCCGAGTTTGCCAATCAAGTCCGTTAGCTTGATTGTTGGGTCAAACAAGTTGACGTTCATTTCGGCTGCTAGCTTCATGATTTCATCTGACGACATACCTGTAGCAAGTTGCAAGCCGCTCATTGCGTTGTCAAATTGGTCGAACATTGGCGTTACAGCCTGCTCTATGTCTGTCGCTTCTTTCTTTAGGCGACTAACTGCCTGCTTACCAGTTCCTCCGCTAGACATAAGTTTTGCGTCTTCTTTAGAGATAATTCCAGCTTTAACAAAGTTGTCCAAAGCTGTACTACGAGCACCTTTGTCCATTTTCTCAAAGTCTGTAACAAATTTTCTAAAATCTTTTACTGTCTGACGCCCGCCAGCCGCTGTACCGGTCTTTAAAGCGCCAGCAAGAGTGTTTACGGTTACGTCAACGAGTTTTGAATCCGCAATCGCAGTCGCTGCTTTCCTGGCCATTTTGTCTTTGTTTCGTTTGGCTGAGAAAAACCCAACGACTGCACCAACGCCGGCACCAACAGCTGCGCCTACTGGACCGCCAAGCATTCCACCAATTGCAGCGCCAGAAGCAGCACCAGCACCCATACCACCCTTATATGTTCGTGCATTTAGGGCCGTACCAGCTAAACCCACTCCAAGACCCAAAGCAGGAGAGAACGGCATCAACATAGCGCCGGTGCTCATCCATTTTTGAGCCGACTCGTCGCCAAACATTTTTTGACCCATGCCGCTTTCAAGGAACATTCCGGTTCCTATGGAGGCCAGCATTCCTCCGCCCATCATGGAAGTTTTCATTTTTGCGGCATTCATGAAAGCTTTGCCTTTGCCCATTGGCTTACCCTTGTTAAAAGCGCGCTGAGCCATGTCTGGGTCCATCCCCTGGTTCATTGCTTCCTGCATGATGGCACCGGGTGTTGCGCCAGGACCTAAGTTTGAAGCTATTTGCCTAAGTTGAGCGTTAGCATTTTGCACTTGAAAAGCGTTAGTACGCATTGCAGCGCCAGTCAAAAATCCACCCAAACGTGTTTTTGGTGTCTTGCCAATCATTTGCTGACCAGCAGGCGAGGGGCCGAACATAAAGTTCATTGCGTTTGTACCCATTGCCCTCATGCGAGTCATCGGCGCTCCACTAGCACCTCCTGGACCTACTGCTCCAGATATCCCCGGCGGTGTCGGGGGACCATGTTGAACACCATATCCATATGCTGCTCCAGGGTTTATGCCGGGAAGGAAGGGTCCAATTCTTCCCATGACTTTTCCAGAAGCATTTTTTGCAGCGTCGAATAAGGCTCTAGCCTTAAATCTTGCCGAGTAGTTAGACCTCATTGTTTGGCCTAAACTCGTGCCTCCCATCGGTTGTCCAGGCGAAACGCCCGCTTGACCAAGGAATGGACCATGCATACGAGACATGACTTTATTTATTTGGTCTGGTCTTCTCGGGTCTTCAGGGTGAGGTGTTCCAAACCTTTGAAGGTGGGCATTAAAGTCGCCTATCCGTGCGGCTAGCGCTCTTCCTCTCTCAACACTTTCGGCGCGTGCGGCAGTTACTACTTTGGCATTACCGCCTCTACCGTACTCAATTCCCAGTCCGGCTCTAGCTCCACCGCGAGCCTGACCCACATCTGTACTTCTAGTTCCTGCCCCAACCCTGCCGTTGGTAACTACCAGATTTCCGTTTGCGTCTCTTTGAAGGGGACCGCTTGCCTCAAGCCCGCCATATGGGGTTACGTAACCCTTGGCTCCCGGGCTGACGGGGGAAAGCCTGCGCTGCGCAGGCATGGAGTTAGCAACAAACGTAGGTACAAGTTGACCATTTGGCCCTACTGGCAACATCTGGACTGTTCCACCAGCGGTGGAGACGCCGAATTGATTTCCTGCAGCTACACCAGCAGTAGAAACAAATGAACTACTACCATAACTCCTATCACCAGTACTTCTTCCACCCCTACTGCCTCGGCCGCCGCCACCGCCACCTCCTCCGGGGAACTTTCCGTTTACAACGACTGTTCCGGCATTAACTGTTGCTTGAGCTGCGTTTACTCCCGCCATCCCAGCAGCACCACCCATGCCGCTATTGCCCATTGCACCGGCAAGCTTGTATGGAGATGCTGCTGAAAAGTTCGGACTGTTGGATATCGCGGTGCTCATACCAGCCGCCATTGCAGCAGCGTTACGGCGCTCATACCTTTCTGAGCGACGACCTTTAAGCGCATAGCGAGTCATTGCGGCAACGGCCATGGTTCCACCAATTGGGCCGAGTTGGGCCATGAGACCAATAACCCCCGCTATTTGCCTGAATAGAATAGCAATAGCATCAACAACCTGCGTAATGACTGGAAGGGCAGTCGTAAAAGCCCTTCTCACAGCGTTGCCGATGTCGAAGAAACCGTCAACGACATTCTTAAGGGCATCGCCAAATGCCAAAAAGTCTTCTTTGTTGTTTTTTGCTAAGTCAGCAAAAGCTTGGGCGTTTTGGCCAATTCTCCTAAATACTTGAACAAGTGGCTCGCCAAACATTTTGATTACAACAGAGCCTCCGTCGCGCATTGATTCCAACATGTCTCTAGCATCTTTAAAATCATTTACGAATGCTTCGAAAAAGTCACCAGTGCGTTTCCACCATCCAGCTGCTGCTGGAAGGAATTCCCTAAATAGTTTTATGGCAAATTCTTCAGTTTTCTCCGAAAGTTTTTCCAAAGAACCAAGTAGTCCACCGCGACCAAAGTTGATTATGTCTCCGCGGACCATTCTAAAAGAACGGGTAAGGCCTTGAAAAATACTATTAAAAGTCTTTTTTACTGGCTCAAGCAGATACCTACCCGCATCAGCAAGCTCAACAAACGCTCTGGTTAGATAGGACTTCAGCTGTGCAATAAGGGTTTGGTTTATCGTTTTGCCAAAACCTTCAACGCCAGCATCTTTAGCCAACTTCCCTGACTCTAAAGCTTTTAGGAGACTAGAAGCGCTTCCATATTTTTTAGCTGCTTTTTCAAATTCAGGACCTATTTGTTTTGCTAACTGAGTAGTCTCATCGCTAAAACCTTTGTTCTTTTTGAGTAGAGAAATATATTCAGCGGCAGCAGCCATGCTCTTATCTCTATTGAGTCCTGTTCCAAAGTCAGCCATCATCTGGAGCTGCTTAACTGCCTGAGGGTCAAGTTTGGCGTTTTTACTAAAAGCTGCGTAGGCTTGGTTCAGTGTCGTCATGCCGTAGGACGCAAGGGTTGAATTCACTTGAAGCATCCGCAGCGCATCAGCCGATTGAGATAATGCACTCCCAAGAGCTGCTGATTCTTTGTACCTAAAAGAATATGCCGCAGCGTTGAACTCTTGGAACGCTGCCGCTGCTGTTATTGCTGCAGCGCCCGCCGCCGCCACGGCCCCAGCAAGACCCTGCATGCCCCAGTTGTAGACTTTCATAGCGGCGTTGCCTATAGCAAATGCTGCGTTCACGCTGACTAAGGCTGCTGTTACAGCAAGAAACTCAATACCCAAACCAACAACTAGATACATTATTTTTCTAGCGTGTTTGATAAAAGTTAGGTTTGCTCCATTCAGGCGAGCCATAGTCCCAGTCATGGCTCCCATGCGAGCGTTGAGGTCACCCATTCTTGCGTTTAAACGCTGGGTGTCGTTAGCAAGGGTTCTTTGGGCACGGCCAAGAGCGGTGAGGCGAGCTGCTGTTGCCTCAATCTGCTCCGTGTTCTTCGTGTCGACGTCGAGAACAATATTTATACGACTGTCAGCAGCCACTTATACCCCAAATATGCTCAATATCCTTGAGCTTTACGCTCGGCAGCGGCGCGGTCCGCCTCAATAACTTTAGCACATGAGACGCGTATTATCCATTCCTGTTCGCTGCAATTGAGCAACTGTATTGGGTCTGTGCCGAACAGTTCCCCTAGACGAGCGGCCGTCGCTATTCGGCCGTCCTCCGTCAATTCATCTAGGAGTGTTTCGTAGGGTTTTCGGTTTGTTCTACCGTGTCGCCGTATCCTGCGGCATCAATAATTGCCAAGGCGGCAGCTTCAACGTGCGGGTCAAGACCAAAAAACGCCATCACTGCGTCAGGGAGTGCTCGTGCAGCGCCTGTCATCTTGAGGATTGAAGGAGAGGCAAATCCGAGCGACTTTCCATCCTCAAACACTTCTTCACCATTGAGGTAAATGCCGCGAGTCGTGTGGCCAATAACTTGACAAGCAAACTTTGTGGCGTCAATACCGTTTTTGGTTTCCGAGCCGGAGTTTTTTTGCCATGCTTTTAGCTGCTGCTGCGTGATGTTTGGGCTAATCACAAGTTGAACGCCCGGGCGTTCTGGGACATTAATAAATATCTCAGGGCGCATGACTTTCTTGCTCACGACAGCCTTGAGTTGCTCAAGAACATTGTCTGTGTCTACTTCATCAGCGAACGAAGGGGCGCTAATGTTTTCATCGAGTGGTTCGTATAGATTGCTCATGCACGTCACACTAGCACCATATCTGTGGCGCTAGTGGATGTTAATAGTTATTGTGTCGGAGCGCCCGAGATAGCGAATGTAAGAGCGAATGTTGCTGGCGCACCAGATGATGCGTCACCCTCTGGTTCGGAAAGTCCGACAAGGAGCGCCTTGGCGTAAATGCGCTCTGACTGAGAGTTTTTGAGGTCACAGTCGGTGTCGTAAATCTTGATTTCGTAGTATGCGCGGCCAACTTTGGTACGCGCATCCTTCAATACGGTTCTGAGGCTAGAATCGTAGTGCTTTGTCAGTGTGATGTCACCCACCTCGGATGGTGCGCAGAGCGTCTCCGGGAAAGGATTTCCGCCTGTGTATATTTTTTCCACTGACGCTGTAATCTCGCCACCAGAAACTTGTGCAAAATATCCACTCAGGGTAGGCCCTGTAACATCACCACCAGTGAGTGGTGTGATTTCTGCAATAATTTGCCTCTGAGCCAACTTTGAAGTTGTCATTTGCTATTCCTCCGTTATACCAATGTTGAAGTTAAATTGGACTTTGTTATTTCGACTTCTATGCGGTCACCCACAGAACTGACGCGAGCGCCAACTTTTGCCTTGATAACTCCTGTAGCCAACTGTGTAAGCGGGTTAATCGCATCGTTGACCTGGACTGTGTAACCAGGGTCAATCTGCTTGCCGTTGGCGTCAAATGCTTCATAAAAGCCACCGCCAATACGAATTCTTTCCATAATTCCAGTAAGCGTTGCTGCGACTCTGGAGAAAGTGGAACGACGTCCGTCGATTGGCAAAAACAGTAGAGCCTCTAGAGCGATTTCTGCTTCGTAGACCACCTGGTTAAGAACCTCACGAGCGATAATGAATCTGAAGTTGTCTGTGTCGTTCGAAGCCGAACGAGCACCGTAGATTCGTGTCGTACCGTTGATTACCTTGATTGCGTTAACAAACCCTGCGTCGAGAGCTTCTGCTTCCGAGTTTGACAACACGATATGAGGGGAAGTAACGAAGTTTGACTGTGTGCGCTCGCCAGCATATGGGTTCCATGAACCATAAGTGTTATGCACCAATGCTCTCTTCGCCGCAACATATCCCTCGCAAGGGATTGTCTTGGTGAGAGTGCCGCTTGGTATCTTCACCCATGGGTAGAAGAATGCTGCAAACTCTGCGTTTTCGATGTCGGAATAGTCTTCGAGTGCGCCAATCGCGTCATTGACTGAGTCGTCCTTGTCAAATCCGAGAAGGGCGATTCTCCTGTTTCCGGCAGCATGAGCTATCAATGCTTCGCGAACTGTTTGCGAAGTGTACCCAGGAGCACAAACGGAACCAGGTCCTAGATTCTCAGTGAAGAGGTCAACTGCATCGACAACGTCAGCAGCAGCAATTGAACCACCAGCTGTTCCGCCAGTAAAGTCGGTGTCTGGGATTACGGCAGGAATTCCTGTCTCGCCCTCGTCTGTGGCTGTTACGTACAGTGCAGCAATAGCACTGTTGTTAATTTCGTTTACAGCAGCAGCAACGGTTGTGTGAATTTGGGTTCTATACGCAAGTGCCCCATTGAGATAAACAGACACTCGGAAGTTTGTGCCAGCTGAAGGCTGGGAAACTGCGGCACTAAGAACACCACTGTGTGCCCAAGTACCCTTGCCTGCAGCGGTCAGCGTCATGACAACGTCGTCATCTGCGTTTTGCAACTCAAGCGTTGCCTCTGTAGCTGTTGAAGAAACCACGCGCGACACATAAGCACGAGCGCCACCCTCTTCAAAGAAGGTTTCGATTGTCTCGTACGTCCACCCTGCCGCAACGGAGTTACCAAAAACGTCCTGATAATCGGAAAGGCTGGTAATCAGATGCACCGTGCCATCTGGTCCGCGCTCGGTCAAACCGGCGACAAACAAGGTCGCAGTCGCTGCGGTCTGTGCAGTTGTTGGTCCTGTTCTGACCGCCGTTGTTACAATTACACCTGGCATTTGTTCCTCCGTACCATATAATTTTATGGGCTATTTATTCCGAGACTACTCAGATTATACTGACTGATTATCTGTTTCTGGCGAACCTTCTTCAGAAGATTCACCAATTTTCTCATCCTGCTCAGCAGAATCTGTATGCATTAATTGTTCCACGTTTTCTGGCTCTGCAGCGTCAGCAACAACTTCACCAGTAATGACGGCCGCTAAGTCAGCCACAGCACCTTCTAGTTCCTGGGGGGATGAAGTTGACTGGCCTTTTTTGGCTCGCTTTTTTTTTGAAATTTCTTTGGCTTCTAGCGGTTCTGCAGATGTAGATACCGTAAATGGCCTAACTTTCAACATTTTTCTATCTATTAGTTGTAGTGTTTTGGTGTTTCGTTCGTGCACTACAAATGTTGACAACGGGGTAACAAACAAATCATCGGCAACCTCAAGTGTTCTGCCGGAAACATTTTGCACCTGGATACAGCCGGAAAACTCAACAGGCAGTTCTTTTACCGGCTTGTCAAGATGATGAAAAAAATCTATATTCTGTGTCATGTTTTACTCCTGAAAAAGACTTTCGAGGTTAATGTTGGAAGTGTCGCCGGTGCCCTTAACACTAAGGTCATACTCGGTAACAGTCCCAACGTCTTCTCTCGTTATGACCTCATCCAATAATAGGTCATAACTGACAAAAGCTCCGGCAAGAATGCGGTCGCCCTTAAGCATCGTAAGGTCCGAATATTCTTCTGACATTGTAGTTTCCTCAACCCTGGCCGAGCGAGACGTATCGAGCCTTGTAAGGCATGGGTAATCAAGCAAGGCCGACCTAACTACCGTTGTGAGCCTGTCTCGCATTAGCGTCGATTCATATGGGCCCTCAGTCCTCACCCAAACGTATGTTCTCATCCCATAAGCAACGCGGTAAAGAGGGTCTAGCGTTGTGCCGTCATACTCCAGCCTGGTAAAAGATTTGGCGTTGATTACAACGGTAATTATTGATGGCCATGCATCGAGAGCTATTGGCTCATACGTCAGATATTCAGCCGGGGTAGGAAGCGTAAGGTCGTCAACGGACCATCCATTACGATACTTCACCAACCTTGTTGGAATATCGTTTTTAAGATACTCAGTAACGTAATATTTGGCCGAATGAGGCCCCTGCATTAACTCTTTTGGCATTAGGTCACCTGTCCATCCACAACCCAATCGGCAGCATCATTTGCATATTTTTCTGCAAAACCAGCAGGTTCAAAAATGATTTTGCGCTTTGGCATTTTCGTTGTTCCGTACTGGTGAAATTTAGCGTATTCAACTTTTGTACCGAGTGTCATTGACTTGGGTGTTACCGAAAAAGTTGCATCTGGCCCAATTCCAGAAAGACTTGCAAGAAGTTTGCCGGTTCTAACCATCGGAGGAGCGCCGGGGAATCTTGAAGATTTCCAGGCTCCATATTCCGGGTCCAGAGGCGACCAGCCACCAGATGGGAGGCCACCGAGCGCAAAGTTCGCCGTATTCATGGCACTTATCTCTGCTTTGGCCTTGGTAAAAAGCGGGAGAAAATTTTGGCTTCTTACAAAAGCGGCAGTCAAGCTGGCTTGAGCTTTTTCTACGCCCTCTATACGCACATCAACAGACGCCATTAAATTCTCCGGCGTCTATATCGTCTTAGGGCTAGAAGTTCTTTTTCGGTAAACCCTGTCTCGAGTGGGGCAACATTTCTAGGGTTAAGGTCCTTAACGCCAACAACGTCATCATGCATGTTTTGCATTTCGCGTGTTGCTGCACGAAGAATAAACAACTTAAACATAGAAATGTTTTCTCCATCCAACCCGCCAGAGTACGTAACCTCTACCAAGTCGTTAGGGAAACCCCTGTACATCTCCAGGCCGTATCTGTGGACCGTATAGTCATTCCCGGTGGCCACAGCGGTTCCACCCGTAACAAACGCTCCAGGATTTGTGCTAAAACCACCTACGGTAAAAGTAGTGTTCGTGACTGCTGTTATTTGCCTTCCTGGGACATTAAGAGCACTGGGGGCCATGCCGTTTATTGCGACGAATTGGCCGACAGTGAACTTATGTGCGGATGTAGAACTATACGTAACGGACGAACCAGAGAAAGTTGCGTTACTTACAGATACCTGTCTGCGCATTGCTTCGCCGAGAAGAACTCCGGATTCCGAAAGGTTCTTTATCATTACCTTGGACACAGACACAACGGGAGTATTGCGTAAGCTAATCATTACGGACGGCTGTATGTAGTTAATTGTTGTTCCCGTGGTGTCAAGGCTATGGTCATAAAAAAATGATGTAGCGGGTACACCCTGAAAGTGAGGGGGAATTACGTGAGTTTCAACAAACTCGTCAACTTCTATGGGGCGACGTAAAAAGCCTTCAAGTTCACTTTGAAGACCGGACAGAACCATGTCAGCAGCATCTTGCTGTCTAAGACTAAAGCTGATGTCCATATAGGTCGTCAGCTCGCTAACGGATACCAGCACGGTTATACCGCCCGACCAAGACGCACGTTGCGTCGTTCACGCAACAAGCCTCTACCCTCCCCAGCACGAGTCCTTCCTCTGCCGCCGCCGCCTACGGTGTCGCTTAAGCGTCGTAGAGCGTAGGACGTAGCCCTCTTCCACCATGAAGGCAGCGTTGAGCCAGGTCTGGCTATTCTCCGTGTAGGAGATGGGATTTCAGTATCGCTGGTATTATTTGGAGTTGGCATAGCTACCTCGCAGTGTAGACAATGCAAATATTTTACTTTATTCGTCGGCGTTTGGGGGGCGCTCGAATTGCATCGAATCAACTGCACCGGCTGGAGCTTCAATTGGAACCCACGCTTTCGAGTATTTATGCTCAGAAACTTTTCTCATTTTTATGAGAGAGCCGTCAAGCAACATGTCTACTTCAATCATTGACATGCCAAAAACTTCTTCCATCTTGGCTGCGCTGTAGCGTCCAGATTGGTGTATTTTTTTAATTGTTCTTGACAAATGATGGTTGACTATGGAACCGCGCGCTCTGTTCAAAGTGATATGCATGACCATGGCTTCAACTTCATCGCAGTCAACATAATGCACCGGCATAGATTTGGAATGTTTTGCTGCAAGACGCTTATTGGTAGCCACGGTGACGACTCGGTGAAACCCGTCAATAATGAATCCAGTACTGCGCTGAACGACTATGGGGCTGATAATTCCATATTGCTCTATTGATTGAGCAAGAAGCTTTAGGTCAGGGCGAAGAACATGTGTAGTGCGCCATGGGGCAGGACGCAACAACTCAATTTTGGATGTTGTCATGGTCCCACCTGGGCACGAATGTTGGCATTCAAAGTACGGAGAGCATCGATGCTCGTACGAAGAGACAAAAGTTTTTCGCGCTTTGCTTTTAGCAATGATTCAGCAATTTTGTAATCAAACATCAACTCGTCCATTTTGTAGTCGGACCAGGCTTCACGCTCCTTAATGGAACCCTTAGCGGACAAATATTCCTTTGCCCAATTTGTTTTGTACATAGCTTCTTTTTTAGCTGAATCCTCGGCTAAACGCTCGAAGGCTTCTGTCTCTGTCTCTAGTTCTTCTATTAATTCGAGTAGCGTTTCTTCTACGTCGACTTGGCTTATTGGTCGGTTACGCACAAGGTGAGTCTACAGCGTTTTACGAGAAAGTCCATCCATCGGCGACCAATCAATTTTTTCTAGCGCCGACAAATTCTCAACTGGCCATTCGTGGGTGGACAGACCTATTGAGGCCAAACCCATTTGTTCTAAAATCCAAGCGTCACACCTATCGTCAGAGCCAGCACCAGACCATACAATTCCAGTTTTTGCAGATATTGCAGATATAACTTCGTTTTTACTCGCATTGCCTTTCCCTGCAGCAAACTTGGCTCTACATGTAGGAGGGACGTCTACGTAGGGTATGCCGTTTTCCCATAGCCTCATTCTCACGGCTCCACCTAATTCACCGATGCTGTGAGCCTGTGAATTCCTAGAAGCAAATGAGTAACCTTCAATAACCGCAACGTCAATGCAGAATTCTTCACATAGCTCAAGAAGTGTTGTAGATATATAGCTAAGTCGTTCAGCCCCTCTATGCTTTGTTGCAATTACTCCCGTGTCTCCGTTTATTGAGTACCCGGTTGAGGTGAGAGACAGGTCAATGCCGGCGATGTTCATAAGAAAACAATAGCCTAGACAGCAGAAAACCCGCCGGTCGCGAACAGGCGGGTACTGAGGGAGTTAACCTCGCTGCCACGGAGTGGACTGTTCTCCGCTAGATTCGACCACCTGCTTTCCTTGCCCATTGATAAGGATTGCGCGCTGGCTATAGATTACCAGTGCTGTTTTGCATGTGGCGTAAATGGTGAAGTGCTATTCTTCCCAACCGTGTTTTGCTAGACCTAACTCAAATGCCAACGCAGGGTATCTGCCGATTCTGTCGTGACATTTTCTGCATACAGCAAGAAGATTTTGTTCGTCAAGAATCGAGCCACCCTGAGAACGGCGTTTTAGTTCATGTATATCTACGCTTTTTTGGCGCACGTACATGGCAAGTTCATCATGCTCTGCAAAAACAGGACAGGCTTCACAATAAGGTCGTTGCTCAAGTAATCGAGCAACCAAAGGACGGCGTAGTTTGTATTCGGCTTCTTTTTTCTTAGACCTATAGCGCATGGCTACATAGTAACGCCGTCGAACTCCCATTTGCCATCAAGAGTTGCCCATAGAGCCTCGTCAGCAGCAGATGGCTCCATATCAAATTCGTCCATTAAGCGTTTGTGCTCAAGGATTGCTTTTTCAAAAAGCTCAGTGCGGGAAATGAATTCCACCGTCTCCGGCATTGAACAAACACGGTCAAGCTTCGATTGGACATAGTGCTTGAAACGCTCAACCTTGTGGCGGCGTGAACCGTATGTGGCGATTGCTTCTGCGAGTAACCCAGCGCCAGCGCTGCCCATGCGCTCATAGCGCTCACGGTCAGAATCTTCATCGTCGAGCAAATCAGAGATTTGGTCATCTAGATTATTGATGAGCGCAGAAAGCGCCTTCTTCCATCTCTCGCGATTAGCCGGCATCTCCAGATACTCGCGTTGGCTAATGCTGGCTTTATTCTTTACGTCGTCAGCGACAATACGTGCAAATGCGTCATCATTCATTTCAATTCCAATACGTGCATAGTCCTTGCTTGAAGATGCACCAGTTACATAATGGTGTTGGCTGTGGCTTCCAGTCATCGTTGGCATGACAGTTTTCTATTTCCCTTCTTACTGTTACTACAGTTTCTTTTACTGCTTCTACTTCGGCTTTTGTCGGCTTGTGGGTAAGTCGAGCGCCGTCTTTTAAATATAGAAGTTCTAGTTCAAATGTATCTATGTTCTCTAGTTTTTCCAACATTGCTGCGTACAGAGTTAGCTGAAAAAACTTGTCCTTGGCGTACCGTGGATTGGGGGTTTTGCCAGTTTTGTAGTCTGTAATTCGCGCTTCGGTGAGAGACAGTCGATGCCATCTGTCGATAAAACCTTTTACAAGAACGCCATCTATGTCGTCGTTTAGTTCATACTCAACGCCATCTGGGAACAGGGATGATGGGTCTTCCATATCGAAAAGATTTTCTACGCACCACCAACACGACCAGCGGAATTCATTTAAGGTTGTTTTCCCTAAATACGGCTTAACCCGCGACTCCCACTCTCCGGATTCCCATGTTGTGGTACATAACATTTTTGCTGTTCGTATGTGTCGTTCTTCTGGCGGAAAATCACGGTACATGTTCTCAAGAACCTCGTGAACAAAGTTCCCCATCAAGGTATGGATTGTCGGAGGTTCAGAGTGCTTGTCGACACGCGATAGCTTGAACTTCAACGGACATTGCTGGAATGTTGAGATAGATGATGCCGATAGGTGCTCGGGTAGTGAGCCAGCCTCACTCATCGCTTTGCTCCATTACGCCAAAAGAAACTTGGACACATGCGGCAATCAGTTCCGTAAGTTCGTCTATGCTGGCAGATGCTTTTGTCGGCTTTGCGCGGCCACCACTGTATTGCTTCCAATGAGTGTTGAGTTGCTCTTTCTGCTCTGCATTAAGAGACTTAGCAAGCCCCATAAAGTTGTCCCACAACTCAAGACGCTCTGCTTCTCCTGCCGATACTGGTGCTTGAGAAGCAGCGATTACTTCTTCAATCTCCATGGCGTCTTCCGAGCGAGCAAGATACAGGCCTATCCCCAATGTTTGAGCGGCTTTCTTTAGTGCGTCAGAAACAGCGCCTTTCATTTCATCGCCAAGGTCGACAATGTCTCCCTGCTTGGTGCGCTTTATTTTCTGCCCACCAATGCCGTCACGATGGATTACACGGGTATCACCTTTTTCATCTTTGATGACAGCATCAAGGGATACATGGGCAACTATGAAATCGCTATCGATTTTGTCGCGCTCACAGCTGATGATGCGCATTGACCAGGAATCGACGCCAATAACTTTGTTTAAACGAGTAATCACCTCGCTGACAGGAATATAGACAAGGGATGTCCCCCCTTTACGAAGCTCGCGCTCCATTTCTGGTGGGAAGGGTGCTGATAGGTCTTGATACAACATTATTTTGCTCTCCGTACGATGATGCTTTCTTTGGATTCGGATACGTCACAGAACTTATCGGCATTAATACCGATTTTTGCAAGCTCCTTGACACGCCAATATGACGGCGCACAGTAGTCCAACATTTTCACCATCATGTCCTGAGGTGTCATGACTACTTCACCAGTCTCGAGGTCAACCGCCATATCACTAATGCGACTCGCGACGTTCTGAGCGATGCTTTCGTGCTGCCACTTCTTACGGTCTGCTGCTGCGCGCTTTTCTATTTTTGTCCCATCGCTCAGAACCATCTCTGGCACTGAACGCATAACTGAACTGAGGACGCCACACGCACTGTCGTACACGATTGCAACGTCAGCCTTAACAGCATGAAGAGCAGATACATATTCAGCAATCTCGTTCATGTCTGTGCCAGAGTTTTTAAGCTCTGACATCATTGTGTCGGCAGCACTGATTTTTGAGTTCAGTTCGTCGACGATGGAACGCCAATCAGGCGTTTTCCCTTCGCTTGTCATATTTCTCCTACTTAGTTAGTTAGGGGTTGGTTTAGATGAGTATAGCCATAGGTCTGCGTTGTGGCAACCCCAATCCGGCTAAATATGTAAAAGCCCCAACTGCAGAGTCAACTTGGTCGTCGTGGTCGCATGCCTCGGGGAATGAGGAAACTTCATCTAGCCAGTCGGATATCCAACTGGACCTCACGAGACGGACATTGCCATTGGCTGCGGCGGCGGCAAAAGGTCTTGCTCTTGTGAATTTGTCTCCAGTAGAACGGATTCCCTGAAAGTCATAGCCTGGAAGTACATAGCGGGCATACTGGTCAATCAGAGCCTTGCCTGATGAACCTGGTTCTTGCTCCATCCGTATAGAAACCGTGTGCCCGTCTTCTGCGGCTGTTTGCGCAATAAGCTGCTCAACCTTTTCGTTCTTGACACGTGCGCGCTTTACGTCTAAAACGTAAGCAATTCCCTGGTCAAACAGCATCAACGTCCCAACTGTCCAGTCTGGATTTGGGTTCGAGTGGCTTGGTTCTGTTGCTGCCATGTCCCAAAACCTAACAGCCCTGGCCGCAGATGTGACTTGTGGCACTTCATGGTGGTCAATGATTGGGAAGTCAGTTCTGTCAAACAACGTACCTAGCGTCGTTGCCCACCAGTCACCCATTTCCAGCCTTCTGCGCTCTATGGGGTCCAGGGCGGACAGGGCCATACGGTAAGACTCTGCGTCAATTCCTGGGTTATCCGTCAACATTGATGGAACAAATATCCTGCCGGTGTCTTGGCCTTCTACGATAAACCGTTGACGAACCCAATTGGGCGCTGGGTTTGATGCTGCCCGCATTCGCAAAGGGACCTTAGATAGTTCGCCGTTGGCAGGACGGCGCAAGCGAGAGAAAAGGTATCTGTAATCAGACTCGCGGATTTCGGTGACTTCGTCCATGCCGATGAACTGGAATTCCGAACCCTTGTATCTGAGGTAGTCGTTGGTGTTGTTGAGATACCCGAAGGAAATTCTGGCCCCAGAGGGGAATGTGGCTACATATTGGTTTGCGTTCCAATGGATGTCGTCCTGGGTTGATATCCATGAACGGAAGCGGTCCATGAGGGCTCCAGGGAGGGACAAGTCCGCATATGTACGTCTAAACAAAATCGCCGAGTAGCCAGGAACGTCAACATATTGAAGGGCAGACATGAGGAGTGCTGAGCTTTTACCTCCACCTGCTGCGCCACCAAATAGGGCTTCCAGGGTCATTGTCCTCAAGAAGACTTTCTGCGTTAGCGAAGGTTCCTCTGGGCAGAACAGTGGAGCCTTAGGCTGCAGGTATTCTAATATTTCATTCCAATTAGTCACATCTATATCCTACGCAAGCAAGTGGTATGACTAGTATAGGTTTGTGCAAGTGCAAAGAAGGTCGCAACAGTGAAGCAACGGCTAGTTTCAGTCATAGCATTTATCAAAAAAAGAAGGTCCAGAGCAGCAGCCGCCAATTTAATGATGGCGTCATTTATAATTATGACATCGATTGGCGCATTTTTTATTGACGTGTCCGTGGGCTTCATAACCCTCGGTGTGTCTTGTGGCCTATTGGGCTTGCTTTTGGGTCTAGAGTAAATTAGGTAAATATGGCGTGGAACTCCGGTAGCGACAAGGCTTTACAGTCCGGCTCTCAAAAATCTATTTTAACACCGGGAGCGCCAGTGGCGTTCAATACCGGCATCGCCGGAAAGCCATATCGAGATTCGTGGGACATCGAACGGGCTTACCGAGAGGGAATGTCCAAGGTAACTTGGGTAACAAGGTGCATTGATGCTATTGCAGGAAACCAATCGCGCCTGCCGGTAATTCTCAGAAAAGACAATTCCCCTTCAGGGAAAATAATCACCGACAACCGAAACAACACAATATTGGACATATTGAACACCAAGTCCAATATGGGTGAAAATTCTTTTGTCTTCCGGTATCGCCTTTCGTCCCAGTTGCTTCTTTCTTCACGCGGAGCATTTATCGAAAAAGTTCGCGGTAAAGATGGCTCAGTTGTTGCTCTACAGCTTCTACCCCCACAGCACACTGCACCAATACCGGACCCAAAGAAATTTGTCGCCGGATTTGAAGTTGACATGCGAAACGGCACCAAAATTACGTTGCCACCGAAGGATGTCATCTGGATTAGAAAGCCACATCCTTTAGACCCGTATCTGTCCCTGACGCCGCTTGAATCAGCAGGGATTGCCATAGAGATTGAGAATCTCTCAAAAATTTACAACAGAAACTTCCTGCTTAATGACGGTCGTCCGGGTGGAATGATTGTCGTTCGTGGTGAGATTGACGACGACGACAAAGACGAATTGCGTGCTCGATTTAGGGGTAACGTCAATCGCGCTGGTGCGATTACTGTTGTTTCTTCCGACGAAGGTGTCGACTATGTAGACACTGGCGCAAGCCCGAGAGACGCCAACTACATACAGATGCGTCAAATCACCAAAGAAGAAATACTTGCTGCTTTTGGTGTTCCTGAGTCCGTAATTGGGAATGCATCTGGAAGGACTTTCAGCAACGCCGGCGAAGAACATCGGGTTTTCTGGAACGAGACACTGTTGCCTCATTTGGAGCTAATTGCCAGAGGATTAGACGAACTCGACCCAGACCATTACATCGACTTTGATACATCTGATGTTCCCATTCTTATTCTGTATAAGCAAGAACGCGAACGCTACCTCTTGGACGAATTCCAAAATGGCCTGATTAGCGGAAATGAATACAGAGCAGAGACAGGGCGCAAGAGGGTTGACTCAGACCTTATGCAGGCAATGTTGGCAAACCCGAACCTGACGCCAATTGGTTATACGGACAGAAGATTTGATTCTCAAGAGCAGGCACAGCAGCAAGCGGCAATGATGGGCCAGCCAGGAATGCCTGGCGTTGCTGCAGCAGGGATGATGCCTCAGGCACCTCCTCCTGGCGCTCCTGGCGCAGAGGGACAACCAGCCATGCCTGAAATGGGTTCTATCCCAGCAGAAATAATCAACTTGAACGCCGGCCAGCCACAAGAAGGCATGACTGCCACGTTGAATGCAGAAGCATCACAGCAGCCACAAATGCCGACAATGGCATCGCCAAGCGCACTGTCTGCTTTTGATAAGGAGATGCAAGCCAAGTCCGCAGAGATACGCAACGATTGGGAATTCAAAGCCGACCAATCATCCGATACGTGGACGGAAATACTTGATAGAACCCTAGAAAGATTCTTCGAAAGGCAGCAACGTGTTGTCCTTGAAAAAGCAATGGGTGCAAAATCTAAAAAAGCCATAGATTCTGGAAATCTTTCTGTTGATTCAATTTACGACACAGCAGTTTGGGACAAACAAATTGAAGACGATATACGACCTATTTTGTCAGGAATCGTAAAAGACGCATCACAGCTTGCATCCGAACAAACTGGAATCCCCGTCGACATGGGCGACGATGAGGTTAAAGAGCTAATTGACGCTCAAATGCTAAGAGTGCGCAAAGCCAACAACACCACAAAAGACGAAGTCGCATCAGCAATATTGATTGCCTTGGCGCTATCGGACGATGAGGACAGGGTTGGAATGTTGAAGGCTGCTTTGTCTGCAATATTCATAAATATCTTGGCTAAGCGCAAGAGGTCTATTGCCGAGCATGAAGCGCAAAGCTCGTATAACGCCGGAACATATTTTGGCGCACGCCAATCTGGCGCAACAACAAAAACATGGGTCACCCGTAAAGACGCAAAGGTAAGAGGAGAGCACAAGTTGCTCGAAAATAAAACCGTTGACGTGATGGATGATTTCGCCTTGGGTCAGGAAACACTTAGATTCCCCGGAGACCCACTTGCGCCTCCTCATTTGACAATGAACTGTCGCTGCAAGCTTCGGTTCAGTGTTGACTGACGACTTACAGTAAAGTACGCAATTTCTTATACCGCAAGACGGTGTCGACAGATTATTATTTAGTAGGTGAACGTCGAAAGGCTATTTTAAATGCACTTCAGCAACTTTACTGAAAGTCGTGACTTTACTGAAACTAACTACAAGTCACTTTCAGGTCAAATAAATGTAAACGAGGCTAAGGGCGTTGTTGAGTGCTTCGTTGCCGCTTTGGGAAACAAGGACAGTGTCGGCGACATTTGTCTACCAGGATGTTTTACCGAAAGCCTTAAGCGACGGAAGCCTCGTGTCGTATGGGGACATAACTGGAATGAGCCAATCGGCAAGGTTCTTGAAATATATGAGGTCGGGCCAAACGACCCGCGCCTCCCTCAGAAGATGAAGCAGAGGGGTGTTGGCGGCCTATTTGCCAAAGTGCAGTTTAATCTTGGTGCAGAAAAAGGCAAAGAAGCATTTGCCAACGTAGCTTTTTTTGGTCTTGAGCAAGAGTGGTCAATAGGCTACAAAACCCTTGACGCAGTATATGACAATGGCCAGCAGGCAAACCTTCTAAAAGAAGTAGAACTCTATGAGGTGTCTCCAGTACTCCACGGAGCAAACCAGCTAACTGCAACGCTGTCGATTAAGTCTGAGAACCAGAAGGATAATTATTCAGAAAAAGGTTCAAAATTAAAGGACCCCAGTGGTGGACTGACTGCTGCTGGTCGAGCACACTTTAAGCGCACGGAAGGTGCAAACCTGAAACCAGGAGTAAAAGGCCCAGCCAACACTCCTGAGAAGATGAGACGCAAAGGTTCGTTCCTGACGAGATTCTTTACAAACCCTTCTGGCCCAATGAAAGACGACAAAGGCAAGCCAACGAGACTGGCTCTATCTGCGGCAGCATGGGGTGAGCCTGTGCCGCAAGATAGGTCTGACGCCGCTGCTCTTGCAGCAAAGGGTCGTCGCCTTCTGGAAAGATACGAAAACTCGAAAGAAAAATCGCTTGACGCCGATGTTGATTCAAAAAACCATGCGTTGATTTACGCACCACAGGCCGCAGGAATGTCAAATCCATCTTCCGGGAGAATGGGCGGACTTGCACGAGGCATAGGAATGCATTTCGGTGGCGAAGTCGTCATACGAAGCGCCGACGAAAACATGGTGGTATTCGACCTCGCTAAAGACGGAGCAACAGAAACCCTTAGGGCCAGTTACCACACCCCCAATGAGGTGGACTTCATGTTTGGCCCAGCAACCAAAGTGCGTCAAGAGGTTGTATACATTCCCGTTGACGGGTCAATGGGTAGCAGGGTGTCTGGCATAGATTTGCCATCAAAGCCGCATGGCTGTGGTTGTGGAGGCTCCTGCGGGGGCGCAAAATCAGAATGCCAATGTGGTGGTTCTTGTGGCGGCTCTTGCTCGACAAATCAGATGAAATCATGGAACGACTTTAAGTCTGATAATCCTGGCGTGCACTTGTTTATCAAGACAGCGGATATGGACATGTATCAAGCCGCTCAGGAAATAGGGTTTCATCACGGGTTTGATGTTGAGCTTCTGTCCGACGGCTTTGCTGTGCCAAACATTGACTGGTATGGCGAGGGCGCATCAGATGCACTTGTCACGGCAATGGATGGGATTGCAGAAAAGTTTGCTTTTGGCAGGAGTGCTAGGTCAACAGCAAAAAGAGCAAGAAAACTTGTAAAACCTTCTGTGTTTGACGGAGATGGTGACGGTTTCATGACCGGCCGAGACGGTAGGGACAATATTCCATACAAGCCAAGAATGCCAAGGACTGACGAGCCAATCGAGATACCTGAAGAAATCCCGGTCCCAGAACCAACTCGTATCCCTAAGCCAAATCCAGACAGAACGCCTTCTAGGCCAGCGCCGGCCCCAGCACCCTCTGTTCCTCAACCGCAGCGTCCTGCAGTCCCTGCTGGTAGACGTGACATGATGCCACGAATGCCGCGTACCGATGAGCCAATCGAGATTCCGGAAGAGATACCAGTACCAGAGCCAACTCGTATTCCTAAACCAAATCCGGACAGAACTCCATCTAGACCGACTCCAGCACCAGCCCCATCGGTTCCGCAGCCACAGCGCCCTGCGGTCCCAGCAGGACAGCGTCGCAGAGAAGAAATACGTAAACAGATGATGGAGCTGCTCCGCCGCCAGTACATGGCTTCACGAGGCAAAGCAGACACGTATGCCGTCTATATGACTGTTTCGGAAAATCACGACATCAATATAAAAAGTGCACAAAATGTCAATAGTCGTGACATTGACTCGTTGCTGCTTGAGATGCCAGTTGAGTACATCTACGAATTCAAGTCACTTATTGACCCCGTAGCGGACTATCATCGAATTAGTGTTGTCGCCGTGGACTCTGGTCTGAAAATATTCGAGGCTTCAAAGTTGACAGTGGCAGCACTGGACGCAATGAGCAACGTCGTTAGAGGCTGGTAGAAATGTCTTCCAGATTCTCTCGTCCGAAGAAGAACGTCAGCCAGAATAAACCGCAAATAGGTTATTCTAAACCTGTAGACAATCAAAAAAAATCGTACAAGTATCACTGCATGGTCACGGGCGATAAACGCGCTCTTCCTTGTGGAGGATGCGTCAACCCTAAAGGTTGTTTATCAAATTCGATGCAGTACAAGGAGATGAAGTAATGGCTGAGACACCAGTAGTAAAGCTTGACGCTGACGGTGAAGTGGTTCAGTGTGCCAAGGGCATGGACTCTGGCGAGTGTGGCTACACACCTGGAGCAAAGGTATGCGGTAAGTGCGGCGCTGTCGCACAGCAAATGAAGTCAGCTTCAATTGGAGGAATGATGGGCATGGGTGGCGGACCTGCTGGCATGCCAGTCGCTACACCAATGCGCAAAAAGCCTCGCCCAATGGGTCCCCCAAGTCTTGACGACGAAGAGGACGATGACCTTGTTGGCATGGAAGGCATGGAAGAAGACGACATGATGGACGACGAAGACGACATGATGGATACCGAAGACGGCAAGATGATGGGTTACGACGACCTTGATGATGATGAATCAGAAATGTACGTCCGCCGTGCGGCACCAAAGCGCAAGCGTAATGTTGTTGCCATGGAAGATGCTGACATGGAAGAAGACATGATGGAAGAAGAGGACGACATGGAAGACTCCATGATGGCCTCTCGCCAAAAGATGAGAAATCGTCGTCTTGGCAGCATGGGATACAAGTCATCCGAATTTGATAAAGATGCATTCCTTTGCTCTTTCGACCGCAAGGTTTACCCAGGCGGTTCTCCTGTTTGTGATTCATGCCCTGGTGGATGTGTTCCAGAAGATGGAATGCCTTCTCTTCTTGAAGTTGAAGGAATGGCAGAAGACATGTTCAAGGGTAAAGTTCTTGACTCTGGCTACTCCGACGAAGCAGACCTATTTGTGGTTGACATTGAAAGAAAAGATGGCAAGCCAGTAGAGATTTTCTTCGATGGTTCATCTGGCGAAGTTATGGGATGGCACCTTTTGAACAGCGATTTAGTTGAAGTAAAGTCTGCGCTTGTAAATAAAGCAATGATTAGCTTTGGCGATGCTGCTGACATTGCGGTAAAGACAGTCACTGGTGACATCGTTGCTGTTGAACCAGACGTATTCGAAGGATACGACGTTTACGCAGTGGAGATTGACGGCATTAACGGCAAGTCCTACGACGTCTTCGTTTCACTCGATGGTGAAGTTCTTGGTTACGACGAGTACACAATGGAAGAAGCAACAGAGATTGAAGCAGAAGCTGCCGAGATTGCTCTGAAGCGTGCTTACAGCGAGGACACTCGTAAGGCAATGTCAGACAAGGGTCAAGCCCTTCCTGATGGCTCTTACCCAATCGCCGACGAAGCTGACCTTCGCAACGCAATTCAGGCTTACGGCCGAGCAAAAGATAAAACAGCAGCCAAAGCGCACATCATGAAGCGTGCAGTTGCTCTTGGTAAAGAAGACTTGATTCCAGTTTCATGGGTTTCAAAGGAAGACATTGAAAAAGCAAAGGCTGGAGAAAAGTCAGCAGATGACAATTTCTTATCAACGCTGATGGAATTTGAAATGCTCACCGTCGCCGAAGATACAGAAACAGAATCGGAGTAGTAATGAGAAAGCTTACGCCAGAGGAGCGCGAACAGCGCCGCGCAGGAAAAACAGAGACAGCACCTGTTGTTGAGGCACAAAAAATTGCCCCTATCGCAGAAGTTGAGCCTGATGCGGAAAAGGAAGAGGAAGCTCCCAAAAAGGAAAGCAAGCCTAAGAAAACGAAAGACGCAGCCGACGATGTTGACACACCAGCAAAACAAACAAAACCTGTCTTGTCTTTGTCACCGGAGCTTCCTAGGTCAGCTGAGTAACAAGCACTGGTGGTACTCCAGTGCAGGATGATGTACTAAAAAACAAACTGCTAGGAATGGCATCTTCTAAAGATGCAAAACTAAGCACGGCTCCTTCTTCATCTTCTAAAAAAAATACAGACGATGAAGTCAAAAAAGAAGATAAACCAGAGAAGCCGTCTAAGGCTCAGTCTGAATACGAGCAGTTTTTAATTGACTGGGAGCCGTCAGACCCATTGCCGTTTTTCCCACCTGGAAAAATTATCAAGCTATGCCACCTAAGCAATAACCCAATGGTTACTGGGTCGGACTATTACATAGACAACCCTGAAACAACTAAAAAAGCTTATAAACCTAATAAAAAAAGTATTGAAGAAGAGTTTTTAGAGGTTAAAAACCTTGGGCCAAAACTGAGTCGTGGTCTTTCTTCTCTTCTGGCAATGGTTGCTAGGTCTAGAGGGTTGTGGGTAGATGACAAAAATAAATTGCGTTGTCCAGAAGGAACACCAGCTGCCAACCAATTTACAGACATAACCGGAAGTAACTGCTTTATACCTTCGCCGTCTGCCGCAGCGCAAAGTGGTGCTCGGGCAGCAAGAAGAGCATTTGGTACAGCAGAACAAATGGCAGCGGGCATGGGGCAACGTGTTGACCGCAGTCCATCTGGTCGCTCTAATGCTGCAGCAAGATATTCTCCTTCAGACTTGGCGATGCTTCAGGCAGGAATGGACATTGGCGGAAGAATGGCGATGCTAGGCGGAGCATCTCCAAGCTTGAGACAAACACGAGGAACGGGAGGGGCATCCAAAACCGGTATGCCCATTTACTACATCGGCAAAAGAGAAGCGATAGCAAGAGGTAAGGACCTAACGCGCGCTGCGGCTGAATTAAAAAGACGATACTCGACAAGTGCGCAAGCTTCAGAGGCAATCGTTTACCCCCCTGGCTCACGGTTTGCAGGTCAACCAATTGGAGATGTTCTAAATAAGGCTGACTTCATGAGGGCAATGGAAGAATTCATGCCCAATGTTGACCCCAATGAATTTTCTGAATACTTCGACAATGCAATTCCTGGTGTTTTGAGTCTTAACGACCGCAGAGCGTACGTGAGAATGTTCGAAGCTTTTTGGCAAGCAACAATTCAGCAGATGACCGAACAGCCAGACGCTTACAAAATCATCACAACATTTGAGATGATGGATGACATTAACACTGCTGTAGAAATCCAGGTTGACCCGTTTTCCCCTAGTCCTCAAAGCGGAGGAAGACTGGCTGGTGTTGGTGCCATACAAATGGCTAGACAAGCTGGCCTTATGGCAGAAGGTGGCGCTCACGTAAGGTTCAAAATAAGCCCATTTGGCATGTGGCAGCAAGCCAATAATGTTGGGCGCAATATGGACAGCGACGGCTCTGGGTGGTGGGATAGCCGCGAGGGCAGGATGCATTACATCGCTGTTCATGAAACAGGCCACGTTGTCGACTTCTATCAAAAACTGAAGGCTTTTGGATTAGACCCTAATGCTATGCAAAGATATACGGCTCCACAAAGAGTCGTTAACGTACCAGGTGCTGGTCCCTCTGTTCAGCAAGACAAATATAACGGCGCGTGGATAATTGACTGGTCACAAGTGTCGAATCCTATGAACAACCCGTTCATAGATGACATGATTCAAGCTGCTGCACGACTAAAGGGCACCCAGTATACCGGTTCACGTTTTAGTGGCCGAAAAATAGACCTACAAGATGACATGAATGCTTTTTATGCAAACCTTGTTTGGGGCTTTCAAAACAACATAAACCACGACCCAAGCGACTTGCCACTTATGGCTGCGCTCGTTGGTGGCGCATATGCGACAGACTCCGGTGTAGAGACAAGAGCTGAGTATTTTGTCTATAGGCGTTTATTTGGAGAACTAAGAGGAGCGCAATCAGCAACACCTGGTTTCAACCCTTTCAAAGACCAATTGCAGAGCGGTCCATTTGACGCGACTCCAAGCGATATTGACTTGCGAACAACTTCCGCTAGAAAGAATCAGAGCAACAACCTGCTCACTCATTTCTTGGATGCATGGGCAACACAGGAAAGACAGAGAGCGTTAGAGCCTGGTGGAGCTTTGTATCAAATCATTCAGCAATTACCACCAGGGCAAGCCATACCGCAAAGCATTATTGAAGACTTTGAAAGAAACGTTGCCGCGGATACGTTGGCAAGACTGAACAAACTGGGGCAGGATGTTTTTGGTGTAGCCCCAAATCAATGGAACATCAGTGGTCGAATGGGGAACATCCAAGGCCCTTCGAGCAGACCACCATCACTTCATGCTCAAAGAGTAAGAACTGCTGTTCGCTCCAACAACATACGCACTACACGTGGCAAAAAGCAACCCAGCGTCAGCTATGGAATAAGTGGTCGGATGGGAAACCCAGACCCAGTAAAACCACAGCGTCCTCGCGAACCAGACAACGGACCATTTACTGGAAAATTCCTGGATGTACTCCGTGGTTCATCTACGTGGAAACAATTTGCAAAAAAATACCGCGACCAAGAAGTTGTTTTCTTTGATTATGAGACCACCGGGTTTGGTGATGACGGCAACATGCCAGTGCAAATTGGCGCAGTAAAAATGAAGAATGGGAAAGTTGTTGAGCGTTTCAATGTCTTTGTAAACCCTGGAATACCGCTGGGTGATTGGGCCAAGAAGAATCTTAAAGACGACAAGGGGCAACCATTGACTGATGAATGGCTTGCTTCAAAAGCATCACTAAAAGAATCTCACGAAAAGCTATTAGAGTTTTTTGGTGAAGATGCTTTACTGGGAGGTCAATACACTCCATTCGACCTAGAAGTTTTAGAACGAATACTTGGGCAGGTTGGCCTGGAGTACAAACCGGCTGGGGTTATCGACTCAAAGGCAATGGCCGACGAAATACTGCCACGATGGACACCGGAAAACCCAGATGGTCCAACAATGATTGACCCAAAAACTGGTGCTAAAAAAGGTTCTAATAGCCTTGGTCCTTTAGCAGAATACTTGGAAGTTGACCTGGGAGATGGTTGGCACACAGCCGATGCTGACTCTGAAGCGTCAGCAATGATTATTGAAAGAATGCTAGATAGAGCCGCATCAAGGCCAGACACACCAAGACGCATACTCGACGTTGACCAAGTGCCGCTAATTGTTCAGGAGCGCCGTGCCCAGTACGACAGAGACATGGCGGATTACTCAAAGAAAAAAGCCGAATACGACCAGTTAATCTCAGGACGCATGGGTGCTTCCCAGTTCGAGACAGCAAACGGTTCTGTATATACGCGCCAGCAAGATGGAACATTCCGCAGAAAAAAGAGCGCAATGCTCGGAACCACAATCGAAGACACCGACATAGAGTCAACATATGACAACACAGTATTTGTCGACGCTGATGATGCTTATTTGATTATGGCGCAGGGTCAAAGAGGCGCAATCATCGATAAAGATGGGGACCTAGTTGGTAGGCGATACGACGACACAGATTTGGACAGTGCAAAGTTCATGTCATTCCGCCGCGAGGGAGACGACTTCGATACTGCATATAAAAAAGCAGGTGGCACGGTTCAGGAAGAAAAAATACCAGCAGTTCGTATCAGCAGAGAACCGCAGAGCGGTTTAAAGCCAATTGAGTGGAACAACAAAGACAACAAATTTCATGTCGGTAGCCCTGTTTCTTCGATAACCATGGAGACAAGCCAGCAAATATCTGGCAGGATGGGAAATCCTCAACGAGCATCTTTGGCAAAAACAGTGCAGGTTAAAGAGATGCTTGCCTCGACGAAAAGCTCTGTTGGTGCAGCAATGTCGGATGAGTACATTGATTCCTGGCCTGAAATTGAATCAAAGCTAAATCAAAGCGAAATCCTTGCTCGTAAGCCATTGACTAAATCAGAAGCCCGTCAAAGGACTAGAAGTGGAATTCAATGGTTTGCTAAAGCATTGCAAGATGCAATAGGTGGAGAAGGTAGAGACCCACAGCAAACAGTTATGTCGCCGTACTTAAGAGGCGTTGAGCTTGACTTCATGGCACACATAGCAGAAATGTCTGAAGATGAACTTGAGCAAGAAGTAATTGATGCCATATCAGAGTTTCACGCCGGAATAGACCCTCGCCCGCATATTCAGGTATGGCAAGGGGACTTGACGCGCATTATTCAGAATGGCTACAAGACAACCCATCAGGTCGATAGTGACCACAGCAATAGTCCAATGAGAAAAGTCTATGAAGCAGAAATAGGCATACACCCCGACGTCCCTGACACAATGAGGCCAGCTTCTGGTTATATAGTTCATACAGATTGGCTCAACGCAGAAGACAAAGCTGCAGCAGATTTGGTACAGCTAGTCCCCGGCGCTGACCCTGAAGTCAATTTACCTGAATTCACTTCCCGAGGAAATGCGGAAACAATGCGCGGTCCTGTTCATGTATACGGCGGAGCTGAAGTTATATTACGCCCAGAAACTAGCGGAAGAACTTTTTATGGATATGGTGATTCACTGAGAACTAGGTTTACCCCTGCCAGCGTCGAGTCGGTCGACCCAGACGAAGTTGCTCGGTCGATTATTTTTGGTGGAACAACACCGGTAGAAAATATGCTCGATTTGCTTCATGGGAAATGGAAGGGTGACTATTCTTCTAGGCGCTATGAAGCAAACAGCCCATCAAAAGAGTATTATGAAGCCCTCGTTGTTGGGGGATTTGATGCTGCCGACATAGAGGAAGTAATAATCCCTTCTCCAGAGGTAATCCCTGTTGAGGTGCTTTTTGAGTCAGAATCGTTGCCTGGGCAAAGAAACGAAGACAGAATTGCAAGGGGATACGACACGGACGCAACCATACCTTCTTTTTCAAAAATGAAAGAATCTCAGTATTGGGTTGACAACGCCGGTGTAAGCGCCGAAGATGCCGAAATTATAGCTAGAGAAATAGCCAATAAAAAATTATTGTCCGTTGGTTCTAATGTTAATTTAGCCCGACTCCTTGCGGCAGAAAAAATCCGCAAACAACTTGAGGCTGCTGGAGCAAAAATGACAGTCCGCAACGATACGGGCGTGGACTTCTTTAACCCAGACAGCTGGATTCAGGACATGAAAGACAAGTCAATGGAAGACGTTGCGGAGGCGCGTATGCGGCAAAGAATCATGTGGTCAATCAAAGACCAGCTAGCTAAGGCGACAGCATGAAAAAGGTATTGGTTGGGAAAACTGGAGACGGAGGCAAGCTCTACTTTGTCATAGGCGGCAAGACAGACGGCATTTATCAAACCAGAAACAGAATGACTGAAATCAGTTTTTGGGATTTTGTTGACAAAAGACCAGATTTAGAAGAACTAACAATAACCAAAACACAGAAAATGCTCTGGTCAAGAAATGTCTCAAATGCGGAGTGGGTTTCCCGCTTTATGCCACCGCAATGGAGGGTTAGCGAGGATGAAAACCCATACAACCTCAAAGTGAGTCGCGCATTAGATACAATAAGAACTACGACAGATTATCTGTTCTAGAATTAGCCCTGCCGCAAGGATACCTAGTGGATACTTTTGAGAAATTTCTCTCCAATAAAATTATAATTGTAGACGAAGAAAAGGCGGGCGGACCTGCCGGTGCTGTCATCCCCCAGGAAAGACTTACTGGCGACGTACTAAAAGGTCGGGGGCCCAGAAGGGGAAATCTCGAAAGACTCCTTAGATACTGGCGTCCAATAATGAAAAAACCGGGCGGCTTCAGGCGTTGTCGCGTAATCCTGGCAGACCATCCTGAGCTTTACCCACTGGAGAATATCTGCGCTTGGTTGCATCATGAAACAACGGGTCTATGGCCTAACGAGGGATGCCACCACCCCGGCATGAAGAACTGCAAAAAGAAGCTTAAAAAGGGCACCCAGGGCAGCCTTTGGACAGACAAAGACTTTGATGACAGGATGAGAAAACTTACATCTAGGGCGACCAGAAAGAGTCTACAATTTTCTGGTGTAGTAACCCCCGATGAGCCGTTTGCGCCAGTAATCACTAATGAAGATTACGACCATGCTTTTAAGGTTTTACAAGATTTCTTTGAAATGGAACCAGACTTTTGCAAAATGCTCATAGACGAATCCAGCTGGGAGCATACGCATGGTTTTGAAACTCCTAAAATTAAGATGGTCCCGGTAGATGAAGACAGTATCTCTTTCTGATTGCTGCAGCGAAAAAGGGCTGCAACCAATAATCCAGACTCGGCACGTGATGCCAGAGTTAGCGCTGACGCACGTCAACGCATTTGAAGAGCCACTACCCAAAGACTCCAGTTATCGTGCTGCAGTTCTGTACAAGTGTGCAATGCAGCGCCGAGGCGGACGTCAGGGGCTAGAAGTAAAAGTTGGTTCAATCACGTCGACAAGCCCATTCTTACAAGGGGTTCAATCCGTTGGTTCAATGCTTGTCCCTGGAGACACTGCCCCACTGCGAAGCCCAGTACGGTCAGGACTAGCCAGGCTTGTTACCCCCGGTGGTGTTCGTGGTGCCAACCCTTTTGCTTATGGCAAGCCAAACCGTGGCTACAGATGCCCAGAGGGTTACCAGTTCGGCGGAAGATTCACTGACTCACGTTTTTCTACATGCGGCAAGCAGTTATTTGACCTTCCAGGCACGATTGGTGCCGTAATAGGAACAGCGCTTAGGCGGTCTGCAGATTCTTTAATTGACGGTTTTAAACCCACGACAAGTCGCGTGGGTGCGCTTTCTGTGTCCGGAGACATAATTCAAAGCAGGGCACCACAGATACCTAGAGTATCTTCCCTCAATAAAAGAGTAAGAAACTCCAATACAGAATCAATCGTCTCTGCAATGTCGAGCGTTACGGAACCGTACAGAAGAATGGTGCGTCGTGATGGATTTGTTCTTGAGCCAGTTGTTAGCAATGCTGTGCTACGAACGATTCCTGACAACAGAGACATGGAAGGTGCAACGTTCATACAGACAGCTCTTGAGCCGAAGACGATTGGACAAGACGAACTAGGTCTACTTTCCAACACAGGAATTCAGAAGCTTGTCTATGTCCTTAATGGTGGCTCAACCCTTAATATTGAAAAAGCCAGGCCCCTGACTGTTGGTGAAAGACGCAAACTCGGTAAAACCGTGAATGTCGCAATGAGGGCCGACAACAGTTCCGACCCAGCAGCAAGATTGAGACTTGTAGCAGAAGAAATGGGCGACGCTGTTAGATATGAAGAGTCTTTCGAGCAAATATCAAACCCCAACGAAATAGTTGTGGCAAAGATTCCTGGCTCGAACGTTAAAACACGTGTGAAAAGATGGGTTTATGAAGCGTTTTACGCCAAAAAACCAACTAAAAAAACGCCAGCAGAAGTAGATACAGAGGACGGCGACACGCTGTCCCCCGGCAAAAAAATTGACAATCTTTCTGGAGCCGTACGTCACTTAAACGCAGGCGGTTCTTTAGAAAATATATCTAGCGCAATTCGCGTAGAGGCTCTAAGACGTAGTCGACTTTACAAGACTGGGAAACTCAAAGAAGGAGTAATTCTTCACGAGCGTGCAGATGGACAAACTGTCTTTGAAATGAAACCGAAAAAAGACTTTGAGCATCTAGGTGCAGCATTTGCATCAGAAGTGCAAAGGTCTCTAGGTCTAATCGCGCCAAAAGTGAGGGTTGCTGGAAGCGGAAATAGGCGTCCGTATCTTATTGGGGAAGCACAGGATGCTGCCACCAAGGGCTCGCAATCACGTTCAGACGGTCTTAAAAACGTCGCTGCAGAGGATTTGGTTGGACTGGCTATTGCTGACTGGCTTACCGATACATACGGTAGGTCTCCGGCGAATATTGCTCCGGTGAACATTAGCGGCTCAATGCGTGCTGTCTCATCAATAAATCCGATGGCTGGTTTGCCGACATCAAATGCTCGAAATGTAAGAGTCAGAATGGATTCTTCGATTGATGATTTTTTTGGCCAGCAGTTGCGCGAAATGTATCGCAAAAATTTCGAGCGCTTGCAGGCTGAGCAACGCAAAAAAGCTTTACAAATCATTGCTGCATATATAGAGCGTGCGCAAGATATAGACTTTGCGGACATGAGAAGGCGTCTAACTTTAGACGGTTCTTTATCTCAGGCAGAAAAACGACACCTTGGAATTATCGAAAACCTTTTTAATAGGCGGCTTGAAACGCTTCGCACGTCGCGGGCAGCATTTATAAAAGTTCTCGGTCTAAAGTAAAATGAAACAAATTTCTCTTGTTAAAGACAAAATAGACGGGTCCCCTTTTGCTGTCCTCCTGATAGACAAAGGTTCTGTCACGGCATATGGCTCTCCTGGACAAGGAGAAGACTGGGCAGAATGGGTCAATAGTCAAGAAACATCCGTAGAAGAAATACAAGATGTTCTAGATGTTCGCCTGGTTGCTGAACCATCAATTCCAGCAAAAAAATTTAACGAGAGCTCAATCAGTAGCTACTTAGGTCAAGAAGCAATGGACTTGCTAATGGCAGAGTTAAATAAAAAAGCTCTGCTAGAAATAGTTCAAGTTAAGTCAGAAAGTCAGCCGCAGGAGTATGACGAGGAAGACCTTCCGGACTACACGCCCATATCGGTGTGGCCGTTGTCTGAAATATCGCTGGCTTCCATAGATGTTGCATACAAATCTCAGCTTGCTGATTACAAGGCTAAAGCTTTCAACGCCGACAGAAACAGGCGGGCGCTTGCTCTTGAGGTGAAGTGGGCTAGAGCTATTTGGGATAACGACCGTCAAGGATGGCGTTGCCCACCAGAGACCACCAATGGCGGCCAGTTCACTAACAGAATGGGTCTTGGTTGCACCACTGGTCTTGTTCGACGTCTTGGTCAATCTCTGATGAGCATTGAAGACAGAAATAAACTTCAGATGCAGCTCCCAGGACTAGAAGACCCGAGAGGTTTCCTGTATCGCTCTGGTTCATTAATTGACCAGCGAGCAGAAACTAGACAGCGTGAATTTGCTGACCGACAAGAACGTCGCGCAGCACGCCGCGTTCGCAGTCTTATCGAAAAAGAAGGAAAAAAAGAACAAGAGCGTTTAGCTAAAGAAAACAAACGCAAACATCGTTCTGGGGAATCTCTAAGAGATATTTATTCAAGTTTTACGCCAGACGCAAGCAGAGTGTCTCGCGCACGTGCTGCTGGAGCAGTAAAGCTTCGTCGGTTTGCATCCAACGTAGAGCAAGAATCACTCAGGAATATTGGGGCGAGTCAACAGCGCAGAGACCGCAGGGTTAGGGACGTATCAGAGGAAAAGCTAGACAGTAAGAAGATACGCAAGCTCCGCGATTTTGGTGGAAAAATACCTGGTTCAAAACTTGGAGGCTATGTCCAGTACGACAAGATGATGGCAGACGACAAAGGGCAGGCTGTCGACATCAATGGCGAACTCATGGTCCCTCGTGTTCTTGTGGACATGGATGAAATGCACTCTAATCCATACTACGGAAGAGAATTTTTAACAGATGATTCCGGTAATCAAGTAGAAAATTTCCATGCCAATCATAAGTGGGTCACCGTAGAAGAAGTACTCGCTATGGCGTCTATCAATCGCGCGACCAAACCAGCACATGACTGGATTGAAATGCGTAAGGGGCGAGGTTTCCCTGGTGATGAAACCATTGAGTTTGTTGAAGCAAAAGAACTTCGTAAAATTCAAAAAGACAATGGATTTATTGGAGTTCGGTCAAGCTTAAAAGACAAAGGCAAAGGCCGTTTTGACGGAGACACTCGCGGCAAAGGCAAGAAGAAGACAAAACCAGCGCAAGGCGGCTCCATCGGCGACATGGAATTTGAGCCAGATGAATTGCCGCCAACCGTCGCAAAAAGGTTTGGAGATGCATGGCGCGATAGCAGAAAACGTCTTGGTTCGTGGATTGCAAACCTTGACCCCTTGCTAGATGAAGACCAGAAAACACGTCGCGAAAAGCGTCGCCGCCAAAAAGCTTCAAAATCTAAAGACTCGAGCGCCATAAACGGTGCAAACATTCTTCAGTCTCTATTCTCTGATATTGATGACCCGATAGAGGCAACCGTGCGATACGCACAACTGTCCAACTTTAAAGAACCAGAGTTCAGAGACTGGTACGACTACACCACAAACAACAAACCAGTACCTGAGCGTCGCGAAGATTGGAACTTTGGATTCAATAGTGTAATTGGCGAACCGACACCTCATTTTGCTCGGCTCAAAAACCTTATAGACGGAATAGTGTCAGAACACGCCGCTGGCGTACTGATTACAGCGGACGACTCAGAAGACCCCGATATAACCAAATTTATTTTTCAAGATTACGACTTCAGTACAAAGTTTAGGTCTGGTCAAATTGGGAATGTATACAACGTGCGTGTTGTAACAAGGACTGATGGCGTTGAAGAAGTACGACAAATAGCTGTAGATTCAATAAGTCTAAATCGCTGGACGGATAATCCATTAGACGAGAACAGACAACCAATTACGGCAACTGATGCAGGTCTATATATGCTGTGGTCAAACACAACGTTTTTAGATGTTCCGGAAGATGTCGTAGAGAGAGCAGCTAGTGGGCAAATGCCTACGTTTGAGCTCGTAGAGCTTGCTGCGAAACAATGGGTGGACCCAGGGTATCACGGTGCTCAGCCGCCTGCTTTCTATTATGACCAGGCCACTAAATGGCACGAACATTACAGGGTTATCGGCTTCAACCAAAAGGGTGCTCCGCTATATATCAAGGGTGCAGGCGGGAGGGGTCGGACCGGGTCAACGTCGGTACATATCCCTGGCACATCAAATTCTGTCGTAGACACGAGAACCGGTGGTCTTATTTCTGGCCGCATGAGCCAAGAAACAATAATCACCCCAGAAGGTCAGCGAGCCCTAGACGACCCTAATGTGAATATTTGGACTGGTGAACAAAACTTTCTGGTGCTTGACGGAGGCCCTGCACCCGGGCGCGGACGCCGGCGTCGTCGCACATCTGGTCCTACGCCCCAGTCTCCTGGTGTTGTATCGCGCTTCCTTGATGGAGAAGGTCGCCAACTAAGTAGAGAACGCCGCAGCGCAAGAAGGATGCTAAAGGGGCGTACACCAAAAGACACACGCCCGATACGTCAACGCATAGAAGCTGCGCTGTATGAGAGGTCACGTCGTCGGTCAGGCGAGCCAAGACCCATTTCAATGCAGGCACCGGATATCGACATAAACGTTTACTCCGACGAGCTTCGCAGAATGGAAGAAAGCGGAGAGTCGATAGAGGCACGCAATGCACTTCCACCGATAGATGGCGTATATGACTGGTTGCTCCCAGATAACTTTTCCGCTGGCAATGATTGGTGGGGCTCTGGCGTAAACCAGCAACGAATAGACACCCTTAATGCTTCATTACACGAGCTTGGAGGTTCATTCTTCCCGCTCGTATCGCAACGCGATATTGACCGTTTGCCGCAGCTTGCTGAAGAAGGCAGAAAGTGGCTAGAAGACATAAATGACCCTGACAAGGATTCTGCTCCTGGAGAAGTATCCAACTGGGGTTTTGCCGAATGGAAAGAGTATGGAGGATATACATACGTTTACGATTCGAGGAACGAAACAAAACCGCCCATTGCAATCGTAAACAACGAATCCGGCACAACGCACATGATTGGCAAAGATGGCCAACACCTTATGACTCTGGTCACGAGAGTGGCTCCATCTGGAGAAACTGTATTTTTGCCCGTTGGCTCAAACTCGACGCATAAACGGCTCGACAACATCACTGAGCAGCCGGGATTCTTGCAGACAGTTTTAGGTAAATTCCGTAGACGCCAACAGCAAGACATAAACCCAGAGCAGATTATCCCTGGTCTTCGTTCCAGAGAACGAGCATTCACTCGTGGCGACAATACAATTGAGGACGTTCGTTCCCAGTTTGAGAATGGGACACCTTCAGATACGTTCCCATACTCATTTGCAACAAAGCAACGTACTGGCGCATTAGCTCCAACTTCTCTTACAACTCTTCAGGAGGAGTCACTGCTAGAAGAAGCAGATAAACTGCAGGTACAAATCGCCGATGACTTTAGACGTCAATTGGGTCTAAACAAAAAAGACCAACTGACCGAAGAGGCAATCAAAGACCTCATTGATGACCTCCAACGTCGTGGCAAAAAACGCGAAGCTGGAATTGCAACAAACAACCTTCACGACCTTGCCGTACTTGATGACATGTTGCAGTCACGAGACGTTATGCATGTCAACAACCTAAAGCCGGGCCGCAGGCATCTACTTTTAGGCACAAGCGTAAACCCAGTACCAGACTCCGAGCAAAAGCGCCGCCGCGCAATGACGCCAGACATGATTCACGTTTCCAGTGATTCAAGAGCAATGGATTCAAGGCTTTCAGACAGAGGGGACACAGACCCAGCAACGTCTAAGAGAACATATCCGAGTGGAGCAATAAATCTCTACGAACCGTCTGAAGAGTCGTTTACGCCTTCATCGCCAAGGCCGCAAACTGGACCAGCCCTCATTCCGGGGGAGGGCGATGCTACTGGAACAATTGTTTATCAAAACGGAATGTATTTTGATACGTCAACAAACCGTTACGTAGAAGACTTAAGTGGTCTCGATTTTGAATCAGCAGACTTTGTCCATGTTCCTGTTCCTTTAGAGGAATCTTCTACAAACGGAATCGACGATTTAGGCGGGGAGTTTCCTAAAATTCTTCTTACTTCCGGACCTGGTGCTCCTAGTCGACAATCGGCAGTCATAGCTCCTGGAGTTTCAAGCACGAATCCAGAAGCCGCTCTTACTTCTAGGCCAGATGCTGTTAATGCCGTCGTAGCAAAACCGAATTCATTTACCGAAGCATTTTACTTAGTAAGAAATAGATGGCGTCAGATTGCCGCAACAAAACCTGCCGACCAGACTGAGCCATACCGAAAGCTGACAGACAAGATTGGCGCAGACCCAGCTCCGACTGCATTTATGCTGTCGTCGCTGTTGAGCCCGCTTCTTTCTAAGGCAGACGGTCTGGAATCAGAAGAAGGCGTGTCTCTATATTCAGCACCAATTCATTCCCCTACGCTTTCCGGTAGCGACAATGCCGCAGGAATATTGAGGGCAATAAGAAACGCATCAAGAAAATCACCAACAGAAAACGGTCTTTTCTCTGATTACTTACCTGGTTCATCAGGCGACATTGTCTCGTATTCTGGTATGGCAGTTGGGCCCCACGCACCCCGTGGGCAGACGGTACTTGACGCAATAGGCGTATTTGCTGACTTGCCGTTTGAGACTGTTTATATACCGAGCACCCAACCAATAGCTCCAAATGTGGCGCAGCACAATAGTTTAGCGAATGCAAACCGAACATTACTTGATACAAAAATATTCCGGTCGCTGAACGCTGCACTCCAGTTGGATTACGCGTCGCAAAAAATGCGTCAGCTGCTGGATAGCGGCACACCACAAGAAATAACTGGCTGGAACGACACATGGGGTAAAAGATTCGGCGGAAGATTTGACATAACACAAGCAGATATTGAGTCTGTCGAGCAGCTACGTGATGCAGCGTGGCAGCGTGCGGCGGAAGACCTTTCGTCCGTTGCTAAAAATGCTGGTGACCGCAGAAACGACTTCCTTAACCAGTGGCGTAATCGCTCCCAATTCCGCCCAGAGAATCGCGAGATAGACGCTGAGCTCAGCATTGCCACCGAATACATCACTAATGGTGTTATTGCTGAGCAAGCGGAGTACCTACTCACTAAGCACATACTCACCAATCCACGAATAATGCAAAGCCTTGCTCAGTCCGAGCTTGTATCTTTAGAGTCGCGTTCAAGAGAAGCGAACAAGAGAATGGAGAGGCTCGAAGCTATACGTAGTGCGCAAACCGCACTAGGTAGGCGCTCTATGCCTGGGTATTCACCAGAAGACATTGACCCCATTGAATTATTGCCAGTACTTGATAGACACGGTGATGGTGTTGTTACAAACGCATCACTGCGCGACCCAGCAGAAATAGTCGAAATATTGTCTGACCACAAATCTCTTGGATTTGGAGCTCCTTTAGACATAGACCCAGCAACTGGAGAATATGTTCCATCCATTTTAACCGACGACCAAATGGAAGCATTGGCGCTAATAGATTACTCAATCCGTAGAAATCTAAGCCAAGGAAGTCCAGCAGATGAATACGGATATACCGGCATGCCGGAAGCAAACACCGTATTTGGACACCTAGAGCTAGACAATTTACCTCCAGAGAACCTAACTGGCTGGCAACGCCAATCCCCAGGAGCCGCTGCAGTATGGTCTCTTATGGAGGCTTCTGGATTCAACGGAAACCCACTATTGCTTGATGTAGAAGAATTTAAAGAAATAGCTAAAATTGAAGATTCATCAGGAAAACGACAAACTCTAGTTGTAACCAGAGGTATCGATTCTCATGGAAGAAACTCAGGAAGTTTTCTCACCAACTTGCTCCTAAGAGCTAAACGCTCGCTTCTTGGTTCAGGCGGAGCACAGCATGGAACGGGAGAATATTGGAGCGCTCAGCCTTTTGAATGGCGCTCAAACAGTGAGTCTTCGGCAATCGGAATGATTGTGCGCGGAAATCACAGGGTAGGTTCGCATGAATTGCTCGTAGGTACCGACAGCTCAGCAAGAACTAACGGCTCGAATGGTATCTTGTCGGATTTATTTTACGAAGCCACGTGGGCTGTTGCAAACGCACTTGGTGCAAGAGGTTTCGGCAGCGGTACAAATCCTAGTCACGGACAAGAATACGCAGCAGATATCCCAGTTAATTCAGTGAAAATAGACCCTGTTACCGGACTGTATGACCAGGCCGACCTGGATAACCTACAACTAAAAATCCTGGAACTGACCAGGGCGTTTGACCCATCACAAGGCCTCGGTAGCGCTGGCCTGATGACCCTTGAGAAGTGGGCGGACAGAAGAAATTTTGTTACAGATTCCATAATCCCAGACCTTGCTGGTGGAGCTGCAGCTTCAAACTTCGACCGCAATGAGTCAGCAATCAGGGAAAGGCAATTTTTAAATGCCTGGCTTGGCCAACACTTGAGCTGGATGGTTCAACTGGCACAAATGCGACGAGATGAGTCTGACCGGGTCAACGGAAAGGAAAACGCTCAGTGGAATAGGCGTCTAGATGCTGCTCAGCACTCCATCGTGATGATGGACCCAAATGCCAGAGCAGCAATGATGGGGTATGACGTTCTGATTAGACATGACCAGAACAGTCATAACTGGAGCAGCAGGAGTCAATACGACACAGACGCCAGTTATAGGTTTGGCGATTATGATTTCTGGGAGCAAGACAGCAGCAGAATAACACTCCATAATCCGAAAGTGTTGCTGATGTTAAACAGAACAGCCACTCCGATGCTGAGGCGTGTCCATTCTTCTCAGACATGGGCCGTTAGAAGCAACCGGAGCGGAGGGCATTTCCTTGATGGGTCAGGACTGACAATCGCAGACATATTGCAGGAGATACCAGCAAATCCAACAACACCTGAAGAACAATATATCGCCGATACTCTTACTAGGTATATAGAATTATGGGGCGGACTATGAAATCTATAGATAAATCATCTTTAACGTCAGACGAATTTGCAATGTATTCACAGAGCAAGTTAAAACTAAAACGAGCCGTGGAGGACATGTATCAACTTGCTGAGTTGCCTCCATTTGCTTTTGACAAGACAGGAAAAACTCCAGAACTTGCTGGGGAATTCATACAAGACATAAATGAACACCTTCGAGACATTGATGAAGAAGATTTCATCACAGATAGATATAGGCCACTTGTAGACATAAAAACCAAATATGAAAACGAACTCAATGAAGCTCGCAAAATACGCGACAGTGCGCCCAAGCTTGGCCTAGCGTTAAAAAAATGGTTTGAAGACAACAATCTACGAATGGACGAAGCGATAGCGTATTTCTACGGCGTGGATTAAATATGCTTATTGAAAACGAAGACGAGAAGCCTAGGAACAGAAAGCTTCGACGCAACAAAAAAAACTGGGAAAAGCTTAGAGAAAAACCAATTGTCGCTATCGATACCCTGTCTGGTGGCGGTCTTGTTTCAGGTCAAATATCGGGCAAAGCTCTGGGAGGACGCATAGGTCGTCGTATTGGTGGAGCCTCTAAGCCAATGGATATGAATCCGACTACAGCAAGAGACGCCGACATGGACGGAATGGTCTTAGAGGGCATACCAACAATTCGCCAAGGAAGAGGAATGCCAGACCCCACACCGGGAGGCGAAGTCGCCGGCCGAATGGGCAGGGAGCAAAATAAAGAAGAGTTTGTAGGTGTAGACAAGCTTTTGCGCCAACATTTTTCACAGTTTGCAAAGTTTCAAGAATGGACGAAAAACAAAGATTGGAACGCATTCCATAGAAACCATTTTGACTGGTGGATGTTTCCAATCCCTCTCGGTTCTAATTCATATAGGGATGAGTACAACATTGCCGGGGAACCGCTAGAAGAACTACGGCAAAACAAACGCTACATGGCAACGCTGGCGAGCGCAATGAGGATGTACACACGTTCAATCGGCTGGGACATGGACAGTCAAGAGTGGATAAATAACGCCGAAATAGAACGTGGGCAAGAGCCAGTTAGAAGCCTTAATCGTGCTCGCTTACTCAAAATTGCCCAGTCAGCTGAAGCTCATGGTCTAGATAATGAACTTAGCTCGATGAGCCACATGGTCAACGACATGCGTTCGAACGGCATCCCAACCGGAAATGATGAATACTGGAATTCTATTTCTGGAAGGATGAGCAATCCTGATAGACCAAATTTTCCACTTAACCCAAAACAAGGCGACACTTTCTCTTCAGATGACCCAGAAGATACAAGAATATGGAAATTTGATGGAAAGTTATGGGTTAGGCAAGACGGAGGCGGAAGACGCTCCGCGACAGTTGGGTTCCGTAAAGCCGGTGGCAGCGGGGGTAAAAGTATATCTCCATCAGCTTCTTCTATTAGGGCTGGTTCAGAAAGAACTGTAAAATATGGTTCGCCAGCTTTCGATGAGCTGTGGGAACGCCGCGACAAAGAAAACGAACAGGCGGACGGCACCAACCTAACATTTGACTGGAAAAATGAAGAGTCAAGGCTTTACTACTTATCAGTATTTGGCAAATTTCCCAATACTCATCCTAAAAATAGAAAAAAAGTGGGATGGGCAAAATTTGGTGGGGGTAACGAGCCTGGGAATTATTCTGGGGGAACTCACTCCTGGATTGCTGCAGTAAAGAATCAATTGCGTGAACTTGGAATTTCACTCGTCCCACAAGAACACCCTAAAATGGGGGACCAATATGGAAGCTGGATTTCTTTCTCCGGCAGCCCTGGTGCGTCTGCTGCAGAAGGAGCATCAGCAAAACAGCTGTTATCTCATCTTGCAGAAACAATTAGCCCTGATACATTCTATGAACACTTTGAAGCTTGGATTAGAAATCCATTTGTAACAGCACAAAAAAACGGCAAAGACGTTGGCGTAAGACTTGCTTTCAACAATGATAAAGAAAAGCTTTTAAATGAATACCGGCGTAGAGTTATAGCGCTACGAGATGCATTGTACTCTCATTTTGGTAACGAGGTTGACGAAGTTGCCGAAACAATGGTTAAGCCCCTAACAGACTCATCAGGAAAATCCAGCACCAATACTGGGAACGATTGGGTAGACCTAACAGAAAATGCTAGATGGGCTTCCAACTTAATCAAACAACAAGTATCAAATATTCTTGAACAAGAAAAACCTCGCAGCGAAGAACGCCTTGCATATCTTTTAGATTCGCGACTGCAATCAAAGCTACCTGATGAAATAAGGCAACAAATACGAACATCTCCTAGTTTTATTAGAGGCTTGCTTCAAGAAGAATTCAAAAACAGGGACTGGGGGAGAGGAGATAATTTCTCCCAAATAGATTTAATGCCCTCCGTTGATGACGAAACGGTGTCCCTGATTGAAGAATTAGCTGACGAATTTATAGAAAAACTAATAAGCGAAAATGCCGATGTGAGCGTAGTAAGTGACGCAGATTCTAAAAATTTCATTGATTCATTTGTTCAGGATTCCTCAATGCGGACATCCGCAGCAAAGCCGATGTTGCAGAGCAAACTCAGCAACAGAATAGCTAGAGGACAAATTTCTGGGAAAATGGGAAATACCCCAGAAAATGACATAGAAGCGAAAGACCTTGAATACGACCCCGACACGCCAGAGCATTTAGGGAACCATTTCACATCGAAACATGAAGGGTACGACGTTAGGCCTAACCCTGTAGACAACGTCTTGGATGCGCGCAATACCGGCGCACCACTGGAGTGGCTCGTACCAGGTTCGTATCACCCAGAAATAAAAGAATTAGTCAATGGGCTGACGGACAAGGTATTGGAGCTTGGGTTTGCTAGTTACCTACAAACAAATCCAGACTTCTACATGGGCTCTAAAGATACCGCTGGTCGCGATGCAGCATCGGAATTCAGAGGTTGGCTCGGAGGATGGATTGGAGCAACTGTTTCCAAGATAATGGCCTTGGGTGATTTTGGTGAAGATTTTGAACTAGACGACGGTCATAGGGACTTCATAAGAAATTTCGTAGGAGACATGGCCGACACAATGACCCGCTTCTCTGACATACCGCGTGAAGACCCTGACGGTCGTGGCGGCAACACAATGCAAGTGCTTCGTGGCCTTATTTCTCGTGTTCCTGGATTTGGTTCAGGGGGAAGTATGACAAGCGACCTAAGTCAAGAAGTAAATGACATAGCCAGCGGACTAGCAATGCGGGCCATACACGCAGGGTTAAAAATCAACAACATGCAACGTATGGGTATTAGCGATAGACGTAGGGCGAACCAAGACACACTTGACTGGTGGAACTCTGCCATAGGCGCTGGCCTGCTTTCTACATCTCCTAGCGATTATGAGTCGATAGACGATATTGGATACGAAAACCTAATGAAAGAGTCGCAAGTATCTGTGGCCATGCCTATTAATGCTGTTTTAAATATGTTTGCTGATAACGAGTTTAAAACGCTATTTGAAACAAACACCAGCCAAGGCAATGTCAACACTTCAGCTCGGGCCGCAGCAGAATTTGCGATGTTCGGAATCCTCCCCTCATATAAGGGGAAGAGGCCTGCTTACGGAATTTTGCACGTCGGCGGAATGACAGAAGATGCAATAAAAAACACGAACCAGTACGGACCCATAAGAATTGTCCTAAACCCCGACATGAATGAAAAGGTTACTTGGACAGAAATTGACTCACTGTCCTTGATGTCAACAGCTTCAACGTTAAAGAACCCGTCACAGCATGGGCTTTTTGGACAAAGGCTTACTTCTGACACCCCCTTTACAAGGGTTTCGGCAGCCGACATTATCTCTCTTATCGAGCGTGGCCGAGATGTATCAAATAGCGCAGACGACAAGAGTGCCATAGGTAGGTCCAAATATGCAGAAGCTCAAATTCATTCAAAGATAACTCTGGAAGACATTCAATACATTGTCGTTGACGACACCGACTTTAGATGGGGGGATATTGATTTTCCTCCATTTGGTCCTGATGGGATGATTCTGATGCAGGACGACGATGGTTATGAGGAAGCAGCAGATGAATTTCCCGATGACATTATGGATTATGAAGGATTTATTCAGATATCCAAAATTGCAGAATCTCTTAACATTCCCGTTGTTCTGCTCAGTGATATAACAAATGCTGGCGAAGAGGTGGTGAGGCCGTGATTGAGCTATTTGCCACCGGGCCAGGTGGGAGACAAAAAATGTTTAAAACCCATTCCGTCATGGTTGGAAATTCTCCTGTCTACTTTGGATACATACTCAGGAACGGCGAAAAAGGTGGAATAATTAACTTATCGTCCGTTGTTGCCTCTAATCCAGTTTGGACAGTCGTTGACGAATTTATCGCAGATACTAAACCAGAGTAGAAGAAATCTTTACAAAACACATGACTGATACGCAGAACATAGACATTGAGCAAAAAGACGTTCTTGGGGCTCCGCGCAGAGTGCGCACTACCGACCCGGACGTTTTCTCTGACCCAGAATCGGCCAGAGTTGCTGCGCGACGTCTTGGATGTATTGGGATTAGAAGATATCTAAACCGCTCAGGCGGAGAGTCATGGATGCCATGCACCAATGAGTCCGACTACAGAAAATATAGCGGGATAGGTGTTTCTGGTCGTAGGTTCCGACGCCAGCAGCTGGAAAGAGATATCAGGCAAATCACCGGCCGAGGCAAGCTTGCAAAGAAGACTTTAGAAGAAGCTGTCGAAACGAAAGCAAGCAAAAAAAATAACTACACAAAGCCGGAATTGCGCGAGAGAATCAAGCAGCGAATTATGGCTGGCTCTGAGGGTGGAGCCCCCGGACAGTGGTCTGCAAGAAAAGCGCAAATGCTCGCTCAGGCGTATAAAAAAGCAGGTGGCGGATACAAGACTGGCGGAAAAAGCAAAACGCAACGTTCGCTTTCTTCGTGGACTAAAGAAAAATGGACCACGAGCGACGGTAAAAAAGCTCGCAGAGGTAGCTACACCAGAAGATACTTGCCAGCTAAAGCGTGGTCAAAGCTGACACCGGCGCAAAGAGCGGCTACCAACAGGAAGAAAATACAGGGTTCTCGCAGCGGAGAACAGTTTGTCCCTAATACGGATGCGGCAAGAACGGCACGCAAACGTTCAGTTAGGGGCGTAAAACACGTTGAGTTTTATGACGGCATCGAAACAAAATCAATCGATGGTCTGATAGAGGAAAAGGCATTATCTCGTCGTTCTTCCAGAAGAACTCTTAGAACTCCTGGTGCGTTGCGTCCTAGATTGGGAGCAACCGGACAGGATATGAATCCCGCAACAGCGAGAGACGAAGACCTAGACGGCTTAGTTCTTGAAGGAATTCCCACAATTAACCGTGGTCGCGGTGTAATTGACCCAACCCCGGGCGGAAGACCGAGTCGGTGGGTGCCAAGAATGCGGCCTCAAAGGACGCAAGCGCCAACACCGGAAGAAAAACCTCAGCCTCGTAGGCAGTTGCTCCAGCGACCAGAAAGATTGCCAAAACCAAAGGCTGAAAAAGTACGCGAATCTAAACTTAATTGGCTCCCAGAAGATGCTGATAAATGGACAGAAGACGATGCCCAGAGGTTGCTCGATACGCAAAAAGCTTCCGGTCTTTCTTACGGTGAATTTGCAAAACAGAACGGACTTTTTGCTAACGACGTTCGTGAATCAGTAGAAAGACAAAAGTCTCGACGCAAAAAGCGCATCAGTGCTTTTCGCAAAAATAACCCCAAACTTTTTGCTGCTGTTAACAGTTTTGGAGCTGTTAAAGACGAGGCAATGGAAGCGGTTTCTAGAGGAAAAGTTAACAACTGGGGCTCACTTGTTTCATGGGCGTTTAAAGACAATGACTTAAAGCGCCAAAGACTAAACGACAGGGCGGTAAACGACCTATTTAACAATGTGTCAAATGGTCTTGACCCAGACGGAAAGTCAGATGTAGTTCTTGGTTTTGTGCCGTCGCGCACGAAACAAGGAGAAATGACTAAGACTTTTGCCCGAGCAAACAATCTTCCCGATGGTTTCGTTAGTAGATACAAGACTCCGAGAACAGCCATACAGCCAGCTAGAAGAATTACTTCCACGGCCGAACGAGCAGAACGTCGTGGAGAGCGACGCGTTGGAAGAATAAGCAGAGACATAGAGGCAACAGCTAGGGCGTTTGAAAGGTTTGACGCTATTTCCGGCCGCATGGGTGGGATATCAGGACGCATGGCAACACCGTCTGGCCCAGACTCACAGTGGACAAACCAAGAAAAAGCACAGTGGAAAGCCGGTCAGTGGCGTAAGAGGTTCCTCTTCGATGAAGCCCTAAGTACTGCAAGGGTTAATTTATCACCTGAAATGCAGGCACATATTGCCAAGTATCCTGATGCCGCAACTGCAGCAAGAGCAATCCTTGACCTATCTGACCAAGATTTAGACAAGCTGTTCAAGGGTCATAATGACGCGCTCAAAGCAGCGAACGTAGCCATTAAACCTCCAAGAAAAGATGAACTTCCGCTTCTTCCGTCTGAAGTTGCTGCAGCAGCACAAATCAAACGTCCTCTCGTTAGAAGCTTCCTTGATGAGTACAAAAAAATGGCACCGAATGGGACTTTGTCGCGTCTTGATGTTGACGTACTCTCTAATGAAGACATTGAAGAACTGTTTAATCGCTACATACTGCCAGAGATGGTCGACCCAACAAAGCTCGATGCTGCTGGTGTAATTGATGTTGCCCAGAGAATTTCTCAACCGGGCCAAGAAAATTCACCGCTGCGCCTGCTGGACAATCTTGCATATATGGCCGGCGACGATGCGATGAGCCTGGAAGCAAGAAGAAGAGTTCTTCAAGAAAAACTTGCCGCTGGTGTTGCTCAGGGAACCATGACCCCGGCTCAACAGCAGGCAACACAAAATGCGCTTGATGCCCTAGATGAAGAACTAGCAAAACTAATAGCTGACTACGAAGCTGGAAAGCCTTTAGATTCGTCTATACCGTTGCAGCCTTTAGACGACCCGAGGCAAATGCCAAGATGGGCTGGCGGACGTAGGGCGCTTAGTTTTGAAGACCCAGTAACAGCAGATGATTACATCATGTTTTTGTTGGAAAACAATGACATTGGCTTCCACCCAGAATGGGGTCCAATCACCAAGCCTGAATGGGAGAACTGGTCAGAAGACATACAGGAGAGGGCCGCAGAAGCAGAACGCGTCTATAGAGAAGGCGGAGAACTAGAAGCTAAAGACGCCATAGACGCTTTGAATGCAGAGTATCAGCAATGGACACAGGTTGGTCTTGAGGCAGGATGGATTCAAGAGCCAGAAGAAGACGAAGAGTTTGAAGAACCGCAGCCTGAGCGCCCAATACGTGATGAGTTTGGTGTTCTCGATGAAGATTGGGTATGGAACACAGAACACGGTTCCCCCGAAGAGCTTGGCGTAACCGACGACCCAGCAACGTGGGCTCAACACCCGGACAACGTCGAAGACGACGGCGTAACCCTAATCCCACTTGACGAACTAGAAGAATTGATTCTCAAGTATGCGCCGAAACAGTTTCAAGCTGACCTTCTCGAAATACTAAAGCCAAGTGAGTGGACAGACCCACACAACGGTCATATCGACCAAAGATACATTGACCTCCCGCCCGAATTAATTGATTATTTTGTCGGACAAGCAATGGGAACAATGCCGCCGACCCCATCAAGCTCAGGACAGATGCCAACACCAAACCTTGGTGGAATACAAGGTGATGGAGTTGGACTTTCCGACCCGGGCGGACCAAGACTTCGCAAGGGCATACCTTTTATACCAAGGAACATCAACTGGGACTCTGCATTGCGCATGTTCCAGCGAATTCTAAATAAACAAGGAAAACAAGCATCGTCAAAAGGCTCTTATGCAACTGCAAGTCGCCAGTATGACCCAGCACTTGGTGTTTATGACGACTGGGGTGCACTACAGCTACAGAACCAGTTTGTAGAGGCTGCAAAGGAAGCCCGCGAGCTTTACGTTACGGGAACTGGACAAGATTCTCGCAAAGCTCGAGAGCAGGTTTGGAACCTTCTTCAATCAGGAAGAACTCCGCAAGAAATAAGCCATGAACTGATTATTTTTGGTGCAGACCAGCCGGACACAAATAGGCCTCCTCAGCCAATTGATTTGCGTGACTTGGTTAAAGCTGCAGCAACACAGTACGCAATAGATAACAACATCAAAACTTCAGATGTAACAAAACTTCTCAATGCAGCAGACCAGGCTTTCAATTCTGATACAGCGCGTCAAGAGGCGTTTAGGAGAAGCCAGCTTGAGCGCTTGCGTGACGACCTAACCCGTCTATTTAGCGGCCAAAGCCCACAACAAATCATTAGCTCTATTGATGGTCTGATTGAAGAAACAGAAAGAAAGAAATGGTTTGCTGACCAGGCATACAGAATTGAACGCGGACATGATGCTCGGTTAAGAAAAGCCGCTCTTGACCTTGCTGAGTCATATCCTGTTCCAACCGCTCGTCGCGCAATATTTATGGAACCAGATGGGACCATAACTGACAGCCCAAGCCGTAGAGCAAAAGCCCTCTATCAGGAGCCATACACTGGCGAAGTAACTGACGACGACACGAGGGGATGGCCTCAGGCGTTTGATGAAGGTTATGACCCAACACAAATAAGTCGGGCACGCCATGCTAACCGCATATATCGCTGGTGGAGACAAAACTGGGGTTACATCGAGCGAAACGAAAATGGTGAAATTACTCGCGAATATGTAGGTCCGCTGCAGGGAACACTAAAGGCTCATCAGCTTCACGCACGTAAATACGGAAACGAAGGTCTTGCTGGAACAACTGCGTATGCAACAAGAACAGCAGATTCTCGAGTCCAGCAGCTTCGTGAAGTAAAAAGAACCATAGAGGGGGCGCGGCAAGAGGGTCGAGGCATGGGAATATCTGGCTTCATGCGAAGCGGTGGGCCGAACCTTTACGATGAATATTCACGGAAAGCAGCTCGCGTACTTGTTTCGGGACGCCGCAAAAACAAACCTTCATCAATGCTGCTTGGCTACGATTCTGACGAAATGCCAATTACAAGAGCAATGAGGACGGCATTTTCTGGAGGAAGTGGGAAGTTCCTTGGAGCATCTAATGAGCATTCATTTGCTGCATTAATGAACCCCGAGAACGTTGACTACTTTAAACATCTATCACCGGTGGAGAAAGACTACTTTAGAGCCCTCTACTCAAATCCAGACTTTGTCGTTGCCGTATCAAAAGATGTGACTGCACCGCTGCCGAACAGAACACGCGGTGCTTCCACCGTCTCCCCAGACGAAGCAATAATAAATGCATTCCGTTCGTCTATGGATGCAACGCGACCAACGATTTCTGGTCAGATGGGATTGAGGAGAACGCTAAGCAACGCTAGCAGAGTTGCAAGATACAACCCTGAGAGATGGCAGCGAGAATATTTAACAGCTAGAAATAGTTTCCGGATGACCTCGCCTTTCAGGGGCAAGAAAAAGCAGAACTACAAGCTTGAACAAATAACTCTGAAAGACAGCGTTTTTAAGCCAGTAGAAGGTCTTTATCTTGTAGATGCAGATACAAAAAATGTTATCGACGGACCTTTCAAATCAGATGAATTAGGTTTATTGGCCAGTGAAAAAGCCAAGGGCGCAGAAACAAGCGTTATATCTAAAAATTATCCTCGTCCATGGGAGCAAATGCCTGAGATTCAGGAGCTAATTGCTAACGGCGTGAGTAATGAATTGCGTGATTTTATGACGCTGGACTCACACAAGATAAGCGACATACGCAGCACTGTTTACGACACTATTGAAGGCAAAATTAACCAATATGCACTAGACCTTGATAAGGGCGTCCCACAGAAAGCGTCAGATACGGCAATATTTAGTCGCGACCCTGATACGGGGGCGCTAATGGTTCTTCTTATACAAAGAGCGTTCGGTCCACACAAAGACGATACCGGTGCATGGGTTCTCCCTGGAGGGTTTGCTGACCCTGGCGAAACCGCACTAGAGACAGCATTGCGTGAACTAGAAGAGGAAGTAGGACTAAAAGTAAGTCCGACAGATGCGCGCGTTAAGCAGATAGGAACAATAACAGCACCAGACTGGGATGTGCGCTTTACAAAAGGCGTAGAGGTCAGTGGTACTGCGTTGTTTGTATCTCCAGACGCTGCCTTTAAGGCTGGAGATGACGCGCTGAGAGCGCAATGGTTCCCTGTTCAGGATATAGCGGACGGAAAACTTCCAATCGGGTTCGGACATGTCGCGTGGATTAAGAACGCTATGGCTCTGGAAGTTGATGACCCGGCAAACTATGGTCCTGACTACGAAAGTTTAAGAACAGGTTTAGACCGTGTTGAAAGAGCAACGCGTGCTAGGAATAAAGAACTAATTGAAATTTCAAACAGCTGGCGCAAAGAACTGAATAAAGGCAGAGCAAAAGCCGACAAGATAAAACTTTTTGACGAAAAAAACCTTGGTTCATATTCCGCTTGGGAACTAGCTCCATCAGACGACATGATGAGGCTCGGCTCAATATCCCGCATGAGGCTAATGGGCAGAGAGGTAACTCCAGAATCTATTGCCGCGGACGTAGAAAGAACCCGTGAAAACCGTCTATCCAGAGTTGGTTCAAATTTTGGTCCGTCAATATCTGGACGCATGGGTGAAGGGTTTGAAAACAACATGAACGACATGCACTTAAGAGGCATGTCGTCTGACGAAATAAAAAATAAGCTGCGCCAAGAAAATGGCGTCAGTGAAGAGGATATAAATCGTTACGTTCTCTATAGCGGAATACAGTTGTCTAAAACTTCAGACAATGTTTCAGCTTCAGAGCGAAAAATGTTTGACGAGATGATATCCAGCGGAGGCTCAATTAGAGACTTGGCAAAAAAGAACAAAATATCTTTTACGGAAGCAATGGATGTTGTTGTAAAAGTAGAGTCTTCAATCGGCAATAGAGAGCCGGCCATAAATGCAGCATTGCGCAAAGCAATTATGAATGATTCTTTTATTTCTGGAGCAGAAAAAGCGGCGATGGTGCAGCGACTACATGGAGCATCGCGTGCCTCTGTAGCAAAATTTATGGGTATGTCGGTGGAGCGATACGGGGAAGTAGAAGCATCGATAATAGACAACCTAAAAGCTCGCAACCCGAAAATGTTTAAGTCTGCCGGTGCATGGTCTTCAAATCCAGAATCCTTATTTGCAGAACAAGATATTTTTATGCGTTATGTTCATGGCAAGCAGCCACTAAACCGCATAGCAGAAGACCTTGGCATGACCGAAAAAATGGTCGATGGCATAGTAAAGCGATACGCCAGATGGAAAAATTCAAATGCTCCTCTAGAGAGAGCAGCAATCAAACAATCAATTTCGCAGTTTGGTTCAGCATTGAACGCTGGTGAAATTCAAATGATGCGTCGCTTGTCGGACGGAGAAAATATATTCCAATTCTCCGAAAGAACAAACATGCCGAAGAAAGCTGCAATACGCATGTATAACTCGGCAATGCGTAAAATGCATATGGAATCCGGAGTTTCTCCTCTTTCAAGAAACTTTGACGCCAACATATATAAGGCGATACCTAAAGAGTGGATTTCTCCGTCATTCTTGTTCGAAAAAAATCCACCGAAGGCAACTAGGGCAATATCTGGCAAAATGTCAGACGTAGCAAAGAGCGCTAACAAATTTAACGCAGAAAAACGTTCTTACATGACATCCCCTATGTCTGCTTTGCGCGAAAAAGTAAAAGATATTCGCCAGGAAATGAGAGACCAAATACAGAATCTTTCATCTACGTCGGCTTATATGCATCCAGTATTTGGAGGGCAAGAAGGCATAGACAAAATGGCGGCGCTCGGTGCTTACATAAAAAGGACAATAGATGAATCTGTCCTAGAGGCTGTCGTGGATGCCGCACGAAAGTCAGGCTCACGGTTTTCAGGAGATAGAGAAGAAATTGCTAAGCGAGCAATGAATAAAGCTCGCAAATCTTTGATGGAAGATTTGTGGATGAAGAGAGAAATGATTGATTTTTCTCTCGACATGCATGAAATGATTGAATCCGCATCTTGGCCATGGAGAATGTGGCAGCCAGACAGTCCTGAATGGCAGCGCCATAGGAACATCCCAGAGCTGATGGAAACATACAAAACGAACACGCCAAAGGGTCGCCAGGCATATATAAATGCCGGCTTCTACATGCCGCTTGGCGATAATGAGATGTTTGAATTCCTAAATGCTGTCGAGGAAAACAATTCCATTAGCGGGAGAATGTCAAACCCGAGACAGTGGGCTCAATCTAGAGACCTATACGACATAATTGGAGTTTCGGAAACAGCAACAGACGAAGAGCTAAAAAAAGCCTTTAGAGCTAAATCTCGCGTGCTTCACCCAGACGTTAACAATTCTCCAGATGCTACTGAGCAATTCAAAGAACTTGGATTCGCATGGGAAACACTAAGCAATAGCAGGTTAAGAAACCAATACGATTCATGGCGAGCAGGACGAACTTCACGCCAATCTTCTTCGGCGAGACCAAATAACACAGACATTGCTGACGATGACATTGACGTAAGTCAATACACAGACCAAGACCTATATTTATATGACGATAAGGGTCGCCTATGGCCGCGGCATAACGCAAATAGAGACGACTGGCCTACCGCTCCGTTTACTCAGTCAACCGTGTTCCCGCAACGCCAATGGGTCGAAAAAGAATTTGACGAATGGTCAGACTGGACTCGCCACGGCATACAGCCATCACGCCCAGCAGGAAGTGCTCTATGGGGTGAGGGTAGAGGTACGCGAGACCTTGGTGGTGACGGTGAGATTGATGACGATGGACAAGGAGGACCTGGCCCATCTTCTGGACCTCGTGGGCCATTTAATCCAACTTCAGGTAGCCCTGCTAATGCCTACTTCGTAGAACAACAAGTTAGGCGTGACCTTGGTCCGGATGCAACTGACGAAGAAGTGCTAGCTGAGCTAATCAGGAGAATGACCGGTGGTGGGCGTGGCCCATCAATGAGCTCTTCTCCTGGTTCAATATCGGGTCGCATGTCATCGTCGTTCCCTCCTCTTGATGACAGCGTTCAAAAACGTCTTGGATTGCAAAATCTTCCTAGTTCATATGACCAATCTGAACTTACGAAACAGCATCCAAAACTTACGTTTGATGTTTACAAAGCCAACATTGGCGAACCATCTGTTGAAGTAACCACAACATTTGGCGGAAAGTCAAATGTCAGCAAGTATCGCTACGACAACGTTTATCGCCCCATTATTGATGCATTGGTAGCAGGAGTACAACGCCCTACTGGAGGAAAGCGTAAATTTGTTTCAGTTGGTGGGCCAGCTGGTTCAGGCAAGACTACAGACAGAAAAACCGGCGCTCACAATATCCCAACACCAGGGTTTGCGCTCCATGTTGATGCTGATGAAATAAAAACCCTTCTACCCGAGGCAAGAGCACTTCATGCTGCCGGAAACCCAATGTGGGCGAATGCTGTTCACGAAGAATCACGTGTAATAGCGGACCTTGCACTGCAAGAAGCGATATCTCAGGGTCTTGACGTTGTATACGACTCAACTGGACAATACAACTCTGGTTTTGAAACTCTGCAAGCAGCCAGGTCAGCCGGATACGACATTGTCATGCACTACAACACGGCAACGCCAGATGCGCTTGCGGAATCACTAGAACGCCGCTCCTTAACAGACCCACGTAGCCTTCCTGGACACTTCAACAGCGCTGTAATGGGAAGAAATAGGCAAATAATGCCATCTGTTGCAAAAGCAGCAGACGAATTTTACCTATGGGATTCGACAGATATATCGTCTCGTCGCCTTCTTGCTTCCAAGCCATCAGCTTCAAGCCCTCTTGAAATTAAGCATGAAGACGCATATGTCTATGCTGATTTTGATGAAGCTACTCAGAAAGTTAAGCGAGGTGGACGCCCAACTGCGCGTCTGTTCCAAAACCGATATGCGGCAGAAAGCCCAGAAGGAAAGGCAATAGAGTCATTCGATGCCGGCCAGTCGATAGAAGATATAGCTAGCAGCTCCGACATGTCAAAAGACAGAATATTCAACGTCGTGACAACTGGCGTAATTGACCCCAACATGCAATATCGCCCACCGGTACAACCTTCATCAAGACCTCTGATTTCCCCTGAAAAGAAAATTGATGACTTTGTATCAGATGACGCGCTTGAGTCAACATGGAAATCACTTACCCCAGCACAGCAATCAATTGTTAAAGATGTTTTGAACAAGACACCTGGAGCAATGGACGCATTTGAAAATGAAGAGCTCCCGATGGACATCATTATCTGGGCAGCACAAAACGGTGACATATCCGGAAGAATGTCAAGTGCCGGTATAAAGAAATCTGCAGAAAATCAAGCTATTTCAGGCAGAGAGAGGTCTGCAGCCAGAAAAGCAAGACAGCTTATTGCAAATAAAGGCAAATACAGCGAAATAAAAAAAGCAATGAAGGAAGCTTTTACCGGTGTAATAGTTGGGAATAAAGACTACATAGACAGAACAAAAACAAACAGAGGCAATGAGTTCAATGTAATTCCTATAGACGTGAAGGTAACCAACACCGGCGACGGAGGTTATGACAGGGGTGGCTATACCATCCCAGCAAACAAAACGCGCATAGAAATATCTGGACTGGTTTTCCCCAAACATTTAGGGACCAATCCAAGTCAACTTAACGATAACAATAGCCTTGCATCTTTTGACAGGGTTTTGTACTTTGACGACAATTCAGCAGAAGCAGAACACAAGGGGATGGTAGTAAAATTTCAACAACAGGGACTCGGTATAGGAACCGCACTAAACGCGCGAAACGAAGAAATATACAGAGAATTGGGCATATCAGAAATATCTTTGTACGGAGATAATTACAGCCCAGAAGGACTCTTTGGAGCATCACACTGGCCGCGCAACGGTTACTATTGGTACGACGAGGATGCAAAAAACAAATTTCTGAAAAAACTTTCTGAATCAGTAAACGATATTTTTAGAGGAAAGTTAGGCGATTCTGAAAGAAAAACCCGGGATGAAATTAGGGCGCTTATCAAAAAGTCGCGCAAAGACAAGTTTGGTGAAGGCGTTACCCCCGAAGAGCTATTGGCATGGGAAGACGATGGCGTAACACTTCCTGATACAAGAATTCGCTACAGACGTGCTGTTGAACCCGTATCCGTTTCCGGCAGAATGGGTGGCTCAATATCTGGTCGAATAACTCAACCAGCAGAAGGCTGGGAGTCTTTCAACAGCAGAAGAGAGATGCGAAACGCTCCTAAATATAGAGGCAAACCATGGAAAGACGTAAAAGAAAGTCTTGGTGGAGAGCCATGGCCATTCAAGGGGCAAGCTTCTCAGTTTGACAAAAAAGGTCCTCCCGGATTTTCGTATTTCAAAGGAACGGGCAACGGTCTCCAGCCTGGACAATGGGTTGACTGTCTTCTGTGGAGAGATGAAAAAGGAATATTAAAAGGAATTGTTTACCACTACCCTCAAGACCTTCCTCTTGAGAAAAAAGGAAATGTAAACATCTTTATTTCTCCAGATTCAAAACGTAAGGGCATTGCCAGCACCCTTCTGTCTGAAGCAATTAAGCGTTACAACGTCGATTTAAGGCAGCAGCGGTATTCAGAAGAGGGAGCCAGGTTCGTAAACCAGTTTGTGCGCCGTCTTCCCGAAAACTCTGGCGGTCAAATATCCGGGAGTATGGCTACGCGCTACGACAAAGATAGATACTCCAAGGAAGACGTACAGGACGCCATACTGGATGTTTACGGTCGCGGTCTACAGGTCGCCGACGCCCTAGAGGCGCTACGGAACGAGTACGACATACTTATGGACCGTACAGATTGGACAGCACGGTTGACGCGCATGCGTAAGGCTGGGATTCTCGAGAGCTACCGCCTTCCCAACAAAGAACAAACGGCTAGAAAAATTAAAAAAAGCTTGACACAAAAATTTGTTGACAAACGAATTAGAGAAGTACAGCGTTTGATTAAATCAAGACCGAACTTGACCCATAAAGAAATTGCAGAAATAATCAACACAATGCCAATTCCTGACGGAGTGAACGTAGCCAGAATGACAACAGGCAACGTCACAAACATTTTAAGAAAAGGTGCATGACGATGGAAAACAACATTCTTTCCGATGACATTGAAAAGATTTATCTTGCTGCAATACGAGATGAAGATATGTCTAAGTATGGTGTCAAACAAACTCCAGAAAACATCGCCATGTACTGGCGAATGCGCTTTGCTGCCAACGATTTAGCTAAATCTGGCGACGCTTTACAAGTTCCAAATTAATACTGTTTTCTTGCAATACTTCCACTACAACAGATATTAGGTTTGGTACATTAGGTATCAGGAAACAGGAGCTGGGTGCTTACCTAAGCAGATGTATCTGACCCAAAATTCCAAAAATCCAAACTTTCTAAGGAGAAAGACAAATGTCTTACGACGAAGCAAGAGTACGCGAACTACAAGGCGCACTCAGAACAAAAATGGCCGAGAACAAGTCAATTGCTGATTCGTTCAAGGTTGAAGATGGCACAGTTGTTGTGTCTTCAGAACAAAAGTCCGCATTCGATTCAAACATGCGCGACATCCGTGAAATCCGCAGCCTCATCGATGGCCTAGAGCAGATGAAGGATGTTGACGGATGGAGCCGCGAAGAGGGTAACTCTGTCGCAGTTGAATACAACGCCAAGAGTGCAGAAAATGCACTATACGAAGCAGCTCGCGATATGGGCTTCAAGTCAATTGGTCAAATGTTCACCGAATCCCCAGAGTTCAAGTCACTTCAGGGTGGCAAGAATGGTGCAAACATGATTTCGCCTTGGCAGGCTGGTTTGTCACTGACAAACTACGGCGTCAAGGACGTTTACTCAGCACTTCCATCAGGAACACCTGGTTCGTTCGGTACCATTCAGCGTGACCCAATCGTCACCCCGCCAACACGTACCAAGCGCGTTCGTGACCTCTTCCCAACCCGCACAACGACAGCTGCTGTCATTGAGTACTTCCGCCAGCTTGGTTTCACAAGCGCCGGCGGCGGCACAAATGCTGCTGCTTCAGTTGCTGAGCGCAATGGTGGCAATACTGCTTTTGGTGCTAAGCCACAGTCGAGCATGGTGTTCGTCGGTGAGCAAGCCCCAGTACGCACACTTGCACACTGGGAAGCTGCACACCGCAACGTTCTTGCAGACGAGCCACAGCTCCGCAGCATTATCGACAACGAACTCATGTACGGTCTCCGTCTTCTTGAGGACTCTCAAATTCTTAACGGTGACGGCACCGGCGAGAACCTTCAGGGTGTTCTTCAGACCACGGGCATCCAGGAGTACGCATGGTCCGAAGGTGCTCACTTGCCAGTTGCTGACAACAAGGCTGACGCAATCCGTCGTGCTGCGACACTGTCATTCCTCTCGTACTACGAGCCAACAGGCGTGGTCTTGCACCCGAACGACTGGGAAGACATGGAACTCGCAAAGGACGACCAGGGTCAGTACCTCGTTGCTGTCTCGGTAGCTCTTGGTGGAGAACAGCGTATCTGGCGCATGCCAGTTATCGACACCCCAGCAATCGCAGAGGGCACAGCTCTCGTCGGAGCTTTCGGCACCGGCGCACAGTTGTACGACCGCGAGCAGGCAAGCATCCGCATTTCAGAGCAGCACGCAGACTTCTTCGTGCGCAACGCAATTGTGGTTCTTGCTGAGCAGCGTCTTGCTCTTGCAGTGAAGCGTCCAGAAGCATTCGTCAAGGTTGACTTCGACGCAGCACCAACTGCCTAATAACAAACAAAATCAATAGTAGGGCCCCCGGGATAAAACCCGGGGGTTTTGCTTTTGTGGGATAATTGCTATATGAACGAAAGATATTGGTACGGTGCCGAAGTACTTAAGGTAATAGACGGTGACACGCTAGATTTGCGTATAGACCTAGGGTTTGATATACACCACAAAATACGTGTTCGTCTGTATGGCGTTAATACCCCAGAGTCGAGAACATCAAACAAAGAAGAAAAAGCTCTTGGTGTTAAAGCCAAGGACTTTACCTCCGACTGGCTAACAAGTCATAAATGGGTATATGTGAACACAATCCCAGACAAAAACGATAAATACGGCAGAATCTTGGCAAAAATATACAGCTCTGAAGACGTAAATGACCCAGCTACAGCATGCTTGAATAACGACATAATTCAATCAGGACTAGCGAGAGAATATTATGGCGTCGGCAATAAGACTTGGACGGAATTCAAATGAAAGATAGCAACGCAATTATGAACATCATTGCATCCCTAATGAGCGGAGGCAATATAAGGATAGTCAAGGTCACAGAGCAAGCACCCGTACTCCAGCAAGAAGAAAAAGAACTGGCTGAAGCTTTGGTTTCAATTGCCAAAAGGCACGGCAAATTCAACCAAGACGGCAAAGGCATATGGGCCGGATATAAAAGCGCCGCTGAAAACCAGAAAGCTTCAATCGGGGTTAAGTGCTCAAACTGCGTACTGTACGAGGGCGGAAGCTCTTGCAAAATCCTGGCAATGCCCGTAGAATCTAATGGAAAATGCAGGTTTGCTGTCATTCCTGACGGAGTAGTCAAAGGTTATAAATGAGAAAATCAAAGCGTGGCTCTGACGACATATCGGGCCAAATAAGAGATGAAGTAGACGCACTAGAAAGAGAAATAGCTTTCCTTAAGCGCGAAATTGAATCCATAACCAACAGTTTAAAGTTCTATCTTAATCGCCTAGAAGAAGTTGAGTCTTCCCGACGGATTGGGTACTCCAAAGCTATATCAGCAAAGGATGGAGAAGTATCTAACGCCGGTATATCTAGCTATCTCCCTTCTGTAGGGCAGATTGCGCGACAAATTGGCGACATAACCAATAAATAGAAAAAGGCCCGGGCTGTTACACCCGGGCCATTCTCCTTGTCGGGTATTAGAGACCCTGAATGGCGTGTGTGGAAGCCGAGTCCTTGTCTTCGTAGGCAATTGCGACTGTGAAGCCGGTACCAGCAGTACCGGAACCAACCTGGTCTACATCTACAGTGATTACATCGCCGGCTGAAAACTCAACAACCTGTGCAGTTCCAGTTGTTGCAGTTGTTGCAGCTGCCGCCACTGTAGGGCGGTTTGCCTGAGTGGTGAAAATTGTTGTTCCACCGATATTCACATCGAGAATCACAGAAGAACCTACAGATGCGCTGATAAGAGCAGCTGTAACTTTTACGATTTTGCCGTCACATGGGGCTACCATGCGTGCCTTCGTACCTGTTGCTAAAACCTCGTCTGATGTGAGAGTGAAAATTGAAAATGGAATTGTTGCCGGCATTTGAGCTCCTTATTGTCGGTGGGATTGTCCCCACACAATAATACAGCACGCGAGAATAATGCGGTGGAGCTACTTTAAGTAATGGTTACGCCATTGTGAAGGGGAGTGGGATTCTTCAATCGAGGCACGATGTTCCTCGTCTTCATAGAGACGAATAATATGAATACACGGGTCCAATCCTTCATCAAACTCTTCATCTTCGCCTGGCGATGTTGGTAATCCATCGTGTGTATAACACACTGGCGGACCAGCCCATCCACGTGCAATACCCATAGACATCCACTCTTTAAAAGAAATTTCTTTCTTTTCGTAGTGTGAGTGGTCCATGTTTGGAGCGTCTTTCCCTACCATTTTTATCTTGCCCTTCTTATGCATGAATCGCATGTTACGAGTTCTTTATTGTGTGTTATCTGTTCCTTGGGTGGGTTAACCCAAGCACAGACAGTGACATCCACTATTGAAATGTCATCTTTATCGATTCGCTCTCCGAACCATAAGTGAATATGCTTTACTTCAAGTTTTTCGATTTTATTAGCTCTCGAGTACACGCCCATTACTTTACTCCGGATACCGGCCAGAAGTGGCCTTCCAATGATGCATTCCACCATTATTGTACAAGTGCAGAGCGACAGCAATGTTGCATTCAGGCTTGAGGAGAACTGTCATATCTCCTCGTTTTGACTTGCAGACCTGCGCCGTTACCGTTACCCATGAGCTATTAATTTGCAATAGACCACTGTCGTACGACTTCACGGCCTTGCATTTTTTGTATTGAACTGCAGGGGCAAGATTGCAGTCCTTATGGCTCATCCCTTTTCTGTAGTTCCAGCCAATGGCTTTGGAAATACAGCGCGACTCTCGCCACATGATGTAAGAAAAATCCTTAACAGGCAATTTGTATTGCTTGAGCATTTTCTCCCACTTCGGGCAACGTTTTTCTGGAGCAGTTTTATTGCTGCTAACACTTTGTGCTGTAACCCCACCGGACAAGTAAGGAATTGTGTCGTACGTCTGGATATTGTGTTTTTTAATGTATTTACGATGCGCTTGACGAGTCTTTGGCCCGTACCAGCTGTCCACCTTTAGTCCCAAAAAGACCTGCAAGTCGTGAACCGCTTTACTCTTTTCGTTCATCGTAAACTTAAAGTGCACAACATCTTTGTAGTTTTCGTAGTAGTACATCTTTGGCTTGTCCATGCGGTATTTACCGCTTGACTTGGACTTATAGCAACCCCAGCCGCCGAGACCAACTGGGTTTTGGTCCCACAGGTACTGAGCTGGGACACCTTGGCGTCGCGCCCAATCTGGGTCACGCTGAACCAACTGCTGGTAGCCCTCAACGGCAATACGGTTAGCGACAATTATCTGCTCTTCTCGCGTTGCCTTGTCTGGGGTGGGGGCAAATTGCTCTCCACCAAAACGCTCCCATGTCCCCATTTCTCGCTTGGGGAATTTGCTGTTGTTCATGATTCCGAGACCACCAGCCCATCGACCGCCATTTTGCCAATTCTGCGCTGTTTCGCACTGGGCTAGCTTGTCCCAAAATTCATCTGTTGGGTATGCGTGCTTGCGTTCTGTGGACGATTTTCGAAGGTCAAAATTTGAAGAACTAGTGGGGGTCTCCCATGCACGCGAATCAAGTGCTGACCGGCTAACCACCCCCTCTCCTAAAGAAGGGCTGGCGGACAGCTTTGCCGGTGCTGTCCCAATAACAACAATACTTAACAGGAGGATAGCGAATACACGCTTTGCTTTATCCAATGTTCGTTCCTTTGTTCGGCGAATATGACTCCGGCGCACCGGGCTAGTTAATACTTATCTATCTATTATACCCCAAGGGCAGAATTTGTTGCACCTTATTTAGGTAACAGTTAACAATATTCCGCCCTGAAGTCCTTGTTATATATGGAAAAACCGGCTGTGACCAAAGTCACAGCCGGTATCCGAGGCTCAGAACGGTTCTTCGTCGGCCAAATCTTCGCGGCGCGCAGCTGGACGAGCTGGCTTTTTAGCCGCTGTTTGTGGTGCCTTGCGTGATGCTGTCGCAACAGAGTCGTCTGCAATTCCAGCAGAGTTTCCACCACGACGGCGCTCAACGCTTTCGATTGCCATGGAGTGGATTCCGATGTTGTCAGCAGTGATAATCACCTTGGAGCGCTTTTCTCCGCTGTCCTTGTCTTCCCAGGACTGCTGCTCGAGCTTGCCAACGACAACAATGCGAATTCCTTTTTCGACAACGCGTGCAATGTCTTCCGCTGTGTAGCGCCAGCCTTCTACTGTGAAGTACGAGACTTGCTCCTTCTTCTCTCCACTCTCATCATTCCAGTAACGGTTGACGGCAAGACCAAATGTGGCTTTTGCTGTTCCGTTCTGGAAATACTTAAGTTCTGGGTCGCCAGTGGCGTTCCCAATCAATGTGACCTGAGTAGTCATTTTTTTTCTCCTCATGTTGTGGCCGTAGCCGATGTGGAACTAACTATAGCGCCAGTGATAGAGTGTTGCAATGTCAAACGACCAGAAATTTTCCCAGGCCATTTCGGCCATCCAAAACCATATAAAAGAAGAGTTTCTAGACATGACGGACCCTGGAGACTTGTCCGACAAGGACCTTATTGAACTAGACAACTCTATGGGCGAGCTGGCCAGAGCGGTTATCCATATCCTCGGCTTAGAGTTGATAGAAATTAAATCCGAGTCTAAGTTCGTCGTAGCTTTGTCTTTGCAGACAACTGAAAATATGGAATTATGATTCACGAAAGTCTTTCTAGCCTTGCTCTCCCAATAGAGTCGTTGCTACCTCTCGAAGGAAACCCCAGACGAGGCAACGTTGATGCGATAGCTGCCTCATACAATGAGTTTGGCCAGGTAAAGCCAATTGTCGTGAAAGATAACGATGATGGTACTTATACCGTTCTTGCTGGGAACCATCAACTACAGGCGGCCAAGTCTCTTGGGTGGACTGAAATGGCGGCAATAGTTCTTGATGCCGACGACAAAGCGGCAATAGCGTTTGCCATTGCAGACAACCGAACTGTTGAATTAGGACACACGGATGAAACGGCGTTATTCGAAATGCTGTCTAGCGTGTCAGATGACTATTCATATCTTTTTGAACAGTTGCAGTGGGATGATTTTGAAATAGCCGCCCTGTCAGAGCATGCAGAAAAATATGACGAAGACTACGTTCAGGGGTATGTTGCTCCAGAGATAGTTAGACCGATAGAAGCCGTCGCAGCACTTGACCCAAGTACTGGAGAGAAGAGGCTTGAGGCAAGGCCGGACATTGACACTGGCGTTGCTGTGTCGCAAGGAAGTACGGCTATTACATCCGGCGGAACAGAAAAAGCAGTAGTTCAATACACTTTGGTGTTTGATTCTGCTGCACAGCAACGTAGATGGTATGACTTTATTCGTTATCTAAAGTCTTCTGCCGTATATGGCGGCGACACAACAGCAGAACGTTTATTCGAATTTATAGAAGCTCACTCCGACTTCTAATTATTCCCACATATCATTGTGGTCACGCTCTAAGCGCGCGATGCCGTACTTAGCAGCAACAAACAATGCAATGCAAGCTGCAAACAACTGAAAAGTTTTAGTCTTTATAAGATTCACGGTCCCTGCAGTTTAGCTCTTCGAGCTTGTCTCTCATGACTTTCACGAGGTATTTTTCGCGCCATCTATCTCGCGACTCCGTCATTATGCGCAGCTCATTGTTCAATTTTTCGGTCTTTTTGTCTGACTTAAAGTTGGTCAGACGTCCGAGAACAAACGCGCAAAATATGCACATCGCCAATAAAACAATTTCCATAACACCCCCTAGGTGTGACGCTGCTCCCGGAACCACTTGACCGTGTTTCGAAGATGCATAGATATCCATAAAAAGCTCATGGCTATAAATCCAGGCTTATTGAAAATTATAGAGTATGCAAGCCATGGTAGGGAGTGCACCAACACCAGAGCCCATCCCCACCATTTTCTGTTGCCGACATTCCACATGCCAAAAACACCAAGGAACTCCATCCCAAGAAGGACCCATGTCCATGTTGTTTCGCTCATGTCATCTCTTTCGCTTTTTGTTTCCCGCTGCAAATCCAATGAAATAACCGACGACACAGCCTATAAATAGACCACTGAAATACATGTAGAAATTCATGTCACCAGCCCAGCAGGAGTACAACGTACCCTAGAATAATCGCCACAATAGCTACTGCGGCGGCAAATTTTTGTTCATTTTCCATAGTGGGCCGGGTGGGGATTGAACCCACGACCAAGGGATTATGAGTCCCCTGCTCTGACCACTGAGCTACCGGCCCGTCTGTCAGTTTATAACTGATTTTTCTTTTTCTTGCTGGCGCTTTATACGGCGCTGGACATCTATTGATACAGGAAGTCCACGCTCCCCGCGTTGCTCTTCAGTTTCTCCGCCCCATATTCCTAGTGACTGCGTCATTACGCCGTATTCACGACACGGTTCAGAAACAGGACACTTAGCGCAAATCTCCAATGCTTGCTTTTGTAGCGCAGCACGTTTTTTCCCCACAATATTTGGAGAAGGGAAAAATAGGTGAGACTGGCCGCGACATAGCGAAAAGTCCATCCAGGTATTAGGTAGGTAGGTCATAAATGTAAGGCTATACCCTTTTTTGTTTTTTGTCAACTATTTTTTGAGCCCTTGGTCAGGATTGAACTGACGACCTACCGCTTACAAGGCGGTTGCTCTGCCACTGAGCTACAAGGGCAAATTAGAGGGTTTAGCTTCTTTCGTAACGGTTCCAGCCAGCTTCAAAGTAACGCTCAAACAAGGTGTTAGGTAAACCCTAACTTTCAGCACATAACCTTAATATGCCTCTAACGTTAATCTCTGCTTTAAGTACTATCGCTCTTACTTGCCTCATTTAACCAACAGCTGTACATGCTGCAAGCCCTCTAACGTCCGGACAGCAGGATTTGAACCTACGACCCCCTGCTCCCAAAGCAGGTGCGCTACCAAGCTGCGCTATGTCCGGTTGTATGGATGTTAAAATTGTATTGTACTCATATATCGAACGAGGTCAAACATGTCCGGAATTATTGCGCCATCAATCGTCAACTATGAATGGACCGTCAGAGACAGCGACCCTTCTTTCTTGAATGTGTCTTTTCCGTTCCGAGTCAAGATTGAGAAAATCTGGTTCACTACGCAACAGAATTACGGCCCAACAGCAGGTCTATGGCAGGGCGATGGGGAAACTGTAGATGTTGAGACAACAGAAAGAAAGTTGTCTTTGGCTGTAATCAAATCAAAGAACTCCAAGACACAGCACAATGCAATTGACAACCCAACAGACCTAGTATGGGGGTTTGAGGATGTTTTCACATATTCTGGCAGCATTGACGAAGACCTGAAGCCAACAATGTGGCTTGGAAACCCAGACGACGCAGCAGGACGAATCGGTGCATTTGCCTCTTCTTCGTGGGTCGGCGGCAATGTGTCAAGCCTTCGCAGTACTGCCGTGGCACTTGTTGATAAAGGAACTGCGTTCAACAACAGTTGGGATAACGAAACTGAGTACAACGCACGGAAATACGCCACAGATGTCGCAGTTATGAATACTGACGAGTTCCTCCAGATGTTCGTCTACGCCAATGGTGGCGACTGGACAGGATACGAAGATGATGCAAAGGTCACAATCTCGGTTGCATACACAGGCATTCACGATACAGAAGCGGTTTCTGCTCCAGCAAAACCATGGACAGCGTGGTGGAACGACTAGTCTTGCCGTATGGCAAAATTCCCATCAACATACGCATTAGATACTGGTGAAAAACTTAGCGACCGCTTCTTTGACATCCGCTGGTTGTCGTCTGGAATGGATGCACAGCCTAAACGTTGGTATACATCTGACGAAGAACTGCCAAGTAATGACCCAACAGAATGGGGTCGCGGAGAAGTCGACGCTGAAGGTCGTCTGGTAGTTAAGTACTACCGTGAAGAAGTTTTTGGACCAGAAGACGAAGTAGTAAAAATGTGGTTTGTGCTTCTTGATGGGAGACACATTCAGCCTGCCCACTTGATTCTTCTTGGATTCGCAGACGACAGATACCCCTGGGGGACCGTATTAGACGGCCCAGAGGCGTCTCAAGTTCTTGAAAAAGAGTACATGTCCTCATGGGCAGGCATGATTAACTGGCGTGCCGGTGACCCGATGATTCAACAGATTACTACCGCACCAAAATGGCGACGCAAGAGGATTTCTGTCATGATGTTTGGCGTGTGCGATGTTGTGAACGCCTGCTACGGATTTAGCCCTGGCAAAGTAATACACGGTGGAGCAATAACCACTGCAGACGGCGAAAGGTTACGCAACATATACCCTGGCGGCAGCTCCAGAATAGATACACGAATCGGTTCTGTAGAAAACAACCCTTACGAATAGCTGCGCGTAAGCTCCCACCAATCGCATAGAGAATCAAAGTTCAAACACTCTGGTTCCGAACATTGCAAAGCGTGATGCAGTGCTGTATGTAATTCATCACCGAGTTTCACCTGTTCTTCTATGGCGTCGGCGGCCTCCAACAAAAGACCAGATATATGACCAATTGGCGAATCAACGTCTTTGGATAAATTTAACCCTTCATTACGAAGGCATTGAATAAGCGTTTCTAATTGCATACTTTCCTTTTGCTGTATTGGTTGGGGAGCGAGGACTCGAACCCCGAACTTCAGGACCAAAACCTGGCGTGTTGCCAATTACACCATTCCCCATTGGCGCTTCCGGCAGGACTCGAACCTGCGGCCGACGGTTTAGGAAACCGGCGCTCTATCCGCTGAGCTACGGAAGCTTGGTGGGCGTGGTGGGATTCGAACCCACGCTTGAGGGATTTTAAGTCCCCTGCCTCTGCCGCTGGGCTACACGCCCAATGACTATTTAAAAGACTTGCCCATAAAAATGCCGCAGCACAAAACTGCAACATGCCCAATAATCATCGATATAAATTCACTCATTTATTTCGTTTCCTTTTTATTCTGGGATTTACGAATCTTTGCACAATACGGCCCGATACCTGCAGCGACACTTTGAGGATTGTCGAGAACCTTGCCGCAGTCGCAGCATATTCCTGTTCTTCTTCCAATTGCTATCAGTTCGTCGTTGTCTAGCATTCGAAATGTACCTGTCTTGATGCACTCAAACAGTGTGGCTTTATTTGATGCAAGTTTTACATCCGACCATCCAGACATCTCTATCAAACGCTTTCTCACTGACCGTATTTGCTTGTCGTTGCTGTTGGTTACGAGAGAAATTTTGAAGATGTATTTATATTCGTCATCTATGTAAACGCCATCCTCAATTCCCTTTCCATAAGGGTCATAATTCTGGTCAACTTTGATTCGCAATTTTTCTGCCGACATCATTTGCTTCTCAGTGAAGCCGCCATTGGTTGAGTAGTACTGGTGCAGGCTTTGAGCAAAGTCAGACCATGTCTGAAGCCCTAGCCAGAGACTCATTGAGTCATCTTTGATTAATTTGCTTGTTCCTGGACGTACATGATTAGTCATTGGACGTCGGGCCAATTTGGGCTTAACCCATCTGTTGTTTTGGTCGTAGGGCATGTTTTCCTTCAGTTTGCGGATGCTTTCTCATCACCCTGCGCAATGAGAAATTTTTTTGGTGGTATTGGAAGTCCGCCGGCGTTCATTCTCAACCAAGTCTTTTCATCGACAATGTTGTACGTCCACGCATCTTGCGTATATCCGAGATTTGCAGGGTGAGGTCGTCTATCTACTAGCGACTTTAATATTGCTCGCTGTCCGGTTCCTTCTACCGTAACGAACCATCTGTTTGATGGGTCTGATGTGTGCCAGATGACGTAAACGACATCGAAGTCATCCCCGCCAACATGTATTTCTCCCAGCGTCCCTTTGTTGTTTGGCATAAGTTTCCCTTCTGTGTGCCCCTGATGGGAATTGAACCCACGGCCAACATCTTATAAGGATGCTGCTCTAACCACTGAGCTACAAGGGCCTGCATTTAGGCCTGTATTCGTATGGTCAGAGACAGCATCGCTACAAGTCTTAGTTGTCTTCGGACTGAATGTTGGCGAGCTCGCGCTGGTAAAGCTCAGAGAACTCATCGCGGTAGTTGTGCTGCAGTACCATCGCTGCACGGCGACGTGCTTCCTGACGTTGGCGGTTTGCGAGATTCTCGCGCTCCTTGCGGTCGGCAATTTCCTTAGCGGAAAGCTGGGTCTTTTTGCGGCCGCGCTTTACCTCACCTGATTGCTTGAGCTCCGAGTATGAACGTGGTTTCTTTTTTGTCATTGGAATTCCTCCTTCGTAGATTCAAATATTAGCCTCTTGAAATACCTGTCGCAACCTATCCCACCATTTTTTTATTAGTTGTGTTTTCTGGGATTTCCTGGTAGTAAGTAGGCATGACTGGATACTTCCCTAAATACGACATACCCGCTCCGGATTTTTTAAAAGACCTCGAGTTTGGTGAGCAGGGCGAAGAGATTATCAATAAATTTATCCAGGACATTGCGTCCGGTCATATAGAAGTTAAGACCGACCGATACCGCAACGGGAAAATGGTTATCGAGACTCAACAGTGGCCTGGACGCCGCTGCGATGCTGAAGGAAATGAACTCTGGGTACTGAGCGGCATCAACGTCACAACAGCAAAATGGTGGGTGTACCAATATCATTTTGACGGCGCATTCGTAGTTGTTGCAACTGACAGAATAAAGCGCTATCTTCGCAAGAACTTATCGACCATGGAGAAAACGGTCTTCGCCGCCAGCTCTGACAATCCCGCTAAAGGGTATTTGTTATCTCCGGCGCAGGTGTCGGAACTCATGCTTTCAGATAAGTACGACCTCTAGCAATAGAGCCTAGTTTCGGCTAGGGCGCACATACTGGAGGGCGCGGCAACTCCTTTATCTGCGAGTTTCAGCACCGCGTATGGAACGGCCTAGGGGGTAATATCCTCCTAGGCTTTTCTGTTTAAGGAGAACAATGTCAATTGACGACCAACTAGCAAAACACCTTGGAATAAGAAAAACGGACATAGACACAAAGCGTCTTGCTGACCTAATTATCAGTGAATTTATATTCCACGAAGAAATGGCCGAGTTGACAATGAACAAAATGGCCACAGGGAAAGACCAGACATCAGAATTCGCAGCAGCATTCGATGTTTATAACAATATGGCATACATGCTTCGTGATATCTTAATGAAATCAGCAGATACGCAGGAGGACAATGCCAATACGTGACCCGGACAAGCGCAGAGAATACGAGCGCGAAAGAAAGCAAAAGCGCCGGCTCGAAAAGATAATGAGCCTCCCGGAAACAGAGCAAATTCTCGCGTTAGGCAGAAACGAACAGCGTCGCAGCTACTCGATGCGGTGGAGCCGTCAGTCGTCTAACGAGCCGTCCTGATACGAGTCATATATAGCCTGAGCGCGTTCTTCTTCAGTCATGTTTAAGGCTGATTGAGTAGGTCCCCATAGCCATTGGCCGTCTTCACGAACGCCAACAACTTCTATAAGGCCTAATTTACGCAAAGCTTCCATGTCTTTGTGTAGGTCTTCCTTGGTGTAATCATCACTCATCTGTATTTCCTTCTTCTTCCAGCAGTGTATAGATAAATTTATCCAGCACCACAGCGACGCTTTAATTTATTCATGAACAAACTCCCCGTCTGCCAGACGTTGCTGTATCTCTACCGCTGATTTGTAGCTGTGGCAATCTGCGCAGTCGTCGTCATGACCATCCGGAGGTGGACCAATAGACAAATAAGACTCCATCTCGCGCTTCATGTACGGCAGCAACTCTTCCACCTGCGCACGAAGGGTCTGTATGCATTCAGCAGCCTCGAGCATGGTTGTTCCCGGGAAATAGTCGTTCCCGTCGTTATCGGTAAACCAGTCGTCGAACAGCTCGCCTTCTATTGCCAACTTATTTATGATGTCGGTTACATTCATCCCAATTCCCTTCTTGTGTTTCGATAAATTTAGCAGGAACATGCCGGTCGCACACATTTTTTATGTACCCACAATGTATCCACAAAATGAGTAATGGTATCCACAAAATGAGTAATGACTTATCGTCCATCGGACTTCTTTTCAGCAACGGTCCAATGCTTAATGACAGAAGCTCTATATGCTTATCTGTCTTGTCTCCTGGGCCTCAATCCATACGCGCGCACCACACGAGTCAGGGGTATCTGACTGAACGACTGTTGCCGCCACAGCGTCGCAACCACAGGGGCAAATAATCTCAAGCCGGCGATGGTGAGTAGAGCCCTTGTACGTACGGTCGATGATTGCGTCAAGAGACTTACGAATCTTCTGCTGATGAACATGGATAATGTGTTTCATGTGGGCCCGGAGGGACTCGAACCCTCACTCCGTAGAACTGGTACCTAAAACCAGCGCGTCTGCCAATTCCGCCACGGACCCTAAGCGCCCTGAGTAGGGGTCGAACCTACAACCTACAGATTAGAAGTCTGTTGCTCTATCCATTGAGCTATCAGGGCTGGCTGCTACTTACGCCTTGCTGTCTGGATGAACATAGCACTACTCTAGCAGCGGAGTTTGGATAAATCCAGCGGAAACATGGGAGTTGTAAACAATATCGTACGCTCCCACACACACACCGACGGCGACGAGAAAGTTTACAAGAGCCCCGTAGTGGCGAAGTGATAATAGGGGGTCGCGCTATTATCAGTTAAGCCATAAGTGATAACAACAGTTGAGGCCGGCGCGCCTACCGTGTGACTATACTTTTGTTTGCTATTGACAGTTGAGGCCGCCACCCTTAGGCTGTATTCAGCACAATATATACGATGCGATATAAAGAAAGGCTGTGTATCTTGGACAACACGACACTCCCAGAGACGCTGTACCACGCTACGTTCCCCGACGCAGTAGACGCCATACTCGTCTCAGGACTGCAACACAATACTGATGGCGTGGTCAATTTGACGAACGAACCGCAGTTCGCAGCAGGATTCGTCGCGATACGAGATTTCTCCCGCATAGGCGAAATAACGATAATCGACGTAAACGGTGTAAAGACGCCGAACATAGACAAGAAGAGCTTCACCACAGCACAGGTGTTAGCAATAAACGTACGTCGATTAGATATAGATAAGCTGTCTATCAACGAGAGCGAGACGCAGGCTGCTAAGGCCGGCGCACTCCCAGAAGGACTCGTGTCCTATACCTACTCAGGCACGATACCTCGTGAAGCGATACACATCGCAGATATATTCATCAAGAACGATAGCCGCATCCCTCCGCAGTTCGAACCGTAGAAGCCCACGGGCGATACGGGTTACATCCATTCGCAAGCGAAGCCTTTATCAGACAGCCCGTTACTCAGTGAGGAGTAGTACGTCTCCTCGTCCTCAGGTGGTTCCTCGTAGGCCACCTCGTCCAGCACTCTGGCGAATAGGTTTGGATACATAGCGTCCTGTCCTCTGACCAGCGTCTTGCCAGGAAAGTACAGCTCCTCTTCCCATTCAACCTTCCTTCCCCATAGCTGCTTATAAGGCTTAGCCAGGAAGGTGACTTCGTCGTTTTCTACGTGAGTTATAGCCAAACATTCGCTTACGGGTGAGTCTTTCTCAACGTAGACTTCGCTCAGCTCCCTACCTGACGTTGCCTCAGGATTGGTACTTACCCAGCCCTCTGACACCATCGTAAAGGCGTCTACGCCCCATCCCTTCTTGACGATACATATAGCCTCGCTCACACGCTTGAACCGCTCTGTGTGGTCTCTCGTCTCAGGAGTTTGAGCCAACGACAGCACAAGCTCTAGCCCGTTTTCCTTCCAGCAGAAGATTGACATAGGCAGGTCTTCGCCAATGCCGTATTGCTTGACACACTGCTCCTTGGCGTTCACAGCACTCAGTAGCGATACAGCCAACTTGTCTAGGCGATGAGGATATTTGGCCTGTCCCATTTAGCCATACTAGCCTAGTTACGCCACGGGTGTGATTTGGCGACTAATGTATCCGTTATGGCAACACCAAAGAAGAAGACAGACAAAAAGGCCCCTGCGAAGAAGGCCGCTGCAAAGAAAGCACCTGCCAAGAAGGTGCCAGCTAAAAGAGCTGCAGCAAAAGACAGTGCTCCCAAGAAGAGCGCACCTAAGAAGCCTGCGCCCAAGAAGAAGGCAGCGCCGAAGAAGGTCGCCAAGGTTTCTCAGACAAGCACCACAACAAGCACTGTTGATGCCGATGTCATTTGGAATGTATTCCAGAGCGATACAGCAGACGTCAGTGCAACAGTTAATGGTAAAGTCATCTACGCAAATGATGTCAAGCCAGCAAGCGTCAAGAAGAAATTCCTAGCCTGGTTCAAACGCTAAAGGCTCACGGGTAACCCCGTGTAACATTATTTAATGAGCGACGCATTCCGCAATCAGGACACTGTCTTTGGCATCCCCATCCTCAGAGCAGGACGTGACGCATGCCCTGTGTGCCAGCATCCAACAGGAGACTGCGCACAACACGAAGACAACGAAGCAGTTGGTATCAATCACATCGCATTTACTGACAGCACTCTTGAAACAATGAAAGACACACAAACAGTCTTAGTTGAAGAGAATATATACGAAGACAGACAAATAACTCCGTTCACTAAAGCTCGCGTAATCGTGCATCACAAAGGAAGTTATGTCACAGTTGACAAAGCAAAAGAGTTGGGAATTCTAGACTGACTTGCTTACGGGTGCTGTTGTAGAATAGAGTCTCTCAAACAAGGGACCTCCAACAGAAAGCAAGGCTATGTCAGCATTTACACCAGAATTCCTATCTTCATATTCACAGAAACAAACTCCTTGGGGGTTTGGCGGTTTAGGTGAAGTGGTGTACTTGAGAACGTACAGCCGTCCTGTCGAAGGTCTTGGTCGCAACGAAACTTGGACAGAAAGTATCGTACGGGCTATTGATGGTGCTATTGAAATTGGTGCACCACTTAGCCAAGAACAAGCAGAGAAGCTGTTCGACCACATGTTCTATCTACGTTGCTCTCTGTCAGGTCGCGCGCTGTGGCAGCTTGGCACACCATTGGTTAAGCAGTTCAGTGGCACATCGCTAAACAACTGCTACTTCACAAACATCGAGAAGGTAGAAGACTTCGAACTTCTATTCGATTACCTCATGCTTGGTGGCGGCGTTGGCTTCTCTGTAGAGCGTTCCAAGATTCACGAACTTCCAAAGGTCAAAACAGGAGTATCAATTACTCACGAACGCACCAACGATGCAGACATCATCGTTCCAGATAGCCGTACTGGCTGGCGTCGTCTTTTGCATAGTGTGTTGAAGTCATATTTCGACACGGGTAAGTCTTTCTCATACTCCACAATTCTGGTTCGCGAATTTGGAGCACCACTCAAGACATTTGGTGGAACAGCAAGCGGACCTGGCGCGCTCATTGATGGCATCGAAGATATTTGCAAGGTAATGAAGAACCGCGAAGGCAAGAAGCTACGCAGCATCGATGTTCTTGACATCTGCAACATCATTGGAAAGATTGTTGTTTCTGGCTCATCACGTCGCTCTGCACAGATTGCTATTGGCGACCCAGACGATGTTCTGTTCCTTCGTGCAAAGAATTGGTCTACGGGTAATGTTCCGGCATATCGTGCCAACTCCAACAACAGTATCTATGCAGACCACTTCGATGAGATTCTTCCAGAACTATGGAAGGGATACGACGGTTCAGGCGAGCCATATGGTCTCGTCAATCGTCGTCTTGCACGCTCATACGGGCGTCTTGGTGAGCGCAAAGTGGACAACACCATCGAAGGCTTTAACCCATGTGCAGAGATTGGTCTTGGAGACGGAGAGTCCTGCAACCTGTCAACATTGTTCCTTCCAAACATCGATTCATTCGAACAACTGTGTGAAATATCTGAACTTCTTTATGTCGTTCAAAAAAGCATTACACGCATGAACTACCCATACGAAAAGACGACAGAGATTGTTCGCAAGAACGCTCGTCTTGGTCAAAGCATCACGGGCGTCTTGCAGTGCTCAGAAGAAAAGATTTCATGGCTGTCTCCTGCATACGAAAAGCTTGAAGCACTCGACAAGGAATACTCCAAGAAGAATGGACTACCTACGTCTGTTCGTTTAACGACGGTTCAGCCTTCGGGTACTCTCTCTCTTCTCCCAGGTGTTACGCCAGGTATTCACCCTGCATACGCCAAGTACTACATCCGTCGCGTTCGCTTTGGTGCTGCCGACCCGCTTGTTGCGGCATGTCGTGCTCGCGGGCACAAGGTGCAGTGGGACATCGGCCTTGACGGTCGCGAAGACCATACACGCTATGTTGTTGAATTCCCTTGCGAATCACCAGAGGGTTCAGTACTTGCTGCAGAAATGACAGCAATCGAGCAACTGCAATGGGTCAAGCGCATGCAAACAGTGTGGGCTGACAACGCGGTGTCAGTGACTGTGTACTACCGCAAGGAAGAGCTCGCCGGCATCAAAGAGTGGTTGGAGAAAAACTATGACACGGGTGTTAAGTCAGTGTCATTCTTGTTGCACGCAGACCACAACTTCCCTCTTCCCCCATACGAAGAGATTGACCAACAGACATATGAGAAGCTTGTCTCCAAGTTGGACATGAGTGTTCCGATGCAGGTTGCCACGGGTGGTCTTCTAGACCTAGACGACTGCTCTACAGGAGCGTGTCCAGTTCGCTAACACGGTTACGGGCGTATAGTTCCTGAGGGTAGTTTTCCCAGACTACCCCAGGAATACGACGACATATTCCGCAACGCCCACTCATGTATGCAGCTTCGCCCACATGACACGGCCAGTCTCGACAGCAGCGCAATATTATGATGCTGTTGTCTTTGATGTCATCAATTGGCATTGTGCTTGTGCTTACGTTTCTTAATCTTGTAACCGTTTAGGCGCAACGCTGTCTCAATATGTTCAGGGATTCCATTGGTAATCGGGATTCCCTTGTTGTTGAGAGCCTTGCGTATGATGTCAGTCTTCTTGCTCATAAATACTCCTGTCGGTCTGGTGGGACTCGAACCCACAACTCTCGGGTTAAAAGCCCGTTACTCTGCCAATTGAGTTACAGACCGGAGCCTGTTAACCGAGGTATTGGCTGATTTGTTCTACGAATTTGTCTTTAGGGTACGCGCCAACAACCTGTTTGTCAACCCGACCATTAACAAATACTAAGACCGTAGGGATACTCATAACGCTGTAACGCTGCGCAATCTCCGGGTAGTCATCAACGTTTAGTGTCCCAACAGAAATATGTTGCGCATGTTCACGGGCAACTTCCTCAATGATTGGAGTAAAGAACGAACACGGGCCACACCATGAAGCCCATACGTCTACGATTGCTGGCTTGTCTGACGAGCGAATAAATGCATCGAAGTTCTTGTCTGTCAGTTCATTCATTGTATGCCAGCCTCATTTATTAACTCAGCGACCTTGTCTTGCGTCGCATCACTCACTGAATCAAGGTGAAATGGGTCGTATTCAGAACCACGTATAGAATCAGCTACTTCTGGGTAATTGACATGCAGGATATTAAAGAACGCCTGCCCCACGCGCTCAGACAGCTTTTCTGCACGAAGAGATGAACCATCGAGGATAATTTTTACCTTGTCTGCGCCTTGATTACTCATGTATCTATTTAACCACTAAGACGGGTGTTACACAAGAGACAAAATGATGCCCACGGGTATGATTTGCGACTTTCTAGGGGGTGTTGACACTCTCCGGTCTTGGCGCAGGCGTCATTAACTGCTAGGCGTATGAACTCCGCCATGGACATGCCAGTCTTTTCGGCCGACTCCTGCCAGCGCTTATGGTCAGACTCTGTGACACGGACCAATACCTGCTTCTGTGTTGGCTCACCAGGAGAAGTTCCTGTGTTCTTCTTTCGGGTGGGAGTAATAGAGTCTGCCACCTTATCCATTGCTGCTTCGATATTGTCTTCACTCATCGGGAAGCCTTTCCTCCACCACCTCGGCATCAACGATGTCATCGTCTACCTGGATGTTCTCTAGTTGTTTAGTTTTGTTAAGTATTGAATCAACGTAATCCGCGGGCATAACACCCGATTTGCCCATCAACTCCAGCATCTTGCGCGCTTCTGACTCAGGGCTGAACTCTTCTGCTGCCGACCTAGGGAGAGCGCCGGCCAACACAGCACGGGCTGGAATTCTCTGCCCAATGTCTACGTTCACATTAACGTTCTGCTGGTCCATACCTAGAAGCTTTGCGCGCCTATCCATGATTGACAAGACGGACGTGATGGCCTTTAGGTCTGGTTCTATCTGGACTTCTGTTCCATCGTCTTGTGTTACCTTGCGATGCTGCGTCATTGGCCAAATTGCTTGCTGAAGAGCATCCAGGCGCTCAAGCTCCATGCGAAGAACTTCCGGGTAGGCCAACAGGGCTTCCTGGTTCAGTTTCTCCAACTGTCTAGATATAGCGCTCGTAACAGCCTTAGTAGTAATACTGAACCTACGGGCTATTTCCCCATGGGGCACGCCAGCTTGGCGCATCTTGAAGATTCTCAAGTCGCGCTCGGCTAAGAACTCGCGTGTCAAGCTGTTGGATTTTTCGGTCATTGGATACCCTAAGAGTGTTTACTAAATTCTAGTACCACAAAGGGCCAATCTGTGCCACGAGCCATCTGCTTTGGCCAATCACGCTGGTCACGGGCTCCACGGAAGTGCCCAACGTTGTAGACGTATCCCCCAGGATTGGTTGGGTCTGGTGTTAGAGCAAGACCAAACTCAGGCCAACGTGACCAGACAGACGAACCGAACGGGCGCAAGTCACGTGAACCCATGGACCCCAAGGGAGCGTGATGTTCAAGCCACAAGGTAACGCCATAGACGTCACGAATCATGTCCAAATACTTTGCCACCTCAATCGCTAGTGCTTCGCTAGTGCGGGTGCCGCTGTCAACAAAGGACTTGTACATCGGCCCCATACAGATGAGCTGAGGCTTAATGGTTTCAATGTAGGACTCCAGCAGAACGCGGTCTTTTGTGCTTGTTAGGTCTAAGCCGTCTGGCTTCATCAGCATATGTGCGTCTACGTGCTTTGCCCCTGAATGTTTCATGGCCTGCAACATGATGCTACGCGAGGTTCGGCGGATAATGCGCTCAGGGTTTTCTAGGTCAACAGTTAGCGTTCGGACGGGTGGGATTTTCTGGAAGGTGAATGGGTGTATCCCAGCCGCTGCACAGATTGCGACTTGGCGGGCCAACATTGTCTTGCCGACGCCTTCGGCCGCGACGACCATAACGCGTTCGCTGCGTTCGAGAATGCCTGGAATAACCCAATCATATGAATCATCTTCTGCCTCCTGAAGAAACTCTTGCCAGTTAACTAGTCGTCCTGGCTGACCTGTTACGTGCTGTGTGTCTGCGCTATTTAACAACACGACAGAGCGATTAATTTTTTGCTGGAGAGTCAGCTTATTCTTGTTAAATACATCAATGATTTGCTCAAGAAGACTGTCTTCTGTCGTGTCTTCTGTTGGCTCTTCTAGCTGCGGCATTGTCTCTGCGCGCTCATAAAAACCAAGTTCAATCAGGTCGTCAATATCTTTCCCAGACACAATATGGTCAGTAATGTCTTTTGCTGTTGGCGACATCCATATGTTGCAACCTCGAGCACCAGCAGCCTGAAGCTTTGCCGCTACAGCCAAAGCATGTTGTTTACCCACTTCGTCATTGTCGGCAATGATTTCTACATGCGCTGCAGAGAGAACATCGGTGTATGACTGCTCCCACTTTCCTGCGCCGCTATCCATGGTTGTCCCACAGATACCCATATCGGCCAATGTGTCAGCGTCTTTCTCGCCCTCCACAAGCCACACGGGTTCACCTGCTGCAATTGCCTTAACTACTTCAGGAAGACGATAAAGAACACGACGCACAAGCGGCTCTTTCAGGTTCCAGATGTATTCCCCTGGATTTGCTGGGTCCGGCTGACGATTAGCAAATGATTTTCCGCCATCATCCAAGCGAAAGCGCACCTTCTCATATAGAAGCGTGCCCTCTTCGTTGTAATACGGGTATACCTTTTCAATCTTCTTACCTACGTTGCGCTTAGTAGATGCACTACGGGTGTCTGGTTGAAACTTAGGGGCAGGAACCCAGTCGTCGTCACTCTCTGAGAAAAGCTCGCGTGCCTCTAGGCCGATTGACTTACATATCTCATCAAGCGAACAAGAATTACCACGGTGACAATGCATTAGTGCTGTCCCCTCGTCGTTCTGCGAAATAGCAAGCGAAGGGTTCTGGTCATCATTGCGACAAGGGCAACGCGCCATCCATTGGTTGCGGCCTGTTTGGCGCACTCCCTCAAGAAGACTAAGGACTGTGTCTACGGGTTTAGAGATATTGCTCATGAATCGCAATCTTTGTAAATAGTTTGAGTGTGCCGTCAGCTTTTCTTCGTCTGGCTATTTGTTCTCGTGCATCAATATTTAATCCACCCCAGATGCCATGTTGCTCCTGGGCTGAGATTGCATACTCTAGACACTCTTTGCGCACATGACAACCCGAACAGATTTCTTTTGCAACAACAGTGTCGCGCGCGCGTGCACCTCTGGCGTGACGCTCGGGAAACCACCAGTCAACCGGATAACCGATACATGCACCGTCTTGTGGCGGTTGCTCCTCAAATGGAATAACCCAACGAATACCCGACATAACCCTCCTCGGTTGAACTACGAAGGATAGTTGAGCTTTATGCGAAATGCAATAACTAGTCGAATATTTCTGCGATACGACGGAACGCGTACGCAACTTTTTCACGGGCTGATGTTTTGATTCCCAGATAGCGCTCAACAAATTCCTGCGCGCGTCTATTTGACACAGCCGTGATTTCGTAAACCATGTCTCTGTAGCTATCTGAGTTGATGAACTGCTCCCACAGCAGCGGGTCAAATCCGTCATACTTGTGGAATGTCATTGACTCCAGACCGTCTTTGTCTGCGATTATCTCTAGACGCCAGTTGGTTTGTTTCTCGATAGACAAAAGCAGGTCTGTCATCGCAGCAGCACCATCGTTTTCGAAGGCTGCCTTGACAAAGGCATTTATTTGACGCTGCCGGTGCAGAATCCAAGCATCTTCCATCTCTTCCATCTCTTCTTCAGAGAGAGAGTCTGTGCTTATTTCAATATCGTCGTCGTCGTCTTCCCAGTCGAACATATCGTCATTGAAAAAATCACGGAAAGACATTCCCTTAGTTTAGCACCAAGGAGTGTGTAAGCAACTTTTTCTGAGTAACACTTGATGTGTCGTCCATTGACGCGATGGCATTGCTTACTTTGTCATCAGTTCTGTTGTGGTCTAGGTACTCCGCCACCGCGTTATACAGCGACCAGCCGTTGAATCCGTAGCTTCCGGCGTTGCGTTCATTCACATAGATTCCCAGAACCTGGTCGAGCAGTTCTTCCCTGTTCTTCTTTTGTCTAGATGATTCATCACGCTGCGCAGGGAATACGCCATTCAATACATCGCTAAGCTTTTTACTGCGTAATGGCGCACTTATAGCAAGCATTCTTTCCGCTTCAGCGCGGAACTTATCGGACCATGTTGTCGAGAGGTGCAGAACAGTGCGGGCGTCTTCTATAACGGTGTCAACGTTTCTTGTGTGACGTGCTGTGAATACACGCTGTGCATTCTTGAGACCAAGCACGACTGTGTTGTTGCATACGGCCCTGATATCTGTGTTGGCATACCGGATAGGCCACACGCCATCATGGCCAGTCGACACAACTAGATAGCGAGCCACTTTGTCGTTGACACCTGCAGGGTCAATGAAGGTAGCGCTCAGTTCAATGGTTGCAAAGAATCTTGCTCCGCCCCTTAGGCAACCAACAGTATCCATTACCGCATCGTCTGGAGACGCCCCAACTACAGCGATGGCTCGCTCTAGAACTTCCCTGTTCTGACGCACCACATACCTGGTTCCAACCGTTGCGAGTGGCTCAATAGACCCATCAGAATTCTGACGTACTGTTGCCCGGCTGTCATCGATGAGAACTACGGAACCATCGGAATTGCGTATCAGTTCGCCATTGTCGTCCACTGCTGCTACACGTGTCAGCAGCACGTCATAGTCGGCCTCTGCAGCCTGAAGCATGGCGTCAACCGTCTGCAAACCCTCCATGGGAGCCCCAAGTCGATGCCAGGGAATAACCCTGTCTCCACCGAGGGCATAAGCCATTCTAGCCTTGCCGTTTTTTGTGAAATCCAGTTCATGACTCATATAAATTCACCTGGAGTCACAATAGCAGCAAGGGTTTGCGGGGGGCGGAAGAATTTTTGTGATATGGGGGTTGCAAATCTCTCAAACTCGTGTTTATCCTATATCCAGCTTCGGCAAAGTGCTGAAGCCTTACTTGAAGGAAAACCTATGAGTACCAATGGTTCCGATGCGGCGAAGACATCCGCAACTGGCACGGCAGACACCGTGAAAATTGCGAGCACAGGTGTCCAAACCCTCGGCTCATATCGTCAAGACAGCCGTGGGCTGACAATGAATGACATCGTCGTCATGTCTCTCACCCAGCCAGGCTCTGTCATGAAGGCAACTGTTAACCCAGAGCTTGCCCAAGCAATGCTGGAGACCATCAACGGGGAAAACCGTCCATTGTCCCATGCACGTGTCAAGCAGTATGCAGACGTGCTTACTCGCGGGCAGTATGTGTTCAACGGCGAGTCAATCCAAGTAGGAGTCAAGGCAGACAACACCTTGGTTCTTTTGAATGGCCAGCACCGTCTGAGTGCATGCGTGGCTGCAGGCATTTCGTTCGAGACAGTCCTTGTTCTGGGTCTTCCGCACAACGTCTTCTCCACGATTGACCGTGGCAAGACTCGTAGCTACGCCGACGTTCTGTCCGTTGCTGGATACAAGAACACCCACAACATTCAGCCCGCTGCACGTATCCTCGTAGCAATGGAAGCTGGATTCAGCCCAACCGTTCGCTCCACGCTGAACCTTGTCACAGCAGAAGACATCCTGCGTTTCGTTGACGATAACCATGACTTGCTTCAGGAAGCGCATTCAGTTTCCAGCCGCATTACTTCTGTTGTTGGTGGCGTCAATAGCGCATGGGTTATCGCCTACTGCGTGATGCTCCAGGAACGTCAGAAAGCTGGTCACAGCGGTATCGAGGTTGCTCAGTTCTGTCACGCAATCGAGACAGGTGCTGGCCTGTCGTTTGGTAACCCAGCCTTGGCTCTCCGCCAGTGGTTTGGTCGTGGCGGCTCGAAGCGTAAAGGCCAGTCAGGCAAGAACGTCTTGGAAGCAGCAACCATCATCACAGCATTCAACAAGTGGGTTAATGGCGACCAACTCCAGATTGTGCGCCCATGGTCACAGGACTCAACTGAGTTCCCATCAGTAAACACCTCGCCTCTCAGCCCAACAGCGAGCTGGCACTAAATACCCATAGCGATAATCGCGTCCAGTGAGGCGCGCTCGCTATAATCGGTTGTACCACCGTCGGGAAAAGTTCGAACTCCCGGCGGTGGACTTCCAGGAAGGAAAATATGCCTGTCGAATACGGCCACGGCCACAAAGAGTATGTTTCTAGCGACAGCTCTACCGTTACTCAATACACAAAGTGGTTTGTTCTCAACAACTATGAGTACGTCATCCATTTTTCTAATAACAAGTTCACAATCCATGCTCATAGTCTCACGACAGGAACAACTACAAAGTGTGAGCCCGGAGACAGCCTTGAACAGGCTTACCAACACGCATACTCAAAACTGCGCGCTATTAACACCCAGGAGGGGTAATGCAAACATTTGTTCCTTACGCAGACTTTCAGAAGTCAGCAAAGGTTCTTGACTACCGCCGTCTTGGCAAGCAACGTGTTGAGACTCTTCAGCTCGTCCGTTGCAACCTTGAAGTGTCACTCGGGTGGAAAAACCATCCTGCTGCGAAGATGTGGGCAGACAATGTCAACGGGTTGATTGCCTATGGAGTCGCTATGTGTGATGCATGGCTTGACCTTGGCTACAAAGACACGTGTCGTGACAAGCTTCTTTCTTATGGAGAAGCAGACGCTACTGACCTGCCATTCTGGTGGGGAGATGAATCTGTACACAGTTCACACCGCTCTAATCTTCTCCGCAAAGACCCGTCTTTTTATTCCCAATGGGGGTGGACGGATGACCCAGAAGCACCATACGTCTGGCCAGAAATAGTGTCGGCATGACACGCCAACGATTATTCCTTGATATCAACTGTGTAGATGCAGCGCGAGAGCGTATGCGCCATGTGTACGACACGTTTGACACTGTATGCGTCCAGTTCTCCGGCGGGAAAGACAGCACGGCTGTGCTGTACCTCGCCAAGGAGATACACGAAGAGCGTGGTCTTGGGCCCGTGAAAGTTATCTTTCGCGACGAAGAGATGGTCTCTCCTGCTGTAGTGAAGTTTATTGAAGAAGTACGCAACTACGACTGGGTTGACATGGAGTGGTATTGCTTGCCATCAGGTCAAGAGGTGTGGGTTCTTGGACGCCGAGAGTACTGCTTGCTTTGGTCTCCATACCGCGAATCGCAAGGGCGATTGGTCCGCGAGATGCCACCTTGGGCAATCACAGCAGAACATTTTGGCCTAGACCGCAAAGAAGTGCTGCCACAGTCAATCGACTACTACACAATGCAGGGCAAGAAGGGTCGAGTCGCGTTCATCACGGGTGTTCGTGCAAATGAATCAATGATTCGCTATCGCTCGTGCGTGCAAAAGCTCCACGAGAACTACATCGTGACGCCCTACAAGATGAAGAAAAACATACCTCTTCGGTTTGCTAAAGTTATATATGACTGGACAACCGATGATGTGCTTAAATTCATTACTGAGGAGCACGGTGCGTCGTACTGTGAGTACTATGACCTCGCTGCACTTACAGGGTCTAATACCCGGGTTGGTATACCTCTCCATGCTGTGGCAATTCGAAGACTCAATGATGTCTGCCGTACGGAGCCAGATTTCTATGACCGACTCTATGAATGCTTCCCCCACATCGACGCCCAACGGCGACTCTGGGCAGACTACGACCTAGATGCCAGAATCATGCAGTACGCATCTGGTGGTTGGGAAGGTGTTCGTCGTTGCATTGAGGAGAACGTAGTTACTCCTGGCCTCCGCAACAGAGCCATGGCTTACTGTTCAGAGTTCCGCAAGAAACACAACAAGGACCCGCGCTCTTACCCGTTGCATTGGTTAGTACGCAACCTTCTCATCCATGAGTTCAACATCAGTTCTGTGACCCCTATTGGGCCGGGCACTCGTGCGTACACAATTCAGGCACAAATAGACGAGTCACTTGACCGATTTGATGAGATTGTTGATAGCTGAAGGTCCGAGAAAAACCATCGCCTGAGAGACGCTTAGTGACCCGTTATCGCTTTCGGTAACAATCAACTCAACATCCGCCACAGTAACCCCAAGTGCTGCCGCCAAAGAAGCCCTGGTTCGTCCAATGTCTTGCTCGTATGATGCGATTTCTGTAGCAAGTTCATCGTGTATGTCAGCAACGTCCACAAAGACGGTTGGCTTTACAGCGAGCTGAGTTAGGGTTTCTTGAGCTATTTGCGCCTTGACGCACCCGGTGCATGAGATAGCGCTCGTGGACGCATGTCGCTTACGTATCTCCGTGTGTCCACATTCGAGTCTATGGAGATACTCAACGTTTCCCCAGCTTCCGGTCTTTATGATGTCAACGACATTACGCTGTGGCGCGCTCTTCTTATTAATCTTCATCGTCGTCAAACATATCAACGATTATGCGTGAGAATTCAAGAAACGCTGGGGTAATCCTAAAGAGAGGCTCACCGTCATCATTGTCTCCCAAATATTCAACAAGCCCGTTTTCAAGCATGAAAAAGATTTGCCACTCGGTTTCCCACTCGGCGTCATCCATCCACTCCATTCATCTTGCTCCGGCGCAGGCCTTCGGCAAGGAAATCGAGCACAAGCTGTTGGTTTCCATCACTAAATTCTACATCGCTACCTTCGGTTGCTTGATTCACAACGTCGCGCTTTGATTCGATAAGACCATAAATCTTTTCGTCGATAGTTCCCTCGGCAAGAATGTATGTGGACATCACTGAGCCTTTCTGCCCAAGGCGATGGCACCGACTGTAGGTCTGGTCAACATCAGCAGGTGTCCATGGCATTTCTACAAAGACAACATCCTGTGCTGCCGTGAGTGTGTGACCTGTCTTGGCAGCCTGAATCGAGAGCACCATCACGGGTGCTTCGTCAATGGATTCAGCTTGGAAGATGCGCTTGTTCTCTTCGACTTCTTCTACCTTCATGCCACCCTGAATTTTCAAGCCCCCATACTTCTTTGCAATGAGGTCGACAATTTCGCGGTGATGTGCAGCGACAACAACCTTGTCGCCACCGGCCAGCTTGCCATCAATCCACTCAAAGACTGTATCCATCTTCGCTTTTGCGGCTAGTCGGCGCAGAACAGAAATGCGAACTAGGTGTTCGTTTGACTCTGCTTTGATGCGGGCTACGACAGCAGCGGAATATGGAGACTTGCCGAGTTCTTTAGCCAACTCTTTAGCGCGATTGGCCATGTATTCAATAATGTCATCTTCGGCTTTGGTGTACTCGGCCATGGCTGTCGGGTTGGGCGCAACGACAATCTTTGAGTGGCGAACTGGCGGCAGCTCTTCGAGAACATCGGCTTTAATACGACGGATGTAGCACTGACTACGCAGCATGTCGTTGAGTTCATCAAGGTGAGACGAGCCGTCGATGTGCCACTGCCCGAATCTGTCACGGAAAGCCGCACAGTATCGTCGGTAGAAACCCCATAGGCCACCGAATTTGTTTAGGTTACCTAAGATGTCAAGCTGAGCCGCGTATTCGGCTGGTCGGTTTGTGATTGGCGTGCCGGTTAGACACAGAACTATTCCTTCTTTGGGAGCGGAACGCGCCATCTTTATGGCCGCCTTGGTACGTTTTGCTGTTGGCGTCTTTGCGTAGTGGCTCTCGTCATACACATATGACCGATGGCCCTTAAGATGGTTTTGCCAGTGGTCAATATTGCTATACCCCACAACGACAACATCATAAGTGCCCGGCTCCGGCAGGTCCTTGCGGTTTGTTACCGTTGCAACCCGTCTGTGTGGGAGCCACTTCTCGTACTCCTTAGCCCAGTTGAGCACCAGTGTCGGAGGACATACAACTACGGCTGGGTAGGAATCGTGAACGTATTCAAGAGTAGCGATGGCCTGCATGGTTTTTCCAAGCCCCATGTCGTCTGCGATAAAACAACGACGCGCATTGGCGGCATACTTAACTCCGGCTCGCTGGTACGGCAGAAGGTTGCCCTGCAGTCCTGGTATTTCGATTTCCGCATCTTTTGCTCGTGACGCCGCAATGGTTTCGTTTTTGCTCCGCTCCATAACCCCAGCAATAGCTCGAACACGTTCGGCTATGGGTTCATCGAACTTCTCTGCCCATGCGATGGCGTCGTGGATGGCAGCAAGCGGTACACGCCACGCTTTGGTTGGTGGGTGCCATGTTACTGATGGCAACGATTTAACCGACCGAACCTTTACCGGGTCGTAATTGAAACTTAGGTACACCCAATCATCGTCGACATAAACACCCTGAGCCTTGTTGGTTGACTCCGGCAGGTTGAACTTGAGAACTTCGTTATCGATTTTGAACCGATGTAGTTCGGCAAACACCCTGGCTTCATGAAGACTGGTCATCGGTATGCGCCATACTTTGGCGACCTTGTCCCACTTTGCCCCCGGCACAGCTTTCACCTGCGCTACTTGCTCAGCGTTATAAGGGAAGGACGCCGCTAGGTGGTCGTCCCATAAAAAGAGAGTGCTATCATCCATTGCGATATCAATTCTAATCCGCTAAGGAATAAAAAACAATGAGCGAAGAGCGTTTTTATGACCCTGAAGACGTAGCACGGTCTTGGACCGAACTGCACGTGGCTCTTAATGCTGGCTACAAAAATGACCCGCATACAATTGAGTACCTCGAACTACTCCAGGCGGTCAGATGGATGATGCCACGCCTCATGGCTTACATGTCAGAAGACATATGGTGTGCCGGGTGGCTGGAAAACTTGCACGAGGCTCTCTCCAAGCAGTTCCCCGCCATCGACGTTGCCGCAAAGCATTTAGGAAGTGTCTGTACCTACTGGGATGGCAACGACGACAACGAAGGCGAGTGGAGAAAGTATTAATCCTCGTCGGCAATGCGGTTACGCGCTTTAGCGTTTCGTCTCGAGATGCGCAGGTTGGCGTCTAGCCCCTTTGATGTTATTTGGTAGCTACCTGGCGATGTCTCGATTAAATACCCCAGACCAACAAGCTTCTTGATGGCTGACTGGAATGACTCTTTGCGCGGCAGGTTTCCCATCCTGAACTCGCAGTAACTATCATGTGTGAAATATCCGGGTGGACGGACTCGCACGGTAAAAGCTGCGTAGCTCAAAATGGTTTCGGCCCAGGAATTTCTTTGGATGACCTTATAAGGCACTCCATAATCCGGGTGGCGGTCCGACCAGAGTTTCTGTGTTGGCATATGTAGATTCTACGGCGACAACACAAAATAACAACTCCGGGGCTTCAAACAAGGCTCTTGTTTGGAGCCGGGACTGCGAAGCAGAAAAAACACCCAAGCAGGTTGCTGAGTTCGGGCAAAACAAAAGGGGCGCACCGAATAACGATGCGCCCCCGTGTTCGGGTATTTATCCAACCGACAATAAAGCAAAAACTGTCAAAGCAACCACAACGGCAACCATCTCACCCCCCTATCTCTGTTGTTGGGTCAAAATAAGGGTCGGGTACTGTCGTATCCCACGGGCAGGGATAGTGAAAGTACTCGCACTCAGGTATTTCCGTCTCATCTATGCTTGCGAGTTTGGAACAACCAAAAACAGCAAGAGTAAGAGTGAGCATTAGTAAACCCCAGCGCACGCACGAGCGTACGAAGTAGTACATAGCATTTCCTTTCGCTAGGCACTCCACCCACCCTGTACCTTACAAGCAACAAGGCACGATGTCAAGTCTTTCCGAAAAGAAAGTTGCGAAGCCTTCCGAAGTTCCAAGCCGAGCCAGCAACAAGCCGAAGCCGAAGAACAACTCCGTCGTCCAGAAGACTGACAGTCCCGTGCAGCTCTTCGAGCTTTACGGGGCTAACGCGGGCGGAAGAAGGGGGTGTGGCAAAGTTTGCCAACATAACACGAAAAACTCAAAAGTCAAGTTCGTGAAGTCGCCAAAATAAAGGATTTCGGGTTTTTCAGTTTCTAAAAAAATAAGAAAACCGAAAAACTGCCCGAAAGCCGATGCCATCTGAGGTCTGCCGCCCGTGCAACTCCCCGTGCGGCTGGCGCTCGAGAGCCCCGCGACTACCCGCAATAAACTGACGGTGGCGGAAGACGGGCTGAGATGTTCCAACTTTGAGCAACGCTAGACATCTAGAAAGGCTCAGGTTGGAAGCAGGGTATTTAGGGACACCATCAAGCCGCAAGTCGCCGAGACGGGCAGAGAGACGGCGATGCGAGGCGATTACGGGCAGCACAAAGCCGCCCCACGACTAAGCAGGGCGGCAAGTGGATTATCTACTAGACAGCAAGCAGCAAGAAAACAGCAACCGTCAAAATGACAGCGGTCACTCTACAATCTCATCGCTAGCGATACCCAAAGCAGCAAGGGTCGGGTGGTTGCGATGCTGATTACCTTCTGCATCAACCCACACAACGACATCACGGCGAGGTGGCTCTGTCCCACACGGATACTTGGCAGCCTTGTGCCAACCTTTACAGGCGCAGCGGTCACATACCGATTCCCACGATTCGGGGTCTTGCCACCATAGGTGAGTGTTGTAGTTGGCTAACATTTCATCAACCGTTCCGATAAAAGGTATCGGTTCGTTGATAGTGGTGATTATTTGCATACGGGCGAGTGTACTGAACAGCACAAGGAGTGTCAAGTGTTGTTTGTCACAGGCACGAGTTGGAGTCGCCGAAGTTCACGGTTTGTCTGGCGAACCAGACACGAGCATCTGGTAAATCAGCGGGGCTCACGACCTTCGTGATGGCACTTTTACGACGGTGGCGGAAGACGGGGAAAAGAAAAACCCGCCCCCTTTCAGGGACGGGCGGTTCTTAGTTCACGGCGGAGAACAACAAAAAAAGAGTAAACGCCGTAATGGCGATGCTCATTCAGTGGCTTCTTTCACTTCGTAGTTCATTTCTTGCCACGAAAGACTTTCATCTTCAGTGTTTGCAAGGCTTGTGATGTACGAATCTATTATTTCTTTTGCTTTTTCTTCGTTATCTGCATCAAACTCATCTATGTTGAGCGTGATGTTGGCATAAAACTTCATTTCCCCCCCTTCTTGCCTACAGGCTACAGGTGTCAAGCGCAAATGTCAAAGTGTCGTTTGTCACAGCCGAGCCTCAGGTCAGTCCGAGTTGCGCTGCGCCAGTCCGACTTCCGGGCCGCCGGGCCGTCCAGGGCCAGAAACCACGGAACAGTCCCGTTTCCCCGCACTGGGTAAACGGGGCTACCGCGGGGAAAACCCATCGCACGTACGACGGGTGAGCGACGGGGGCTTGCGCCAAGCAAAAAACTCCAAAGAACTTGACTTTCGCTTCGTTTTTGCCACTTTCCGTGAACTTTTTGACTTTCCGACCACGCAGAGTGAGCGTTTTCCAAAAAACAAAAGAAAACAAAGTTGATAATCCGATGTCGTACGTCGTGAGGAACTCAGATGCTGGACATCAACTGGGTTAGCAGCGGGGCTGATGACCCAGTCTCATTTACATTGACGGTGGTGGAAGACGGGCACAAAAAAACCCGCCACATTTCTGTGACGGGCTTTCGTTCAGATTGCCAACAATAAAAGAACTGCCAGCGCAACTATCAACGCTGTCATTCTTCTTGTTGTTCTTCTTTCTTTGGACATTCGCCTTGCTTGTGGAAGCAACCTTTTCCATTGAGCCAAATACACTCAACGCCTTCACCAATGATGGTTCCGCACCTACCACACTTTGTGTGACTAAATGCTTTTACTATCTTTCCTTGGGATTTAGCAAATCGTTTTGACTTTTGGACTTTGGTTTCTTCCGGATAGAACTCCGGCATAAACCCCTCCTTAGGTAATAGCAAACTACACCCTGTACGCCACAGTCGCAACGTGTCGTGTGTCACACCGAGACGAGCACGAGTTTGGCTTGACCGAGCAAGAGCGATGGACAACCTGAGCAACTCCGTCTGGCGATGCCATCTGGGCAGAAGTCCCGGACGGCCGTGCGGCCGCATCGGGGCTGCCAGGGACATCTGGCCAGAAAGCCGGAAGTTGGCCCTCTTCGCTTGCTTTTTCTCGAACTAAAAAGTAAAGTCGAGCAAAAATGACCACTCTCCGTGAGTTTTGACAAACTTTGACCACGCAGCGTGACTTTTTCAAAAAACAAACGCAGAAAATCCTCGAGCTGAGCGTGCCCGTCGAGCTGAGCTGAGCTTGATGGGGGCGGGGTAGCGGGGCTCTCGCCCCCATCTCACTTACTTTGACGGTGGCGGAAGACGGCGCACCACGGGCAAGGGTCAAGGTCACAGGCACACGGGCAAAGCAAAGCCCGCCGTGCGGGGGGCACACGGCGGGCTTGCTCGGTTGTTTTGGTTGTTGGTTACTTCCAGCAGGAAGCGGAATAGACGACTTCGCTCAAGTTGTCACAATAGACATCTGAAACTTGCGACTCCACAACGATTGAACCCTTCAGTTCTCCACGGGTCACAAGGCGCACACGGCGCACTGTGTAGGTATCCCACGGGTCTAGCACGACTTCCACCGCGCGAGATTCTCCGCAGAGCATCAACACGCCGACAGTCTCCATGCCTGAATCGTAAACCTTCGCCCACTTGCCACCGCACACAGCGAGAAAGTTCATCTTGCCCACTTGGGCTAAGACTTCGCCCGTATCGCACGGGCGACCTTCACGGTCTGAGCAGAGTAACGCCATAAGCGATAGGTCTGTTTTGGTTGCTTTCATAATCACCCCCTTACACCTGACAGGGTACAGGCAACACAGCACTAACACAAGTGGCGTTTGTCACACGACAGGCGAGGCAGTCCGAGCCAACCCCGACAGCCGAGCCGAGAAACTCCCACGGGCGCACGGGCGCAGGCGCACGAGTGCGGGCGGAAGTCCCGGACGGCCGCAGCGGCCCATCGGGGCTCCCAGAGAGATTTGACGGTGGTGGAAGAACTCATCGTGATGTGTCCCCGTCTTGACGACCTCACCCTTGCTTGTCTCTCAACGATGTGACAACTGCCACTTGTCATGTGTGCTTGACACCTGTACCATTCACCCCATGAAAGAGTTCTGTGGAGAAATCATCTACACCAATGCCGATGGCGACAATGTTCAGTCGGACATCTGTAAGCACAACACAGATGAGGTGACCGAGGGGTACCGTGCCTTCCTTCATGCCAACCTTGACGAATGGCTGAACAAGGCAAATGGTGAAGGCGCATTTTGGGTCGGCGACCCTGAATACTTCCGTAGTTGGGAGAAGGAATGAGCCACCCACCTATCTATTACAAGGTGCGTTCGTTCGTGAGGTTTGTCTTTTGGACAACTCTCATCGGCGCAACTCTATTTCTTATCGCATCTATCGGAGATGAGAAACAAGGCGTCCCTGACTGCGAGTATTTTCACTACCCGTGTGAGACCACGACAACTCTGTACGACCCATACGGGTACAACATCTACCAACCCTGAAAGACACAATGATTACCTGCGATACCTGTGGTGTAGAGCAACCGAACACACAACAAGACAGCCTTCCTGACGGGGGCTGGTCTTTGCCTATTGACCACTTCGGCTACTACGGTGGCTTTGACGACAATGTGGGCGTCCTACTTGGTAGCGATGAAAGTCGCTTTATCAGTATGTGTCACGACTGCGTTGTCAAACTTCTAGATGCTTTTCCGTTGCTCGGAGAGAAACTTCGTGGTGGCTGTCACCCGAACTTCATTCATCACGCTGACTTTGACAGTAATGATGACTGTACCCTTGACCCTTCATGCTGTCGCTGGGCTTGGGGTTGGAAAGGCAAAGAGACCTACATCGGAGACGGCAAAGGTGGCTGGGTGCTCGTATCTAAGGATACAAAGTGACTGCCATCATCGTTCTCGTTGCGATTGCGTTGCTGTTCGCACTCTAAAACAGCGTCTGCTCGCCGTTTGAGCCTTCTCGCTTACCACCACGCTTAGTCTCTGTTTCCACACAGATGGAATGAGCGTACTTGTGCTGGTTCTTCACACCCTTTATTCCTGTGTTGTTGTCTGAACGCACCCACGCCAACACCAACTTCATTGTTCCACTTTGCCCTGGCTGGACTTCGTGATTACAGAACTCACACACATAGCGAACGTACGACATCTCATAAATAATACCGGGCGGGGCTGCTAAGCGCAACGGGTTTGCTTTGACGGTGGTGGAAGAGGGCTGGTTGGGTACACGAAAAAAGGGGGGTCGCCCACCGTACTTGGCAGGCGACCCCCCTTCCGTAGGGGGTACGGTCTAGTTGTTCTTGGCGTTGGTGATTGTCTTACACGCCATCGTGAACGCCTTGAAGATGTCTGCGACAGTCCCTTCCATCTCGCCTTCCAACATCTCAGGCTCGTCATAGACAGGCAAGCCCTTGTCGTTGTAGCGATAGAACACGGTTGTTCCGATGGCTTGTCCTTCCCACGGATACAGACCCACGATAAGCCCTTCACGCACATCGCTTGTTGGGTTCGTCTTGTACTCTTCTTCGTACATTCCACGGCTCCAATCTTCGGGCAGGCTCTCCACCCCTTCGTGTGTTGGCTTTGCGTAGCCTTCTACGACATACGCAAGCCACTTCCATTGAACCGATGAGAACTGTGCCATCATCGTTTCAGCGAGTGCTGACAGCATCAACGGCAAGGTGTCGGTTGGGTGTCCATCGTTGTAGTCGGGTGCGATGAAGCCTTCGCCTGTCGGTAGTTCACCGAGCAGTACAGGTGGCGTATCGCACATTCCATTGTTGTCCACGCACATCTCGTACTTGACTTCCATCGCGCGAGCGATTACAGAAGCCAATAGTTCAGATGGTGTCTGTTCTTCTTCCATTTGTGTACCCCCCTATGGGTAGTTGGTGTGTATTACAAGGTAGAAGATACAGGCGATAACACAGTTTGTCAAGTGTCGTTTGTCACAGGCGAGACAGGGGTGACAGACAGGTGGCGAGTTGGCAGGTGGCGACGAAACTGAGTGGCGACGGCGCAGATGCGCCCGATAGCCCCGCGCTGCGATGCGACCGTCCGGGGCTCGCACCTTCCGACGGTGGCGGGAGACGGCGCACGGGCAGTCGTTGGGCAAGCAAAAAGCCCGCCCCCTTTCGGAGACGGGCAGTTCGCCGTGTTGTTCAGTTGTTAGCGGTCTGGATTAGGCATTGCCTTCACCGTAAAAGTTCCGCTTGCATCGTGGTGAGAGAGGTGACAAGTAAGCACCATTGTTTCGGGGTCAAGCGTGTAGCGCAATGACCATTCCGAACGAACGGTAATACTTTCCAACAACTTCATCGGCGTATCGGCGTGGAAAATACCGTCAAGCCCACCACTCCACAATGGGAATCCCTCAATGCGCCACCAAGTGTCGCCTTCGTGAAGTTCCTCATTATGGGCAATGAGCGTGTTGGCAACCTCAGCGAACAAGTCTGTCGCAAAGTCCCACTCCACTTCGTCTGAAGTGTTGCTCACCTCTTCCCACTCAATGACAGAATCAGTCATGATTCCCCCTTTTGTGAGTTGAGAATCTAAGACTACAAAGTTAGTAGCCACTTGTCAAATAGTTATTGTGTGACATTAGCCACTTGCGAACAATGCGATGAGTGCGATGACTACAACAATAGAGACTAATGACATGGGCATACCTTAGTGGCTGTCGGCAAGCAACGCAACCCGATGTCGCCGATGTCGCCGATGGCAACACAGATGGGGCGGAAGTCCCGGACGGGATTTTTGTCCCGCGGGGCTCCCACAGGACTTTGACGGTGGTGGAAGACCCTTCTCCCAGTCTGAGACACTTTCCCCCAGTTAGTCTCACGAGACAGTCGCACCAAATGTGTCTCACCGAACACCTGTTCTGTGACAAATGACACTTGCTAACTGTGCTTGACACCTGTACCCTTCTATGTGGGCAACCGACCCAACTAGCCTACGAGTTCGCAAGCGACCTGCCCGTAGGGGGACTAGAAGGGAAGGGGGTATGTCGTAGGGAAGGCACACCCGCCCACTCAACACCTAATAGATAAGGGGAACGGAATGGGAATGGACGTATTTGGGCAAGACCCAAAGAATGAAAAGGGCGAATACTTCCGCAACAATGTGTGGTGGTGGCGTCCCCTGTGGGAGTTCTGCGAGTTTGTCGCACCTGAACTTACGAGCATGGTTGAGAACGGATACTCCAATGACGGAGACGGGCTTGACGGAGAAGATGCGAAGGAACTTGCCAAAGTTCTACGCAAGAGCCTGCGTGACGGAACGCTGGACAACTACGAGCAGACACGCAACGAGTGGCTTGCGTCTTTGCCTATTCGCCCCTGTGTTCATTGTCAGGCGACTGGTAAGCGCACTTGGTACACCAACCCCGACAACAATGGCGACTACACGCCTTCTGTGGAATACAGCATTGCGGAAGCCTTTGCCAACGAGATAGCCACCGAAGGTAATGGTTGTTTGCCGACCTACACACCTGTTGAGAAGCCCGAAGGCTGGCTGGAAGAAACCAAAGAATGTAACGCCTGTGGGGGAACTGGCGGTCAGCAACACTTTGCGAAGAACTATCCGTTTGACAAGAAGAATGTCCGTGAGTTCGCTACTTTCTTAGCAAACTGCGGTGGCTTTCAGATTTGCTAATGAAACGCATTGACCAACTCGCAAACGAATGGGTGAAGGGCGCACTTGCTGGAAAGCGGGTGCGCCTTATCCGTTGCTCAGACCCATACACGAAACTACAAAGTGGTGACGAAGGCGTTGTGGACTACATTGACGACATGGGTACTGTTCATGTCAAGTGGGACAACGGCTCATCACTCGGTCTAATACAAGGAGAAGATACATGGACATACGAGTAGACCTCGCCAGTTGGCGATACTGGACAGATGAAGAAATAGTGGAAACGCTTTACGAGCATTACTACACGCTTGCCTCAACGGGGGAACACGCTGTCATGGCTGTTCTACACGACATCACCAAGCACCGTTTCTTCCACTATCACTTGGTAGATGACGAGCGCATGGGTCTTATCCTTGTCAAGTTCGCCCGTGAACTGGAAGATAAAGGGCAGATGTCTGTCCCCGCTATGGACTTCTACCGTTCTCAACAGACCGACAAGGGATAGTCTTTCCTACCCCTGTCACGCTCAACCCCCTGTTTCGTCTCACGCTGGCGAAGCAGGGGGTTTTGCTTTGTCTACCATCACGGCCATCAGCGCAGCGGCCATCAGAACTATCTGGCCTAAATAAAACCCGCCGGGGCTACCGACCCCCGTCTTCACTACTTTGACGGTGGTGGAAGACCCTTCGTGGGGAAGTTCGGGGACAGCAGAAAGCCCCCACCTGCCGAGGCAAGTGAGGGCTAACTGTTGGAAGTGGGTTGTGGTTTAGTTGTTCTTGGCGAGAAGTGCGTTGAGAGCAGAGAGCAAGGCGTTAGCGAGTGAGCCTGTTCCGTTGCCTTCGTCTGTCACGAGGTCGTCAGGGTCAGTCTCAAAGGCGAGAGCCGACCCCATTTTTCCACCACGCTCAACGCACGAGCAAAGGCGTACACGCTTGCGCTCAGGGTGTGCGCTTGGTGCGCCTTCTACTTCTCCGTTGTCACCGAGTGGCGCAGCCCAACCTGTTGTGATGATGCCAATGCCTTGGTCGTCTTCTTTGAGCGACTGAATGTGTGGAAGGCTCTCCAACGCTTCGTAAATGTCTTCTGCTGTTGCGAGAAGACGGAAACCGTCAGCGCAGTATGCGAACAGTATCGCCTGTTCCATAGTGAAGCCTTCGCCCCCTTCCATAGTGAGTGTGCGCTGGGCAAGTTCTGCCATACGCACAGGTGATGATGTGGTCATCTCTGTCCCCTTTCGTGGGCTAGTAGGTGATTACAAGTTACAGAGTGTAAGGCACAATGTCAATGTGTCGTTTGTCACAGGGATTAGTCGGACACATCACATAGGACACATCACAGTCGGACTAACCCCAAACTTTGAGCAAGTCCAAACTTCGGCTGAACCAGATGCGACTTCTGGGGCGACATCTGGGGTGACAGCCCCGCGAGCCGTCTTCGCCCAACGGGGCTCACAAGGCTGACGGTGGTGGAAGAAGCCCCCTGCGCCCGTGCGTGTGTGCGCCTGCCCGTGCGTGTGCGTACCTGTGCGCCTGCCCGACCCTGTGACAACAGACACAGAAGAAAGATGTTGTGTGAGTGTTGTGCCTGTGCCTTACACCCTGTATCTTTCACCCTGTACCAAACAGCCCGATGGCAAGGTCGGTAGGCGTGTGACAAACGACACACAGAAACCTATTGACAACTACCATTGACACCTGTAAGGTACACATTGTCACTTTGACACCTACCAAGAAAGAAGGAAATGCCGTGACACACTCAGTAGAGCAAGCAACACGCCTGTACCTGTTGGCAAAAGAAGCCAGCGCACAGGCAGAAGCACAAAAGAAGGAAGCAGAGCAGGCGTTGCGTGAAGCACTCGCCATCGCAGGCATCAACACAAGCGTTGTGGACGGCATCAAAGTCGCCATCGTGGACGGAC